CGGCTCGTCTGGCGACGGAGCCAAGATCGGCTCATCCGGCGACGGCGCCAAGATTGGCTCGTCCGGCAACAATGCCAAGATTGACAGCACTGGCAAAGACTGTGTCATTATGTGCGCAGGTATTAACCCAGTAGCAAAAGCCTCAAAAGGATCATGGATAACACTATCCGAGTGGTCTTATTCTGAGGGAAAACAAAGATATATCCCCATTTGTGTAAAAACGGAATTTGTTGATGGAGAAAAGATAAAAGCAGATACATATTACAGTCTGAAAGGGGGAGTTTTTGTGGAATGGATCAATGATTAAGAGGAGGTGTTATATATGAAATGGATGGTAATAAAAGGGGTTAGATATCCTAGTTCCGTGATATCAGCATTTGCGGCATATAATATGGATAACCCCTTCTTGAAGGTCAGGATAAGAAACAAGTATCATATAGTGCCTTTTGATGATGTTAATAAGATGGCTAGTCAGATGGTGTATTTAATAGACAACTATCCTGATTTCGTTCAGATAGGGAGATGGTGGATATCCAAGAAAGCGGTGATGTCTTGGGTTCCCAAGGGGCAGACCGTGGACGGATCGGGCTGGGTCATATCCTTTACCCTGTCCTTTGGATTGGAGGGAGGGACGCAAATTAGATTTGATAAAGAAGATGAATACCTAAGTGAGATAGATAGGTTAAACGAGTTGTTTAATGTAATATTATAAGGGAGTATGTTGATAGATGTAAATAAATGGATTGATAAAAACGGGAGCTTCGATGAAGCCGGCGGCTTGGATTTAGTGAGGCACGGATATGAGTGGATTAGACGGATGCGTAAATTCGAGAATAAGGCAGATCGTCATACTTTTCAGAAAGTGTTTGGCAATAAAAGAGGCAATGAGTTATGGGACTGTTTTTTAGAGGTAGGAAGATCTATCTTCATATTAGAAGATAGCTATTTCCTGATTAACGACAGGAACGTCTTCTCTTTATGTTTAGCAGAGTGTAGTGATTATGATCTATATGAGCTTGTTCATAATATTGATACGGATAGTGATCAAGGCAAATGATGTTGTTTAATTAAAAAAAATAAATTGTTATGGAAATTAGAGAATGTTTATCGGTTTATCTAGAGAGTGGATATCTTTTTGACGATATGTCAGGAAGATTAAAGTGGTTTGATATTGATAAGATCTTGATCAGTTTTACATATGGAGTAGTTAGATATGTAGGAACATGGGGAGGATGTAGGACTGAGAAGACATTAGATGGGAAATTATTTTATTCGTCCGAAGAATGTTTTAAAAAGGGCGAGAGCATTCCTAAGACAAGACTATCAATATATGATGTTTTTGAGTCATTATATGGGTTCATTCCAATAGGTGATGTGTGGAAATACAAAAACGGAAGAGCTGTCAAGGATAAGTTGGAATATTTTGATGTTGAAATAGATGATAAAGGAAAAATTTATTGTAAGGAAACATATTACAGAACACGTGAAGATGTGTATAGATTTAATGATTTAACCGTAGTTGACAAGAATGGAGACATGAGATTAGTAAAATCTTCAAAAAGTAAATTAATGCTTACTAATGATCAATTAGATGTTGTGGAGAGAATGAAAGGCATCATTGATGACATGGTTAGGTTAAAGATGATTATGTATATTGATCAAGACTATAATCTTTGTTTTCTGCCTGGAGATAAAATAGAAGATTTGACAATGGATGAAACAGATGGATTTGTGGATACCACCGGTATAGTGACATCTATAAAATCTAAGGATGTAGTGGAGTTTTATGTAGAAAACCCATTCGTAAAGATAAAGGATGAATGATATCTGAATCTGGATTGTGGTGGTTCGTGAGAATAGCCACGATCATCCCTAAGCGTGAACATAAGGAGGTACGTATGTCATTCGATTGGCATTAGGGATCTAATTATATTTAATTATATTAAAAAAGGAGGGATTATGAAAAAGATTGTATTAAAACTGTATGAGTTTGATGAGTTACCAAAAGACTCACGAGAAAAGATCATAGAGCGTGAGCGTTGGAATGTAATGGAGCAATGTATGAATGATTATAACATAGACTATAAAAAGTCAATGAAAGCCTTTGAGGATATGACAGATACTAGGGTTTATAATTGGGAAGTTGGATACGAGAGATATGATTTTAGTTATGAGTTTAAATACAAGGATCCTATTTACGAACATCCTACAGATTATCATTGTGATATATATCCTGAGAATCTATGCGGTAAATTACTGTTCAGATATATCAACAACAATATTATGCCATATATTATCAAGGGCAAGTATTTCTCCACGTCAGGTAAATATATTGATGGGAAATACAAATACAAGCACAAGTATAGTAGGGTGATGTTTGACTATGGAGATAATTGCCCATTGACAGGGATGTGTTATGATTATTATCTCCTGAAACCTATAATTGATTATTACAATGCATGGTGTACTTATCCGGAGGGTTTTTCTTTAGAGGATCTGATGAGACAATGTTATGATAATTTCTTTAAGTCATGGCATGAGGAGTATGAGTATTGGGCTGATGATGAAAATGCGATACGTGAGGAGCTTCATCATAATCAGTATAAAGATCGACTTTATTATGAGGATGGGGATGTGTATGTTGAACCATTAAATGAAATAGTATGAAAGTAATATGTACAAGGTGTGGCGGAACAAATATTGCTTGTGAAGCGATCGTAAATCCAAACACCGGGAAAATAATAGATTATCTTGATGAATCTTTTATGCATGCTAATTGTGGGGATTGCAAGGAAGAGGTAGTGATAACGGATGTAGATAGAGTCAAGAAAGATATTGATTCTATGTTTTTCGAGTTCGTTAAAAAGAATGGGGAAGAACCTGAATACGTAGAATGTCAGATCGTATGGAAAGACACAGGGGATGATCAAAGAACGACAATAAAATTATCATTAAGCATCAATGATGATGATAATGATAATGTTTTCTATCACTGTAATGGGATAGAATCACTTAAGTCACTTGTGGAATATGGAGTAGGAGAGTTTATTGTAATAGATTGTTGGAGTTTTTTTAGTATTGATAATTTGTAAATTGATGAGATTATGAATATAGAGGTAATAAGATACAGGCTTCCAGTTTATTGGGCTTGCGCTCTGATAAATGATGACTATACTGGATTATGTAAAGAAGAATGTCAAGAAATAAAAAACTTCTTGAACATCGCAGATGGCTATCCGGTAGATGTGGATTGGGAAACAGAAGGGTTCTATCAATATAATGATGCAGGAACACTTCCGGGAAATTGTGCCGATTTTATTTTTCATAAGTTAAACGATTAAACATAAAAATATGGAAACTGCAAATAAACTAACTTTTTTAAGTACAAAATTCTTTACAGAAAACAAAAGGAAATACAGAATAACAGTCACGATATCGTTAGATGATGATTGTCATAACAATATGTGTGATTGGAGTATAACCGCTGACATTCGTTGGAAAAACGAATATGGGATATATAAAGAGTATATGGGAGGCTGCTGCCACGATGAGATTGCGAAACATTGTCCGGAATTGGCGAAGTTTATACCATTACATTGTTGTAATCATTATGGTGCTCCTATGTATCCGGTGGAAAATGGCATGTATCACATAAAGAATAGCGATAAGTCTGTGGCTATTGAATATTTACGTATATCAGACAAGGAATATTCCAAATTATCTGAAGCGGTGGACGATAAGATGTATTTCAAGTATCTGCTTTTCAATCTAGGGATTGTGGATAGATGGAAACGTGAATCAGACGAGCTTATTGCGGAACTTGAAAACCTGTGTGGAAAGAAATGGGTTAATCCATATAAGCCAGAAGAAGAAAGGTTTACCCTGACACTAACGGACGAGGAACGTTTGCTTATTGAAGAGCGTATTAAAGCCGGGTATTATTCCGCAGAAAATATCGAAAAACGTAGGGAAGAGGCTCATAAGGCAAAGATGATGGAAAAGCGTGCTGAAATTTGTGAGCAATACGATAAGATAATCAGGAATGCGGAAACAGACAAAAAGGTAATGCTCTGTGTGTTTGATTATGGATTGTCAACCGATAATGTAATATATTATAATCACACGAACACTTTATCTTTCAACTGGTGTGATTATGGGGAAAAGATCACACAAGAAGAGTTTGATGATTTCGTGAATAACATGGATCGTTCTAAGTTACCAGAAGGGATTAAATTCGAGTTCAAAGCATGATCAAGAAAATGAAATCCAAAGAATATGCTTTAGGGGTGGAGCGGATGGATAAGGAGGTAGGGGCGCCAATCGATATCGCTCAGTCCCCTATGCTTATGGCGGCTTACGAGGCCGGATGGGATGGGGCCATGAGACATCTTGGAGGTATGTCTGTAGATGATGCGATAATGGAGATTCTTTTAGAAAGAATGATAGATATTGCATTTGAAGACGAAACAGTATGATAATAGAAAAATCATTAAAAATAAAGTTTATACAGAAATGCAAATGTGGAGCTGTCACTATCAGATTTACGGGAGAGACATCCAAGATGTCATGGGCGGCGTTACCGGTGGAGCCGGCGTGTATGGGTAAGGCGGTCGGGGAAGCGGGGCGTCCGCCCATGTTCGTTGGATTGGCTGAATAGATAAAGCTGCAATGTAGTGATATAACTAAAGTGAAAATAACAATATAAATACATGTAAAATTATGGGAAAGAAAATGATAACAATACCATTTGATTTAGAGTTGGCAAAGAAAATCAACAATGGTGAGCGCAATGGAATGATTGTAACGGATGGCGATAATTACAGAGTAGAGTTTGTGTATCATAGGGAAGAGTCTTTCCCAATCCTAGGAGTTATCCATACTGATCACGGCATAATATCAGATTGGTTCTCAAATAATGGATTCGGAGGAAAGAATTATAGACTTAAGCTTAAAGTTCCAGAATATACCACATTCAAGGACGGAGATGTATTGAGTAATGAACAGGGTGATTACCTGTTTATATTAAATACGAACGGAGAATATCTTACATCTTTTCATGCATCATGGAAGAAGGGGAGGGAAGTCGTGATTCCTAAAAAAGCACATGCTGATTGTAATAATATTGAAAAATACAGACTTGCTACTGAGGATGAAAGGCAAAAGTTTATTGATGCTCTTAAAACAAGCAAAGAGCCTAAAGCCAAAATGTATTTGAAACAATTCTTTGATATTGAAATAGAACCAGAATATAAATTCAAGCCATTTGATAAAGTTTTAGTAAGAGATACAGAAGACGATGATTGGCACGTAAGTTTGTTTGTTAGGAAAATTGCTGATGCTCAATATAAAGAAGAAAGATATGAATGCTTAAATGGGACGGGATGGATCTATTGTATTCCTTATGAAGGTAATGAACATTTTTTGTAAAAAAACATATTAAAATGGAAAATAAAGAACAGGATTTTATCAATCGATATAAAAATGTGCAAGAATCCATTGTGAAGGCAATGGACAAGGCATTAGAACGGGCAATAGGGAACAAGGCAATAGATTTCGAGAAGTGTGAAGGCAATTATTTGGACGTCTATCCTCTTATCGGGGCGGTCTTACAGAAGGAGCTAAGGAGTGTACTTGGTGAAAATGTGAATAAGAGTATATCCCGGAATATGAAAATAAAGGCGACCAAGTACAGAAATGATTATAGGGTATGGTTGGACTATGCAGGAGATTACAGAAACGAAAATATAGAATAATATGAAATATCAAAATTTTATGTGCCCTTATGAGCTTGCATTAAAGCTGCATGAGTTGGGTGTAAATTCAGAGTCGGAATTTTATTTTGTGAAAGAGATGAAAGGAGATTGATTATGAGCAGAAGTAAGGAATATAAAGCGATAAAGAATTATATCCATAATGAGCTTGGGCTTACGAAGGAAGATATAATCAATGCAATTAGATCTGATATAAGAAAATATGTTGAGGAGTGTATATGTAATACTTACGGGAATGATAATAATATAGAGCAGATGATTAAGCTTATGGTAGATAATGAGCTTAAAAATAAAGATTTTAATGTCATTCCAAGAATGGTAGAGAAAGTATTAAAAGATAAGATGTTAAACGATATAGAGATTATTATAAGAAACAAGAATATAAATGATTGAGGATATGAAAGATGAGGATATTTTAGATAAGGCAAGAATGGAGGGCATGAATCAAGGGATATGGCTGGCGGTTCAGGAGCTAGCCCACGACGGGCGATGGACGCAGGCCGCAGAGGAACTGGTGTCTTCTTGTGGATTGACCGAGGATGAATGTAGGGAGCTGCAAGAAGAAAGCGGATCATTCAATGATGAGATGCTTGATTTTATTAACAGCGTATTCGGACATGAGGATATGATAAATAATAGTATAACTTTGGAGAATATAGGGTATCATAAGATAGGCTCTATATTTAAATATAATATTGGTTCGAAAGAAGTAGAACTGGAGGTGGTTGAATCCAGTGATGCTAGTTGTGAAGGATGCGTATTTAATAATAGTAAGAATTATTACTGTAAGGATACCCATTGTATTGATGTAGATAGGAAAGATGATATAGACGTTATATATAAAGAGGTAAAAAGATCATGAGTTTAATAGATAAATTAGAGGATTTGGTGATCAAAGTAGACACCGAATACCAACAGAAGATGGAGGCGGTGATCCGGGAGATAGTTCCGGGGATGCCGGAAGGGAACGTGCGCCATGCCGCCGAGTGTATGTGTACGGACAGGATGGGGAGCATGATGGATATCGATATTTATATATTAAAGGAAGAGGATAGACCTTACGAATGCCATTATCTAAAGGATCTGCTGGAGGATAGGGTAGCTAGAATAGCCAAAATGCATGAGGATGAAAGTTATACATACAATATGGATGATAATTATTGGTGCGCCACATGTGGATCCCATTCTCATAAAAAGGATTCCAAGACAGGGTATTGTTGGTATTGCGATACAGTTAATTGGGTTAAAGAGGATGGGAAGGATGTTGGAATATAAAAACAAGCAATTATATAACAAGGAGGAATAAACATGGGAAGAGGTGTTAATACAGGCGCCTTGTCTCCGGTCGGCGGTATCGGGGAAATACGAATGCGAGCAAACCTGCGAAAAATAGTGGCGTACAAAGATTTCGCGAAACAGATGGTCATGGCACAATACGAATGATAGAGGAGATTGGTGATTAAAACATTAAATAACATTAAACATGAAAAAGAGTAGAAGAATTGTAAAGAAAATGAGCAAGAAGAGCCTTATCAACAAGAAGGCTCTTCGGTATATTATCGCAAACAGTAATTTATGTAAACATGCGATAATAGAATTGGAATTAGCCGGATATAGCAAAGAAGAGGACGGTCCTAACAAATGGATGCGCGAACAGGTAATAGAAGCTGTCGCGCTGTTCTCTTCTCATGGTAACAGCGGATTCTCGGCACCATTTGAAATCAATCTCGTCAAGAAACTTTGCAGTTTTGATATAATCTCTCCTTTGAGATTTGACGATGGCGAATGGGGAAAAATAGGCTTAGACGGGAGTTGCCAGAATAAAAGAAAATCATCGATATTCAAAGAGCCGGACGGGAGTATCCATGATGTTGATGCATTTTCAAAAGTTCCTGTAAAAAAGTTTTTATTCGCCACTCGAACGTGGACGGAGAACATCCATAAGATAGGATGGATAGGAGGGTTGTTTGAGACGGACGAAAACGGAATACTCACTGGAAGATATTTTGGTAGATGTAATGTAAAAGACTATCAGAACGGATATATGCCAAAAGGCAAGAAAGAAATACCATGCAGGGAGATAGAGATATCGCCGGACAATTGGATTATGACAGTTGAATCAAACAATGAGGCTTTGATTGAATTGTCAAAGATTTATGATATAGTCTGGCGACAATGCCCTTGCTTGAAAGGCATAATGAATACCAACGTTACACCGGAACTTGAAAGATTGGCATGCGAACAAATGAAGGGATAAACAATGAATGACAAATTTGTAGACATGCCGAAATGCATGGCGGACAAATACGAAAACGCCGACTTTATTGCCAGCGATCCCGTCCAGTTCCCAAGGCGGTATTCCGGGCGGGATGCGGAGGTCAGTGGGTTCATTACTTCGTGGCTCTCGTTCGGGAATCGAAAGGCGATCATCGGGGCGGCGGAGATGAGGAAATGTCTTGATAAGATATTTGATTTGGCGATTGATGAAAGGCTTAAATAATTAAACACAAAATCATATAAGATGATAACTTCTATAAGGATAGACGACAACAAGAAGACTCCATTTAAATATATCCAAAAGATAAAAGCGTTCAAAAATGGCTCTGAGTTTATATTCAAGCCCGGCGTGAATGTGATTGTAGGCAAGAACGGGAGCGGGAAATCAACCCTCCTGAATATGATATCGAAGTACATGTTGTGCGAGAAAAAGATGTGTTCTGAATTACCGTCAGAAGCATTGTATTTCCCGGATATATTTGATGATGACAAGGTGCTTGACGGGATCAGTATTAAGTCGGATTATATCGGGAAGGTATTCCATCTCCTACAGCAAACTGAAATGAGAAAGGATGATATATTGGATAATATCAATAATTTAAGTTTGTATATGAATGGAGCATCTAGGTCCTCTGGGGAGAAGAACCTTCATGCCATGAACTCGCTTTTTGATTTTGTGTTTAACCAAGATGAGTATGCGTTTCCGATACAGAAGCTTATGGAATTTAAGAAAAAGTCAAATGAGTTCTGGGCAAACAGGATCGACAATCTTTTAAAATACTACAAAGACAATCATGTGGTATTAATGGAGAAGGATTTTGAGTATACAATCCTTATGGATGAGCCGGACAGGAATTTAGATATTGACAATATCATGGATCTGTACAAGGTATTGTCATTTCATAAACCGCAAACACAAATTATAGCCGTAATTCATAACCCGGCTTTGATTTACAAGTTGAGCAAGCTGGATTGCGTGAACTTTATTGAGATGACAAAAGGATATTTGAAGAAAATTACTGGTTTTATGAATAAAAAATAAGAAAGGAGATGAGAGAAGAATTGAGAACAATAGGATCAAAAGAACGCCATGTGTTTACAGCAACCTTTGTTAGATTTGGATTTAGGAATGGATACATTGGACCTGTAAAAACGATGCTTTTACAAGATGTGACACTTGATAGCAAAATAGTATCAGATCATTTGTGGTTCGATTTAACAAAAGGATTTAGTGGTGCTGATTTATCGCCAGGCGATGTGGTTGAGTTTTGCGCAAGGGTTAGTGCTTACGAGAAAGGATACAAGGGGCACAAGGATGATGTACTTAATAGACCGATAGAAAGAGACTATCGATTATCAAGACCGACAAAAATTAAAAAGATCGGGAAGAAATTAATATTAAAAGATGAGGGGAAATAATACATGATAATTATATGCCTAAAAAATTTATAATTTATTAAAATATAATGATATGAAAATTCAAGTAGAATTAAATTTGGAAGATGTATTCGAGGAAGCTATGTACAATGAAGCGACGTTGAAAGAGGAGTTTACCAGCTCGGTCAGGTTAGCTATAATACATGAACTTAAAGAAAAGTTCAAGAATGAGTTGATGAGAGAAATATCCAATCCGATATCAGAGAAGATTGAGGATATAGCGAGAGAATCAATGAACGATCTTGTCGAGAACGCCAGCGAGAAGAAATATAGATTCAGGTTAGATTATATGGATGAGGAGTTGACAGTAGACGAGTTTATAAGAGGCAGGATGAAGAAAGTTGTAGACAGCAACATCGAGACAATGGTAGAATCAAAAGCCAAATCTTTTGTCAATGAGTTAAGGAAAAGGTATGATATGGCGTTCGCTGCCTTTGTCGTAGATAACATGAGAAAGCAAAATATGTTGAAGGAAGATAAGATAGCTGAGCTGTTAAAGGACAACCCAAATGAGAAATAGGGAAGATGCCAAAGGAAGACGGAGATCGGTGCTCATGACACCGCCCGTACCGGAGAAGGTCAGGGTATTATCCCCGGCATGGTATAGGGCGGCAGTGGAGTTTCAAGGTAGGCCGGAGCAGGAGCGACTAGCCTTTTGCTCGTGGTGTTGTTGTCATGGAGGGTGTAATCTGTGTATGGATATAAGCAAATACAACATAAAAGGGCTTAAGATATATGGAGGATAAGGTGATTATATACCATTTTACGATTTTAGTGTAAAATGGTATATAATCACCTAAGCGTATTAACTATTAATAATGTTTATTTAATTTAATTCAAAAACAAAATGTCTACTTTTGTAGACACATAAAAATTACACATATGAAAAAGAGTGAATTTGTAAAGGAGTTAGAGAAGATCATCGATATGGTTAAGGCCGAGGATGATGGTTTCGAGTATGGTGGTAAAGTCATTTTCTATAAAGAAGATGATGATAACTATGAAATCTCGGTAAAGAACATCGAGATGGATCTGACGGTAGAGGCCAATACTATGGCTAGTATGGATGATAGGATTTTTGCCTGTCTTATGAGTGAGGTCTATAAACAAAAGTTTACAAAGACTATAACGATGTCGGAGGATGAGGATGATGAAGACAATTGATAAGATGACCGATCAGGAGATATATGATCTTACTGATGAGCAGGTAGAGAAATTGATCGTAACAAGATGTGCGGAGGAAGGTGTCAGGTTTATAGATGAGCCTCCAGTCATGAAGACGTATGGCTATAAATCTATTTCTCCATCTCATTTCTTCTACTATTTGGAGGGCTTGAATATAGCCGTTCTTGATCAGAATGATGCTATTAAGATAGCTAAGTTATTAAGTGAATTTGATCTATACAGGACTAGATATGATTTCACCATATCCAATGAGGAGCTATGCAGTAGATTGGATATAATCAATATCAGGCATGTTCCGATGTTTGACACGAAAGATAAGGAAGCTTATAAGTCTGTCAAGGATAAGAACAACGAGATCGAGGAGGAGTATAAAGATCAGGTAAACGAATACAAAGAGAATGTAAAAAAGATGGGTGAAATCCGTGCCGAGATATGGCCAAAAGTAATTGATGTAAGGCGCAAGATTGATCACATGAATCATCTTAAAGTTCTTTTCGTAAAGGAATATCTTCCGTTGGTGGATCACAACACGGACAAGGCTATGATATTTTTCAAGAAGGCTTATGATGTGGATGATGATACGGAGAGATATATTCGTGAAGGAATAAAAGATTATCCTTTGTTTAATAATAATATAGATTAAAATGCACAATTGGTTTAAATGTACGGTTTCTTACGAGACCGATGCCGAGAACGGCATGAAGAAGAAGGTAAAGGAAGAGTATTTAGTAGATGCCTTTTCTTATACCGAATGTGAGGCTAGAATCATAGAGGAAATGAGACCATTCATCTCCGGTGAGTTTAGCGTTGATATCAAACGATTCAGGATAGCGGAATTGTTTGCCATGGATGGAGACCGGTTCTATAAGGTCACGGCTGATTATATTACGGTAGACGAGAAATCGAGTAATGAGAAACGCAAGGCGTTTAACTACATCGTTCGGGCCAATGACCTTGATCATGCCAAAAAGAATTTCGAGGAAGGCATGAAAGGAACCATATCAGATTTCGTTGTCACTTGTATCAAGGAAGAGAAGAAACTGATGGACTTCTACGAGTTTGATGGTAAGATCAGGAATCCGGAGAAAAAATGAGGATAGTAGGCAGTAAAGCTAGCTACGAAACCACGTCGTCCATAGCCGAGAAGTTGATGGAGATAAGTAAAATGGAGGGTACGATTTATCGTATCCTCACATTGTCTAACAAAACTTATCTAGCTTCTAAATTAGGATATAGCAGATCGGGGTTCTATAAGAAGATACAAAACAGGAGTTTTAATATCCGGGAATTAGCTCAGATATTCGATACGATCATCAACTTCAAGGATCAAGATTGGACTGAGGGTAAGATTAATAGGCTTAAGAGGTATAGGGCTATGAGCCTTATGGAGTTCAACAAAAGTTATAAAAAGAAAAAGGCATGAGAGGTAGGATGTTACCGTGTGAGAGATGCGGAAGGATGGTAACCATAAGGAGTAAGGGGTTGTGTCCCGCGTGCAGAGCCAAGGAGCTACCGCCAAAGGAAAGGGCGGCGATACGGGTGAAGGCCAAGCCGAAGGGACGAAGCCTCAGCATCTTTTTTGGCGCTCATGTGGCAAGATTAAGTATGGTAAGAAGATCCCTTACGGGGATGTATATACCATGCCCCGGAGTAGGCAATATATGCCACTTATATCCTAAACGAAGATATAAGTCTGTCGCTGAGGATAATGATAATGTTATTTATTTGACGATAGACGAACACACGAGGTTTGACTATCTGCTAGACACGATGGATTTTGATCGGCTTTTAGAGGAGTTCGGTGACACATGGCTTTTAGTGGCCAAAAAGATGAGGGATCTCGCACCTAAAGTCGAGGAGGATGGTAAATTAAAAACCAGATTATTATTATGGATAGAAGAAAACAAAGATTACTTCTAGCTCTCGGATACGAGGCTATAAGTGACATGATATATAATAACGGAACGATTATGGAAGTTATAAGCGATCAGGAATCGTTTGATGACATGAGAATCCGTTTATCTAAAAGACATCATATGGTCATCACGGATGATGGAGTGGTAATAAAGGCGAGTTTTGATAAAGAAATGAATGAGCATGCGCCATCATATTACTGGCGATCATCACTTCCAATATTAAGAGCATATCATACAGATCCTAAATTTACCGCATTCTTTGGCATATTAGACGTTTTATCAACGGTTCCGAAGGAAGATATCTATGAGGGAGAAAAGCCTGTTGACGAGCCTAAGAAAGAACCTAAGGAGGAGATAGAAATTGAGTATGATCTGGAGACTGAGCAACAGTATTATGCCGCTGAATGGATCAAGGATATCCCGACACCTGTGTTATATAGAATGACTGTCGCCGGCAAACGTGTGTATTATGAGATGGATGTTGATGGGTATCCTATCATATACGATGGAGCCACTAACAATATCGCCAATGGGTATTGTGATACGTCCGGAGCCTTGGAGAAGTGGAAGAATGAGATGAGGCTCAAGGGTAAGGATCCAGACGAGTACGCCGACTACCGGGCTGACTTGGGTACGATCATGCATTACTTATTTGGATTGTATCTGACGGGAGTTAAGATAAAACTGATTCCAACATGGATAAGAAAAGCTGTCAAGGAAGCTAAGTTGAGAATAGACAAGTATAGGATGGAGCGGATATTAGTGGATAATATGGATGAGTTGATAGAAGACCTAATATCATTCGCTATATTCTGTAAAGAAAGACATGTAAAACCTGTGTTGATTGAGAAGATGTTGAGGTCAAGGAGATTGAAAGTGGCTTCCTCTGTGGATGCCGTGGTGGAGATGGATAGCGAGCCGGAGATGGTGGAGATAGAGGTCGAGACAGGAGAGCTCTATAAGACTGGAGCCAAGAAAGGCCAACCTAAGACAGAGAAAAAGAAGATAAAGAGACGCAGGAGGATATTCGCTATATTAGACTTCAAATCAAACAGGAAAGGCAATTTTTATGATGAGTATGCTTTCCAGCTTGAGTTATATAGAAGAATGATAATGGAGAACTACGGAAAGATATTGGAGATAGAGGAGATATATAACTTCGCTCCGGGTGATCCTACCGCTAAGACAAGCCAATATAAACTGAAGAGACAAACTGATAATCCTATACTTAACATGGCTACAGTCGTATATCTCCAAGGTAAGTATAAGTTCGAGAAAACCAATTATACGGTTACATCAAGAATAGGATCTTTGGATATAGAAAGTGATTTTGAATTGAATAACTTGATAAGAAAAGAATCACTGAGAGATTATATTTATCGAATCATGAGTGAGAGGATAGGATAATGGAGTTTAGGGAATTTGACAAGAGCGTTCACAGATATGAATTGGATCATAGTAAGCCAAGAAGAAAGCTGACGTGCCCGCAATGCGGCAGGGATAGATGCTTTACGCCGTACGTAGATGTAACCACCGGACAGATAGTAGGGGAGCAGTTTGGGGTATGTGATCATAAAAATAAATGTGGTTATTTTAAATACCCAACAGGCAATGAGCTTGGGAGCAATGATCTTTTTACCGATTCAAACAAAGTATTAAGGAGGTATAGGCCTCCCGTGGATCCGGATATAGCCAACTGTATCCCAATAAACAAGATGTTTGAGACGCTTAATCCTTTCGAGACATCTGATCTTCAGGATTATCTATCCAATATATTCGGATCGTATCATACCAATAGGGCATTTAGCTTGTATAAGGTGGGGATGATGAGATTCGGGGACTGGGGTAAGTGCTGTGTGTTCTGGCAACTGGATAAGAATTGGGTGGTGCGGACCGGGAAGATAATGGACTACGGGCCTGACGGGAAGAGGGTAAAGGTTCCCATGGATCACGTATATTGGGTGCATATACTGGACGGTCAGGATTACCTGCTTAGGCAATGCCTGTTCGGGGAGTTCCTTATCAACTTCTATCCCAATGACGCTCCGGTGTATATAGTAGAGTCAGAGAAGACGGCTGTTATCTGCAACATCGTGTACCCTAGTAGGTTGTTCATGGCATGTGGCGGTATCCATATGTTGAAGAGGGAGATGGTAGAGACATTGGGTAGGAGGCGGATAGTCCTGTACCCGGATAAGGGCGACGCTTTCAACGAATGGAGAAAGAAGGTAGACAAGGATATGAGGGGGATGAATATAGAGATAAGTGATTTTCTAGAATCAAAACCCAATATAGATGAGGGGATGGATATAGCGGATTATTTTATAATTAAACAAATTTACAATAATGGCAAAGGTAGTTGATAATTACAAGGGATTCAAGGTGCTTGAAATAACAAGACAGGAGATGATGGATAAGCTTACCAGATATGGGTGCTTAGGTATTTGCGATATGTGTAACAGACCTACATCCGTAGGTTATTACGTGGCGGTGATCAATCAATGGATGTGCGAGGACTGTTATAATGATTTCATCAAATCGGTTGACAGGTATGAGGAGGATATGAGAATAGAGAACAGAAATTTTGATAGATTCTGCAATCTATTTAATGTTGAGATAGAAGAAAAGGTATGAAAGAACTGTCTTTAGCCCAGAAAGCTATGTTAAACGGATCCGTATGCCCGTATTGCAAGAACCCATCCACTATGATAAATACGGTGGAGGGGAAGCAAGTTGGGTGCGAGAAGTGTGGGGCTTGGATGAGATCCGATTCTACGGGTAAACCTGTAGGTAGGTTAGCCAAGCCGGATCTCCTTAGGTCTATGGATATGGTAATGACCGAGATCAATGTATTCTTAATAAAAACAGGACAGGATAGACATGATCTTTACAAAGAACTATCCGGTGAGCTTATGATACCGGAGGAGCATATATCCCCTTACAAGATGTCTTTGCCATCATTACTTAAAATCATGAGACATATCAAGGCATATAGTGATAATCGGATACAGATATATGATGGAGGGAGGGGGAATAACTGCCCTAGTCATAAGGTGATAGCGATAGGAGGTAGCGCATGCCACGGATGTCCGGAGCATCTATTCCATGTAGTGGATAAGGTAACTGACTTGGTGGTGTGTGACGCTGACATGAGTTACGGTGATTACAAAAAATAATTATTAATAAAAAATTGACAGAACATGAAAGTAATTTTCATTCACAAACAGACAGGGTTTTATGTAGGAGGATCAGTGTTTAACAAGACATGTGGTTTTTACAAATGTAGGGATAAGATGATAGAAAAAGGCATAAGCGAGGATAAAGCTAATATGCTAATCGATATAATAGGTCCACACGTATGTGTGTGGGAAATAAAGGATGGAGATGATCCTTATGAGAGCATAAGAGATAGGCTCGGGGATAAAGCCTCGTATCTGGATGGAGAGGATATTATCGTAGAAAATTATGATTATGATGAGGAGGACGAAGAGGATGGGGAGATCGACTGAATATTACAGAACACATCCGGAAGCCAGAAAGAAGAAGGCTGAGACGGACAAGAAAATCAACGCCAGACCTGAGCAGAAAGCCAAGAGACGGGAATTGGGTCGCAAGAACTACAAGACCGATAAGTTGAAGGGGAAGGCTTATCGGAAGGGGAAGGACCTATGCCATACGGCTAAGGGATTAAGATATAAATCAAGATCAGCTAACAGAGGATCTAAATCCGATACGGCTGGCGATAGAAACGCAAGAGGATGAGTGAGGATAGGATATGGAGGTCATCCAAGGAGATCATCATGGATGCCTATGAGAGGATAAGAAAGTATCAGTCGGGAGAGCTTCTCCCGGCTCGTACTGGATACGCTTATCTTGACAAGGCGTTACTGGGCGGGTTCTACCCACAACATGCGGTGGCTATAGGCGCTAGGCCCGGAGTTGGCAAATCTTATCTGGCGCAAAAAATCATGAGCAATGTGATGAATGTCAATATCAATCCACAGGCAGATGATTATGTATGGTTAAGATGTGAGTTTGAGATGAACCCAGAAGATTTGATGTTACGTTCACTATCAAAAAAAATGGGGAAAGACATACAAGATATACTCCTTAACGAGATGTCAGAAGATGAGGTAAAAGAAATGCAGAGATGCCTCAAGGAAGAGAACTCTAGCAGAATAACATACATCCCTAAACCATCAACCGTAGATGAGCTTCAAAATTTTCTATGGAATGAGTATATGCCAATAAACAAAGATAAAAAAATGGTATTCGTGTCTATAGATCATACGGCCCTGATACAAGGCTCAGGAGATGCCAAAAGAAATATCGACTCGTTGATAACCATGTGTAATATAGCTAAAAGGACTTTTCCTAATATTTTCTTTCTTATAATATCCCAACTCAATCGTGATATCGAAGGACGACGGGATCCAAAAGATCATATGCCAAAGCAATCTGATTTTTATCAATCAGATACATTGGGACAGTTATGTACGGCTATGGTAGCGTTAAATATCCCGAAGAGATACGGGTACTCCTCATACATGCAATTCCCGCAAGGATGGTATCCTAATCTGGAACGTTTTAAAAGTGAATCAAGGCGATCTTTCCGTGTGGATGGATTATTATTCCATCATATCGTAAAGGTCCGTCAACGGTCATTAGAGGAGATTGATGCGATACATGTAGATATCATGAAAGGATATGAGCGATATTATCCTGATGGAGGGGTGGTGCGCCAAGAAAGACCGGGAGGCTCGGATGCCCCCGTGGGTAGCGGCAAGCCGGACACGACCGTGGTGACGCTGCCGCCCCCGCCTCCCAGTATCCCGTTGGAGCAACAATATATACCGCCTAGTGATGATTTCAATATAGTACATGACGAAACACCTTATTGACATGAGATTGAGACATAATTACCTGCTTGTAGTGATAAAGGTGCTGGAAATGTTCTTGAAGACCGTATTGTCGGTTGAGGATAAGATGGGGATAAAGGAAATTATATCCTCGTTGAAGGAAATGGCTAAATACAGCATCAGATATATCATAAATCGGGAACGGGAAAAGGAGATCATGAGTATCTGTGATGAGGTATCCAATAAAGTACAGGAGTATAAAAGGATAAATGACAACTCAATGATATTGGAATTGGAGAACCTAAAAAGGGAAGTTGTGGCGGTGGAGGATCTTCTTAGCTCATACAAGGGGGTTCTTGACGCCGAACTGGTGATAGCCGAGGATGATATCAGAATCATACGGGACAAGATCGCTATAAGCCTGAGGGAGGACGGAACATGTAAGAGCATGACTGATGCTGATAAAAGGGCTAGGGTGGACGTAAGATACGAGAGGGCGTTAGAGGATTATCGAATCCTTCTAAGATGCGCCAATACGGTTAGGGCTAAGATGTCGGTTGTAGGGCATCTTAACCAATCTATAAATCAATCTATATCAGTTGGTAGAGTTGGTATGGCTAATGAATCTTATACAGTAAAACAGTATGAAAAAGGGAAAGAGATTATCGAAAGCAGACGCCCTTAGGGTGTTGAGAAGAGCTTACGATCTAATAAAGAATGATAATTATACATTTATGTGCAGAGCAATAGAAAAGGCAGCGGTTGAATTATCACTTGCTGAAAGATCATGTGTGGCGCGTTATCTTATACCAGAACTGAAGATGTTCAAACCTGTAAACAGAAAAAATGGAGATTTTGGTTTCATTCATCAAAGAAAAACATAAGGTTACATATAATAGATACGCTAATAGATATATATAACGGAAATGATCATCCAGATATAGTCGAGAGGGTAGCCAGAAAGATCAGGTCAATATTTTAACTCATTAGCTTATGTATATAAATTTTGAACAGATGATGACATCAGGATTAACGATGTCTGATGTCGGGTATCTTTTGATGATCCGGCAGAAAGAGGAGATGGCTAGCGTCATTCCAAAGGAGAAAATAGATAGTTATAAAGCATCTGGTTATATCGAGCTTCAGAAGAATGGGAAGTGGAAGATAACGCCAAGGGGAGGGTCGCTGCTGATGCTGATAGAGACACCCGGTCTGACACCGGAGGTCGAGGGGATCCGGGACCGTATCGTTGGGGTATATAACGATATGGGTAAGGATACAGGAGCTGTCAAGGAGGTAGAGAAACGGCTCGTATGGTTCGTGGCTAACACCAACTTCAAAGAAGAACCTATAGTAAGGGCCGTAATATCCCATATAGACCTTAAACGTGAATATACGATGAGGTTGGATAACTTGATATGGAAGCCGTCAAATGTCTATAGCGTACATATGAGCTTATCGGAATCAACGTTATTCGATACGATCATAAAGATGTATGGCATGACATCCGATCTGTATCTTAGGGAGAATAAGAACAAGGAGCTGGCATGGTTGTTCGCCGTAAGCCGACTCCCGGATCCTCCTAAGAAGATGGATAAGGAATATACTATTACTGGAGATGTTAAGATGGACATCGAAAGAATATCAGATATAAAAAAAGAATTAGGTAGAAGATTAAAAATATCGATTTAAGAGTTATGAAAAGAAATCAAGTATTAGGAGTAGTGATAGACGCAATATTTGCGAAAACATCTGAGTTTGATGATATTGAAGACATAAAGGAAGATAGTAACCTATCGTCCGATATGGCTATGGATTCATTGGATCTTGTTGAATTGATAATGGATATAGAAAAGATGACAGGTGAATACATACCAGATGAGGTGTTTCGCAATACCCCTTGCGATGAAATAACGGTAGGAAGTTTAACTGATATGTTGTATGTTTATTTTAAGGACAAATAATGGATTTCGGATATGATGATTGGGAAGAGGGGCTAGAGACCCCTCTTGTCGATGATTGCGATGACGATCACAATGAGGAGGACGAGTATGATTTCGGCTAAAGAACTAAGGATAGGGGATCTTGTAAAAGACAAGGCTGGCAATATATGGAGGGTAGGGTGCGTTACTGGTATGCGTAATGAAAGTAAGTCATTGGTCCTTGAACGTGAGGTTGATGATGGGATAATGAAATGGTATTCCGGGGAAGATGATGTCATGCCTATTGAGATAGATGATAATATACTTGATACTATCTATTTCAAGCGTGATAAGGGGCGGGATGTATATCGAGGCTATGGAATATCTATAGAGATTTTTGATGATGGGTATTATCTTGGGCTTAGGGATCTGGAAGACGATCTAAGCGATCCTATTCAGATTAAGAATCTTCACCATCTACAAAACCTGTTAATGGACTTATACGGACATGACATAAAAATAGATAAGCTTTATGGTAATACCGGAGAATAACTTATTATGTAAGGTTATAAACGGAGAGAAGGTTCTCGCCGCCTCTTACTCGCAGATAGACACGTTCATCCAGTGCCCATATAAATGGTATAAGACTTACGTGGAGGGTCACAGATCCACGGAAAAGCACGAAGCTACGTCATATGGTACGGTTATCCACCAGACAATGGAGTATTTCTTCAAGAACGGATGCAGACCTTCTTATGAGGATATGAGTAAGGCTTTCAATTACTACGCCGATATAGAACAGATCCCTTTTGATAGCGTAAAATCCCAGATCGAGTCTATGCAACATGCGGCTAGGCTAATAAGATGGATTGTGGGGTTGTTTGAGAAGGATGCTGCTGGCAATTATAAGAAGGCATGGTCCGATCTTACGCCAATGGAGAAGGTGATCCGGGGGTCGAGGCCGGCCGGCGTGGAGGAGGACTTCGTCCTGCCCTATAAGCTACCCAAGCCACTTACCTTGGATGGCGTGACGTACGATAAGGTACATATCATAGGATCGGTGGACTGGCGTGGAGAGTATAAGACAAAAGACAGGATAGCCATGTATACGATAGACTGGAAGTCCGGGAGAAAGTTATTCGATGAGGATAAGCTGCTTCACAATCTCCAGCATCCGATATACGCCTTCTACATACTGAGAAAGTACAAGGTATTGCCGGATATGTGCAGCTATTTCTTTACCCGCATGCTGGACAATCAGAACGTGAAGGTAGATAAGGAGAAAGTAGAGAGATCGGTCAAGGAACTTAACGATATTCTCCTTGACATGTATGATTTCGAGACAAATAAAATAGATAGCTATCAAGCTCACGTTTGGGACGACGCCAAACAGGGGTATAAGTACGAGAAGCGCTACCTCATGGGACGCCAGCCGGCCTGCCTTGAACCCCGCCCCAAGCCCTTGTGTTTTTGGTGCGATTTCTCAATCCACAAACAAAACACATGTAGGTATTCATCGGATTGGGATGAGTCAAAAAGAAAGAATAAAAAAGATTAACTTTATTAAAAAGCCTAGGTAAATATCTAGGCTTTAATTATATTTGTGTCAATAAATAAATGATTATGGATAAAAACGAAAGAGAAAAACAGGTATTGGATCTTCTGATGTCTAGAAAGGATATCAGGAAATTGGTAGAGAAATCAAATGAATGTTATTCTAAGATGGATTTCGTTGGCGCCATGAAATACCGGCAAGAGATAAAGGATATCGTAGATCGAGAATCTAAAATCATGTTGACAAAAAGTGAGTCTTTGATAGGCTTGATGAATAATGCTGATAATGAATATAAATTCAATATGCTGGTATGGCTACATTCCATGATGTGTATGGCGGATGTATTTAACGGGATATTGGAGGATTTCAAGGATGGGGTAAGAAAAGCCAATGGCAACTCCAAGTTCGTTAAGTTCGATAATCTGGATCGGTTAATGGCAGAATGTAAGAAGGAGATTGATTACCTGATGAAAGGCACAAGTAAATCATTCCAGATATCTTTTGCCGTAAGAAGCGATGAGCTAAGGGAGATGATAGAGAATATGGTTGGCGACAATATCCGGGAAGGGTATGATATGTTTAAGGAAGAGGCTAAGATGACCAAGGAGACAGACAGGAGCAAGATAGAGGAATTTAATAAAAAGCTTGACCATGATCAAATGTAATATAAAGCTAGGCGATATAGTCCATACCCAGATAGGAGTAGGAGAGGTGATAGCCATAAGCAAGACCAAAGAGACTTTGATGGTGAAGATGGATGATGGTCGGGAATGCCCTATAAGACTAGAGTACGTAAAAGACGTTTTTGATAACTACAAATCCAAATGATTTACAAATTAAGACCATATCAAGAGGAGTGTGTTAAAAGTATCTCCGATTACATAAATTCTGATAGACATGATCCGGTATTGATCGTAGGTCCTGTAGGTTGCGGTAAGTCACTGCTGATAGCAGAGGCGGCTAGATTGATGGGAGATAAGACGCTGATTTTACAACCATCAAAAGAATTGCTGCAACAGAACCACAACAAGATAACGTCGTATGGCATACCGGCTACCATCTACTCCGCTTCCTGTGGAAAGAAAGAGCTATCTAACATGATATACGCCACGTTAGGGTCTATCAAGAAGGTTGTTGGTCAGCTTAAGGAGATGGGGATCAGGAACGTGTTGATAGATGAGGCTCATGCCGGATACAGTCCTGAGGACGGCAGTGAGTTCATGACATTCATGAATGAGCTGAAGCCGAGAAAGGTGATAGGGTTTACAGCCACGCCATGTAGACTTAAAAACATGTCGATAGGACAGACATCATATTCCCAACTTAATTTCATCACTCGTATGAGACCGGTGTATTTCAAGAATCTGATTCACGTGATACAGGTAGAGGAGATGATAAGGCAAGGATTTTGGACGCCTCTTAAGTATGAGACATGGGATTTCAATGGAGATGCCCTTAAACTCAATTCTAACGGCTCCGAATATACGGCTGAGTCTATTAGTGAGGCGGTGAGAAAAAATGGCTTAAACAACCTTATTTTGCGTCGATTGATGGTATTAAAAGACGTATGTAGATCTATACTGGTGTTTATGGATTCTGTTGAGAGCTGTAATACTGCCGCCGAATGGATAAACGCCAAGATATGTGCCGGCATGGCGGAGGTGGTTCACGGAGGCACGCCAAAGAAGCAGCGGGAGGCTATAGTTGAGAGGTTCAAGGCGGGTAAGACGAAGGTAGTGTTCAACTATTCCGCCCTCGGGACTGGGTTTGATCACCCCGGACTGGATTGTCTTATATTTGGCAGGCCTACGTTCTCGTTCTCTACATATTATCAAGCTATTGGAAGGGCGGTTCGTATAAAGGATGGAAAGGATAGCGCTTTGGTTGTTGATTGCTGCAACAACTCGTCAAGGTTCGGTGATATAAGGGAACTTAGCATAGAGAACTACAAAGGATATGGATGGGGAATGTTTATCGGCGATAAACTAATTACCAATATCCCGATGGGGGATAAGGTAACGAAAATGGATCTGGATATCAAAGCCGCCAAGAAAGACCGAAGGAGGGGGCTGGCGCAGGGCATTACCACCTCCCCTGTACCCGGGAGGCCAGATCATCCCCTTGGCTCTATGGTAATGACATTCGGGAAATATTGTGGGTGGATGTTGCATTCGATCCCAGTATCGTACTTCAAATTCATAAACGAGACATTTGACTGGGATAATGATAGGAACAAGGATATAAAAGAATACATAGATTTTTTAATCAAAAACAACAGATTATGACAGGATGTATATATCATGAGGCTGATCTTGACGGAGTAATGTCAGCGGCTATAGTAAAAAAGTATTTCAAAGGGGACATTGATCTTCTTCCTTACAATTACGGCAAGGAAATACCTGACGTGAATAAATATGATAAGGTGTTTGTAGTTGACGTGTCATTTGGCGATAGAACGAGATTCTTATTCGACGAATGGGAAGACAAGGGGATAGATATCACATGGATAGACCACCATAAGACGGCGATAGAAGCTGTGAAGGACTATAATGTCAAAGGCAAAAGACGTATCGGAACGGCGGCTTGTGAGCTTACGTGGGAATATCTTTTCGATGATATCGAAACCCCTGACGTGGTAAAATTATTGAGCGCTTATGATGTATGGGATCATGATCGCTTCGAATGGAGTGAAGTTCTTTCATTCCAATATGGGATGAGAGGATATTGCGGGCTTGACGTTGACATGGTCAGGGAGGTGCTAAACAAGGCGAATGGCGAGTTTGTTTCTGATATGATAAGAAATGGCGAGGCTATAATAGAATATATCATCGAGAAAAACAGAGGAGAAATGAAGATGTTCTCATTCGAGGCAGATATATTTGGATACAATGCGATATGTATGAATACTACGGAGTTTAACTCCACCACATTCGAGTCTATGTACGATCCTAGAAAACATGATTTGATGATGCCATTTTGCTGGAACGGTAGATTCTTCAGATGCTCGTTCTATACCACCAAGGAGGAGGTGGATGTCTCGGCGCTGGCACGCAAGGCCTATCCCGGGGGAGGAGGTCATAAGGCGGCGGCAGGCTTCCAGCTTAGCGCAGAGGATATGATGGAGTTCTTAAAAAGTAGAAAGATGTTATGATAGGATTGGTATTTACCCTCATAATAATGACCGGTTCTATTTATTTGATAATAGAAGGGAATAAGAAGAATGATTCTGCCGAATTTTATGGAGGACTAATAGCGACGATCTTATCTATCTTTTTGATGTGTTTAGTAATACAAAATATAAAAAATACAGAAAATATGGGGGAAATATACAAATTCAAGAGACTTAACGAAATGAAGCTAGATGATTACGGTTTCGGTTTATTCGAGTACAATGGCGTTCTTTATTTTAAGGAGGCAGAGGGTGAGAGATGCTTTGATGTAAGAAGCGGGAACGAGGTTATTATCGGGAAAGATAAAATTGTAACGGCCTTGGAGGATTGATCATGAGAAAACTTGACGACACCAACAGGACAAGGAAAAGGAACGTACGGCACTCGTGGGTAAAGGCAGGTCCGGGGATCCAACGCTGCGCTATTTGCGGGATTACGAAGCAAAGCGAGTGGAGAGACGGGAAGACCTCGCATTGCGTATATCTATCATCTGGTGAGCTTTATTCTATGACAGGAGAGACACCGGAATGCAGGGATCTTAGTGAATTTTATTAATAAAACAAAAAGGAGTTTGAAATGAAAGAGGAATTTAGCAAATACGACAAGGTTGTTTATGATGGTGAGGTATTTGAGGTACTTGAAACCGCCGACAATACGGGGATAATGAAAATAGAACCGTTATTTGATGAGACATATAAATTTATTTGGGTTGATGAGGAGATGGTTGTCTCGTTAAGCAGGGCTATCAAGTTAAGGCTTATTGATGATGAGACGGCAGATGAGGCGATGAATTTCGGGAAGCCAAAAATAGGAGACGCGGTGGTGGAAAGCGGACCGCTTGTAGGGAAAGACGGCAGCGGCAAGGACGACCGGGCCGACGGCAAGCTTCGGTGGGATCTCCTTCCTTTGGCTGAGATAGAGGATATCGTGAGGGTATATACGGAGGGGGCTAAGAAATACGCCGACAATTCATGGCAGAATATACCTGATGGATTTGAGAGATATAGAGCGGCTTTACTTCGCCATATGACGGCGTACATGAAAGGCGAGAGATATGATAAGGAGACAGGGCTGATGCATTTGGCACAAATTTGCTGGAACGCCATAGCGTTATTATATTACGATAAACATAACAAAGGGTTAATAGAATGGAAGGATCAGGAGAAATAATAGTAGACGAGAAATTAAAAGCTATTGACAAAAGGACTGGTAGGTACATTAATGTGATCGCACGTACTATTGACAATGGTACTTCATTCCCGATAGTTAAGTACCTTGATAAGAATCGTAAGGAGCTGAATTATGATTGTGTAAGGCATCTTAATTTTGATATAGACATAGATTGGGAGTTGAGAAGATATCAGATCGTAAAAGATTTATTGTCCAACGATTTCGATGGGAGGAGGTTGAGTGTAGATGAGGTAGATAACGCTATATTTACAGCGGATTTAATTATTAACAAATTAAAAACTATTTAAAAATGGTAAGAATTGATTTTTTCACGAAGAAAGACGCTGAGTACAGCGATTACATGCGATATATTATCGCCAACACGTTACAGGAGTATGAGGGTGAGGTCACGTTAAACCAGATCCCGGAGAACAAAGCCACGGATGAGGAGATATCCAAGTACGGTATAGAGGTATATCCTACTATTATCGTCAGTGGAGATAATATGGATGGCTTTAATAAACTTGAGGGGATGTGCAGAAAGGCTGATCTTATTAACGTCATGTCATTATACGATAAGAAATAGGCTCATGACGCTAAGTGATAAATATTTTGGCTGGAAAGATATATTCTTTGACAGGTTCGTGTATTGTTGTAATGAAAAAAGTGACCAACCACAAGGGAGTAATATACCTCTAGCCAAAATAAACTTCGACAACAAGACGGGATATGTGGAGGACGGGACTATTAATATAGCCGAGCTCCTTCAATATCTTTGGATAAATAATAAGGTCTATAGGTGTGAATATGCGCCCATAGATATATCTTCCGCCTTGCAAACATTGATCAGATTGACCGAGAACGCTAAACATATGTTTGAGGATCAACCGGGTGTATATGACATGATCCCATATAGAGGGTTTTTCCTTAGAGATGACTTTTCATCCGGGAAAAATTATTCACTTGATTTGGATAAAATAGTGAGCGGGATGGGAGGATGGTATGGGGAGGATGAGGATCCATGCTACTCGATGTTCGTCAGCCAAGATCAGATATGGAACTTGAACCCGATATTGAAGGTATTAGCTGATGAGGGATCTATTCTAGCCAAGGAGCTTGGGTATGATATGAACTCATATGTCAGCGATAATGGATACACGATATACAACCCATATCTGTCATGGATCAATCATTACTATCATTATTGCCCGACATTTAACGAGGATAAATTAAAGTCTTGGGATAGAGTAGAGGATAGGAAAAATAAGTTCAAGATGACGGATAAGGTCAAGAGAGGCGCCAATAATTGGTATTATTCAGGCGGGACTATATCTTGTGTGGATAATTTCTTGGGGAAAGAATACAGGAAAAATCTCCGAACCTTCATATATCGTGGAATAGTATTCTTTTTAGATCGGATATGGCATACACCATTGTTTGAGAAGATGGGCGTGAAAATGAAATACAACGCTTATTATTGTTATGCCGCTACTTCCGGGATATGGTATGATAAGGGATTCAAGGAAAGACTAGCCAAGAGGTTTAACAAGTCGCTGGGCGGCGACGGGGAACTGTTCGGGGCTAACCTAGCCTGCATGGTATGTGACCGTAAGGATATCGATTGGGAGGCGCTTCGTCTTTGGCTTGACAAATACGATGATCCTACTGATAAGGGCATGGTGAATAGCCCTATTCAATTTATGTATTTATATTTATATTACACTTTTAACAAATAATTTGAAATGAAGAAGATAAATAACTGGGTTATAAGAACATTTGGGTTGAGAGGCTCATGGAGCTGGGCTAAGAAACAGATGTTAAATGGAGCGATCATTAAACGTAAGGCTACTACAGGGACATACAAAATAGCTATTGATGATGACAAGAATAGGTTACTTGTAGCCACATGGGATCATCTAGATCAAAGTCCTGTATGGGAAAGGTGCCCGCATAGTTTATTAGATGAAGATGCGGTTGATTATTTTGTCACAGCTCATAAGGAATTATCATATGGAGGCATAAAGATCAGGATGAAAGATGAATTTAATTGTAACGATAAAATATCGAAAGTATGAAAAAGATTACCGATAAAGACGTAGAGGCTCTTAAAGCCGGGAAGAAGGTGACATCACCGAGGAGCTTGGCGTGGAGCCGGTGGAGATCGCAAGATCACTGATGAGCTTATGTTCGGATCATCAGAAACGGGTACTAATGTGACATGTGAAGGTAAACACGAGCAAAATGAGACCATACGGAAGAATCAAGACAGTTAAGGGGTCTTCATGGAAAAAGGATATACATCCACCGAAAGGGCACAGGAATTGGTGGGAGGATATATGTGATCCTGTACCTAGAAGTATTATGAAATTAAATTTCAAAAAGGAAATAAACAATCAAATTTGGTATGAGCAAAAGCAGGGAAATGATTAAACAGGAATTAAATTTATCAGATCAAGAATATAACTTTCTTGAAAAATATCAATCTATGAAATTATCACAGAGGTTTGGTAATGTTTTCGATAGATTAAAAAATGATAAGTCTAAAGCAATTTACACTCATGATGGGTCAATACAGTTGTTTTATATACAAGGTAAAAGAGTAGATAAAGAAGAATGGGATAAACTTCATAGATCATGATAATTACTAAAAAATGGTCGATGCCGAATAAAGAGACATTCAGCATAAGACCGATAAGGGAACTTATAGACAAATATCGAGAAGAGGGGATGGTTATAGTGGATCCGTTCGCCAGAAACAGCGATATAGGGACGATCACCAACGATCTTGACCCTGAGACTAAAGCTATGTATCATAAAGACGCCACGAACTTCTTGTGTCATCTTGATGATAATATAGCTGATATGGTACTATATGATCCACCATATTCTGCGAGACAGGTATCTGAATCGTATAAAAGACTTGGAGGTGCTGTTAATATGCAAACAACGCAATCTAGTTATTGGGCTAGACAGAAGAAGGAGATAGCTAGGATCACCAAGAAAGGAGGGGTGGTCATTACCTGCGCGTGGAACTCCGGCGGTATAGGGGCCGGTCTTGGTTTCGAGCAGCAGGAGATTCTCCTCGTGGCTCATGGGGGATGGCATAATGATACGATCGTTACGGTAGAAAGGAAAATGAAATTATGAAGGAAAGAATATTCACCACAAAAGAACAGGGGAGGGTGCTGGTCGAGACCGGCCTCCCTATCTCTACCGCCAGCGGCCACAGGTCATGTGGGGTAGATAGACTTTATTCTATGGAAGATAATGCGGGCCGTGTAAGCCTTGCGGAGGTCGTTACCCCAGACGTATCCAACCCTGTTTGGGATGTAGGCACGTTGCTGAATTTGCTCCCATATGAGATAGAGGGTTGTACATTAGAATGTTATAAGCTAAGGTGATTATATACAATTTTATACCACAAATATACCGAATTATTTTTATATATAAATAAAAATTTATATATTTGTGTCATGAGATTGGTCGAACAACATATAATCAAGCGAAGCTCAATATATTACAATGAGCTTCAAGATCTGTTGCATAAGTGTAAAAACTTATACAACAAAGGATTGTATGTTGTTAGACAACATTACTTTCAATATAAGGATGATAATACCGTTAAATACAAATACCTCAACTACTACTCTCTTGAAAAGAAGTTAAGAACAGAAAATGATCCAGACTATAGGGCGTTACCAGCACCAGTAGCCCAACAGGTGCTTATGATGGTTGATCGGAATTTCAAGTCCTTCTTCAATCTTCTTAACAAGAAAAACAGAGGTGAATATTCTGAGAAAGTAAGAATACCTAAGTATCTTGATAAAGACGGGATGTTTATGGCTGTTTTTCCAACAACAGCCTTTTCTCAGAAATGGATAAAGCAAGGTATTATTAAGTTACCTAAACAATTTTCCTTCACTACAAGAACTAACAAACGAAATATTCAACAACTCAGGTTCGTCCCTAAGAATGGATATATTATGCTTGAGATTGTGTATAATAAGAAAGAGAAAGATCTTATGTCTGATAACGGTAATTACCTTGGTATTGACCTAGGGCTTAATAATCTTGCATCTTGTGTCTCTAACAACGGCTCTTGCTTTATCATCAACGGTAAGCCTCTAAAATCTATCAACCAGTATTATAATAAAAGACTAGCATATTTAAAATCTAAATTAAAAGGCAATAAACAAGTATCAAGACAAATAAGATCGTTAACCAACAAAAGGAATAACAAGATCAAGGATTATCTGCATAAAGCCAGTAGGGTATTGATTAATCACGTAGTCTCCAATGGCATTAATACGATCGTAATCGGTCATAACAGATGTTGGAAACAAGAGATCAATATCGGAAAACGAAATAACCAGAACTTTGTATCTATTCCTTTTAATATGTTTATCTCAATGATATCATATAAAGCTACACTTGATGGGATCAATGTTAAGATCGTTGAGGAATCCTATACCTCAAAATGTAGTTTTTTGGATAACGAGAAGATTTGTAAGCATGAGGAATATGCCGGAAGACGTATCAAACGAGGATTGTTCAAGACATCTTCCGGCAATATTATTAACGCCGATATCAACGCTGCATTTAACATCATTAGAAAATCGGCAAAAGAAGCCTTCGATGTAAGTATCTTACCAGAAGGTAGAGGGTTTTGGTGGAACCCGGTACGGATTTCCGTATAGATATATATCATTTTACAATTTTAGTGTAAAATGGTATATAATCACCTAAGCTAAAACATGCATGGTCTGTAACGTATAGAGACATAGACGAGATCCCTATATATTGGAGTAGCGAGAGACTTCTTGTAGACACATTGTTTTCGATGATGATGGAATTACTTAAACATAAGATTATATGAGCATAAAGCAAATAACAAAATTAAGGTACAAAACGAAAAATAAGCCTCCTATAGAAGGGGTTCCTCTTTTAGGATACAACAAAAAATATAGCTGTCCGTGGGAAGTAATGTACAGGAGAGGGGATAAGTACTACACCTGCATGAAGTATGATGCTGAATTTGAAATATATCCACCGGAAGAATATGAATATTTATATCCATGAGAACATGAAGCAAGTAACAAGAATAAGATACAAAACGGTGGATAATCCACCTATGGCCAATGTCCCTCTTATAGGATACAGCAAAAAATATGACTGTTGGGTAGCGTTAGTATACAGAAAAGGGGGTAACTATTACACCAATATGGAGTGCGATGTTGAATACAAGACATCCCCTCCAGATGAGTACGAATACGTATATCCGTGAGAACTAGAAGGGATATATTTATATTTAAGCATGATTAATATTATTTTTATATTATTCATGCTTTTATTTTTGTTTAAATCTTACTTTTGTATCAACATTAAAAACCAGATTATTATGGATGGAGACAAACAAAAAGTCAATGAACTTACAATGAGGACGCTGGGTTCTCATTATGGCGGATATGCCTATGTAAAGGTAAAAAATCGTCAAGCTGATGTAAAGATAGATTGGAAGTTGTTGAGAGCTATAAAAGAAGGAGAGGTGGAGATAGACAACGAAAAATACCATCTATCCGGGATAGAGTATGTAGCTAAAAGATATCAGGACATGTTTTACGCTGGTCGTGATATTTATTATTTCAAAGGCATAGGAGGGCATGGGATGACCGATCTTCTTAGAAACGCTATAGATGATTTACTAGACACCATAAGTAGTAGAGAGGCTTATCGTAGTGCAGAGCATAGAATGTACGCCCAAATGAATCAACTTACTGAAGCGGGAGCCATGATCGGCTTGGCTATAGAATTACTAACATCTAATATCCGTCATAGTTATGGAGAAATTAATTTTGAACGATATCCAAGACCTGTGGAGGTGGAGGGAGAAGATAAACATTGATGACTTCAAAGAGGATCCTATGGCTGAGGATATGCCATTATATTTCCCGTGCGCCGTCGTATGGCATGTGAATTGGGGTGAGCATGACGCTGATAATTATATATGTTATGGATTTGTTTATGTAGCAGAAATATTAGGGATATGAACATTAAAAAACAGATAATTCTTGACGATAAAGACTATGAGCGATTAGTGCACGATGCTAATCTCAGTAATGATGAGATAAAAAGCAAAATCGCCAGCGCTCTAACCACTGATATGGTATTTAGTTTCGATTTTGATGTAAACAAAAAAGTTACGGGGAATACGAGGATCGAAAGCGCCACCCATAATCTAGGATATAATGAATATGATAATATCGTAAGGGCTAGAGACGAGAATATTCACCATGCTGTTTATACAGCTATATATGATTATCTTGAGAAAATAAAGAGAGATAATAATGAGCTAAGCGCAAAAGATTGGATATTATTTACATCTATAATCTTATTCGTTTTTGGGATGGGATTTGCAGGTGGATGGTTGGCATTTAATTGATTAAATCATGGGTAATTTAAAAGACATACAAGATATAACCGGTCTTACGTCAGAAGCTATATTCAATATACGTAAACCTGTTGATTATATGTGCAGTGATATAGACAGTCATATAAAAGATATCAGGGCACAATGTGATTATATGATGGATGGGGATGAGAAGGATGTTAAATACTATTCAAAATCAATCAAATCAGACGTAGATTCTTATTTCGAAGACATACAGTCAAAGGTCGAGAATCTCCGTGATTGGGGAGAGCAGTGGAAAGCATTGGCTAAAGACTTGTTTAATGAGTTGCTGGAAATAGATAGCGATAATACTATAGACAGCTATCTGTCTTATGAGGCATTGGAGAAGATTAAGGAACATTTAAAAAATCAATAGATATGAGCAAATTGCTATTTTTCGATTTAGAGACAACCGGTGTTAAGTTCTGGAGAAACGGGATACACCAAATAGGAGGGATCGTGGATATCGACGGGCAGGAGGTCGAGAGGTTCGACATCCGCCTAGCCCCGAACCCTGCCGCCACGATAGAGCAAGAGGCGCTGGACGTGGCCGGCGTTACCTTGGAGCAAGTGCAGTCGTATCAGCCTATAGAAGAAGGGTACAGGCAGTTAGTTGGTATATTATCCAAATACGTGAATAAGTTCGATAAGAGGGATAAAATGTATTTGGTGGGGTATAACAACGCTGGATTCGACAACAACTTCCTACGGGCTTTATTTACCCAATGTGGGGATAAGTATTTCGGATCATGGTTTTATCCTAACTGTATGGATGTATATGTTATGGTGACACCGTTCCTGATGGGTGTAAGAAACGATATGGAGAACTTTAAGTTGATGACCGTAGCCAGAACTATGGGTATTGAGATCGACGAGAATAAGCTCCATGACGCTACTTACGATATTGAGCTGACTAGGGATATCTTCTACCGTATAATCAGTAAAATGGATGTAAGGTTATGAGAGATATTCTTGAGGCGATGCACGACTATCCGGATGAGGCGCTTGGGTTGTGTTTCTTTTTGATAGTGATTGTCTGGTTATTATCAGGTATATTCGAGAAAAATGGATGATAAGATTGATGAGATACTGGATCTCCTGAGATCTCAGAACGAGATGATTAAGGATATTCATGACTACGTGAAAGAAGTTACCAGCGAGAAGTATATAGGAGAATCTAGGATGACCAGCTTCTCTATTAACTTGGCCGCTGATATACTTACCGAAGCCATTAGCCCTAAGATAAAGGAGATGATGGTGAATTTATTAAGGGAGCAGGGATGGAAAACTGAGTAGGATATGGGAACATATGAGAAGAAGGTAAATCAGTTAAAAGATTTGATGGTAAGGAAATACAAATCGGCTTACAACAAATCCAAGGAAATGGACATAGATATAAGCTCGATGACATATCTTCCAGAACCGGACGTATTCAATGTTATGTACACTGAGCATATGTCCGTTATTCTTGATCGGGTTAATAAGATCATAGATGATAACAAGGATAAGCTTAAGAATCCGACTTGTTCTACATGCGTACATCTGCATGATAATGATTGGGCGAAAAGATACGGGAAGGTATGTTGCTCTATTTGGCAAGTGTGCGACCATTATATAAACCCTAATAGAAAATATAATAGGGAGCAAAAGACTTATGCGAGACGGCCAAGCAATAAGGCTTGTCCTAATTATGAGTATGGTGATGATAATTTTGAAAACAGAAGAAGATGTATAAAAGAAAAGAATACCCAATAAAGAGCTATGTGCCGATGCGCACCAACAAGGATAGGACGTGTATCTGCTGTGGCGATACGATCCCAGCCGGCAGCAGCAGGATGATACCTAGACACGCCAAGGCAAATCACGGTCTATGTTTCCCGTGCTTCAGGAAATGGAGAGATACCGGAGGAGATCTTAAGCTTATGAACAACCCCGGAGATGCGAAGAAAGAGCATGTCATACATATGTCTAATATCCTGAAAGGGAATTGTGATATAATAAAAGGTCGAAAGCTTTACGTGGCTTTTAAAAAGGCGATAAACGGTGGAAAGAAGATCGTTATCAAATTTGACACTGATCAACCGATATCTATGTCAACAAGAGTCATGAATCCTTCATTCGGGGAGATTATGGATGAGTATGGCAAGGACATATTCCAAGGTAATCTCAAACTGGTAGATGTACCAAAAGGAGTTAAAGATTTGATAGTTAACTATATAGAAAAATATAGCAAGTTATGAACCTAAAGACTTTCATATTTATGATGCTGATGTTCAGGGAAATATATCAAATCCCAAGGAACATACAAACATATTTGAGTATAACGATGTGGGTGTTGATAGCATGGATGATCTATAGCTTAGTGATATTGATATGCGCGTTGATAAGATAATTGACTTGGTCATAATCTCCCATAGGGATACATGCCCGTTCTTGTCAAGGGACGGAGATAAGATGTGTAAGCATCTAAAGGATTGTGATATGGATTGTGATTACATGAGTAGTTTTATCGAGAAAATTAATAACATGAAATATGAGAATAGGTGATGTAATATATGATAATGATACCGTATTGATAGCATCAGCGAGTTTCAATAAAGAAGAACCATGCAAAGAGTGCTTCTTTTATGACGGGCATGAATGTCAATCAAATCGTTATATAGAATGCTGGGATAAGAGCATCAATAAAGATCTTATTATGATACCATTTGAAAATAATAAGGTACAGGATAGTAAGATGATGGATCATTCATCTAAAACAGTGACAAGCAAAACAGGTAAGGATCTTTTATCAGCCTTAAGTAGACTATCGTCAATTACCGGTGATGAGACTAATGATATGGCAGATACAGCATCACGAACTTTATTCAGCTCATTAAGCATGCTGGATATTAATAAAAAATTTTTTAGTCTAGGTATAAGACTAGGAGTTAAAGGAGCTGCGATAAGCATACATAGATCATTATCATCTAATAATGATGTTAGCATTAAGGACGTTATAAAAGAGATTATAAATAGCATAGAATATGATGAAGATTAAAATAGGTATTATCATCATCCTATCTCTTATCATGATAGGATGTAAAGATAAAAAAGAAGAAGATGTTGATTATTATCCTAAAACTGTTTATGTAGATGATAGGGGTAATAAAGTAACCATGTTGAATGATTCTATTTTAATAGTATGCACATGCCTAGAGTATCCAGAGAAGTATAAAATGGAAGTAATTAATATAAAGAACAAATAGATGGTTATAAACAACAAACAACTTTACAAAATAACCTTAACAAGGGAGCAACTGATGTTGATCTCACAATGCGTGGAAGACATCAGTAGATTTGCGGCGGGTGACATGGATCTACAGCATACAACAGATACGTTGATAGATGATATGGATAGGACGGAATCGCTGGGGATAAGAAGCTTTATAGTCAATAACTCACGAGCGATAAGAAGAAGGTTGTTCCCAGATCTTGAGGATTTTGAGCATATAGGGTACGATGGAGGCAGTAAGGATAAGATAAATAGGAAGAGACTTATCGGCAACACCTACCAGATATATAGGTCGATATTACATCAATTGGCCATTAACGAGGACTGGAATAACGTGTATAGTGATATCACGTTACCTTCAGGCGATATGGGAACAATTAAAGTGGAGAGGATTGACGATGATAAGGATAACGACATTTAACGATACTAAAATATGAGCTTATTTGTATGCGCTAAATGCGGTTGTGTTGATAATACCGCCACGTCTAGCTACTGGATGTTGACAAACGAGTATATGGTGGACAAATTCGAGTATGCCAAGGGACTACAGCCGTACAAGGGGATGGGGTTGTGCAGCGAATGCGGGAGGCTGGCTACCAGCCCAGACGGCCGTGATGTCGTGGTGCCCGGAAAATGGCACGGGAAGTTCCCGAAGGAGAAAGCTACCGAAGAGCAGTTAAAGAAAATAGGATATAAAAATTTGATAAGATGAATAAGACGAATAAGGTAAGAAAGGGAGAAGTTAGAATATACGGAGGAAAGACATACGTGGCTATTCCGGAGATAAAAGAAGATCATTGTGCAGGATGTTGTTTTTATAACGAGGGATGTTGTTCAATACGTGACTTTGATCATATCGATTTCCCTGATTGCCATAATAGCGGTATGATCTGGATGCAAAAAGAAATTAATATGAGCGATATCAAAGAAAAGGCTATCAAATTAGCCATAGATGCCATGAAGCCCATACCGATATGCTCATCACCATGCTACAATATAAGTGATAACAGATCGCCGGAGGAAAAGCATGAGGAGGAAATGAGGTTTTGTAAGGATCTTAACGACCTTAGATGTGAGATGCTTATTGATATGGCTAAGAAAATAGAAGAGTATTTATTACAAGATATATAACAACCTTAAAAAATCATTATATGGACATTGAACTTTGCAAGAAAGAATTTTTCTTATTAGATGAAGAACTGGAAAGTTTTAAAGATTTTTTGAATGATCCTACAAAAAACATCTATCATTCTATTGATGGAGTAAAAATTGTCAAATCAGAAAATGGGGAACTTTGTGGAGTAGGTAGAATACCTCATCGTCTAAAAATCGTAAAATAAAAAAAATGACGTTATTATGGCTACTAAAAAACAGATATTAGAATCAGATGAATTACTTCAGCAAAAAAGAAAGGCTTATCATCTTTCAGATGAAGGATTCGAGGAATATAAAAAGTTCTTGTCAGATCCCGATCAAAAGAAATTCTGTTTCAAGGGATATTATTATGTAGAGGTGAAGGAGCAGGATGATAAAGAGCTATCAGGATTAATGGGACGAGTAGTATACGAATAAGGTAAGGTAATGTATAAGGGCTGATAACAAAAGAAGGATAGGATGATAATCGCCTATCCTTCTCTTACTTTAATCAAATATCTTGCCGCCAAAAGAGATAAAAGACTCTCTTGATTTAGGTATATTCCTGATATTATATAACGTTTTCTCAAATCCCTTCCTAGTCATATAGACCGTATTCCTGATCCCAGTATCCGTATTGTATCTGTAATGCGCATAACCCTTCTTCATAACATTCTCTGTTAATATCCATTCTCTTTTATTCTTGTAAAAGAAACCTTGCTCTTGTAAAAACTCTCTTAAAGATCTTTCCGCTATATCACATCCATGAGACTCCAACTCTCTCCGAACGTCACGGATCAACATATCATCACCTTTGTCATTGGCCATAATAGCTGTTTCGGCGAATCCTACCTTAGGAGCCTGCTCTTTGATAATGTTATCGGATATTCTCTTAGCCTCCTCTACCTCTTTCTTGGCCTCAGCTAACGCCTGTTTCTCTTTCTCGGATGCCAACAACGCTTCCAATGCTTCTATATAATTATGTGGAAGATTCTTCTCCACGGATTCTTCCATCTTATTGAAAGCATTTACCGCACCATGAAACACACTTCTATATACATCAAATACTCTTCTTTCTTTTCTTGCTATTAAATATTCCATACAAGACACAGAAATCATATACACAATCGTAGGTCTCCCACCAACTGGGTTTTTGCCATTTTGGGTAAAAACTTTATAATCAATATCTTTAATAAACCCATTATCACCAGTAAGCACTCTAACAGCCTTGCCCTTATCAGAATATATCAAAGGCCAAACATCATCTAAATTAACTGGAAAATCTTCTCCGGATTCAACTAACTCAAGAACCTTCTCAAAATACGATCTAATAGACAAATCGTCATTTAAAACAATATTACACATAATATAAAAATAGGCCCAAAAGGAAATGCCGGATCTCACCTCGACAAATCCTAATGAGCCAAAAATATCTTACACATTGAATGACCTTGAAGTGAGATCCCGTCATTCATTGTTTCATGATGCAAATATAGCCAATCAAATTGTCTTAAACAATTGACTGGCTATTTTTTTCGTCATACTATATCGGTTATCTTCCCCTGTCAAAGTACCAATTAGCGTCCTCCCCAGACTCGTCCTTATCCCTACCTCCTAAGAAGAATCCCATCGTCATGCCGTTGGTCATCAACCAGTAGTCGGATGTCTGCTTAATATCCCTAGCCGTCTTGATATTATACCATTGCTTACCAAACGAGAACTTCATGAGCTGCCTCCATAGCTTGCTCTCGCCCTTATACACTCCGGTCTGGACGGTAGCGAAAGGATCCCAGTTTCGAGGATCGGTAAGATCACCCAACTTACGGGCCGTAACCAGCGGATCCTGTAGCATGTCTATGGCGTTAAGCTCCATGAACGGGGATGTCTGGGAGGCGATCTCATTGATCGTCCTAAACCCTATATAGGTAATGAACTGCCCGAACCAGCTATCCTCATTATCCTCCCTATATCCCATCAATGCCCGTCCTATGGCCATCATCGTAGCGAATACCGCCATGTTGATAATCGATCTCTTGATATTGATCTGCTCGTAGGGGGTAAGCTTATCATACTCTTCCTTAAGCACGTCATATGCCTCTCCCATCCTGCCCTCGGACATCGATCCATAGACATTACCGGCCAGTCTCCATAACGTTCTCATATATCCTTCCTCAAACTGGTTGGTTTGGAAATTGAAACCGGCTTTCTTATACGCCCGCTGTACGGCCAATATAAACCATCCACGGTGAGGCAGCACCATATTAAGGATAGCGTTCCGGCTAGCCCCCACCCGGTTCTGCTCGTTCAAGGCGCCGTCGCAGATCTGCACCATACTTCTGACCCTACTAGATAATGTAGGTATGTATCGGTCTATAATATCCTTGTTAGCCTCGTTCTTAGCCACGATCTTTCCGTCCTTGACATCTACCATGTTCCACATAGAATAATCCCTTAAACGCTCCCAATCGCGTTTAGCCTCGTTAGCGGACATATTCCTGTCCTTCATCATCATCTCCTTGAAATTGGAGTATGACCAGAACTGACCTTCGTATAGGCGGGTATCATCCATGACCGAGATAATAACCTGCGGATCCAACGGGGAGTTAAGAACCTCCATCATCTTAAACGGCAGGTCCCGGAATAAGGTTCTCCAGATCTTGTTATACGCCGCCGATCGTACACGGTTGCGGACATTGAATACGCCTAGAGCCTCTCCAACGACATATAATTTGTTGGTACGGTTTATATCCCCGATCTCCGACACGTACGTACTTAATTGCTTCTGAGCTTCCCCATAGGCGTATTTCATGGAGTCCTTGCTTATATACTGCCCTACCATACCTTCCAAAAGGAAGTTGGCCTGCCCGGTAAGGGCGCCGGTAGCCGCGACGAATGTGGAGAAGCCTAAGTTGGATTTGGATACGAATTTGGTAAACATAAGAGCCAGCTTATTAAGATCGACCTTATAATTACCTATATTCCATTCCGCCCGCTTATTGTTTATCCTGACGTCATAGATACTGGCGTTAACCCAATCTTGGAACATCCTATAGGCATGCGTTGCCTCTGGGTTCTTACCGCCGTCGTATTGTGTCTCCAGCATCATGTTCCTGTATCCCATGACATCATCCAAAGCCGCTCTCTTATGCTTGTAAGCGGCTGCTTGTAAGGATAACATGGAATAGGAGTACGCGAAATCATGAGATACGTCATCGGCATTCTCTAGCTTACTCAGATAGTACTTGGGGATCATGCGATATTTGTTATCGTTCTCATCAAGCTCTCCTAGGTCTTGCCCTTGACCGTGTATAGGGTCATCCACCCTCTCGCCAACAATATCACGCACGGCGTTGCCGATGGCCGCCTTCGGGTCAACCCCGGCCTGCACCATCCTCTCCACGCCGCCCTTGGATATTTGTGGTATCTGGTAGATGTTCCTGAACCGCTCGTCATAATCCTCCATAGCCCTACGGCTTATGTTAAGCAGCTCCTTCCTCATCTCCCACTTATCCTTATTGATCGTAGCTTCCTCCCCCTCGTTGGTAATACCGTATTTCTTGAAAAAAGCCTCGTTCTTGTACTTATCGAACCTAGGCGTATGATATCCATAACCCAGATCGGGATTATAATTAGGATTACGGAAAGAACTCTCGGCATCGGCCTCTTCTAGCCACTGGTTATTGATCGATAAGTCAATCATATTAATATCGAACCCGAAACGGGATACGCTCTCTTCCTTTGATATACCATTTTCCATGGCATCAAAGAACTCGGATACCTTATACGTACCGTTATTTATCTTCCTGACGAAGCCAGAATACCCCTTGGGAGAGTATTTTCTCATATAAGGATATAGCCGAGTTCTGGCGTACTCGATAAGTATACTATTAGCCTTACCCATAGCTATATCATTAGCCAGCTTATCACTGAAATCAGGACCGTATTTCTTTCTTAAGAACAATGTCTCTATGAACGTCCATGACGGGTTCTTCCGGGATAGCTTGGAGGCCATCCGCTCCACTTGGCTGCGGGAGCGGGCGGACATATGCTCCTTGGCGAATTTAATTTCATCCATGCCATTGTCGTACGCCATGGCGTCCCTTAGAGCGTTACGGTAGGAATCCGTGACTCCACTCTCCACCGTATCAGGCATATCCATCTCAATATCCTCAGCGGAAGCGGCGGCATTAATGACGCTCTTAGCTTCTGCCAGACGATCATACAACTCGTTTATCTTCCTTAGCGACGCCGACCCGCGCAGCCTGTCGAAATCATATTCCCCGTATCTCGTGCTATCCCGGTACTGGATAAGCAAAGGCCTTAGCTGGTCATTGATCTCGTTTATTGTCGCCATCGCCTCCTCTACCTTCTCTATTCTTGATGATGATACAGATTGCTCCGTGATCTTATCAACCAGATTCTCGTAATAATCACCCTCCTCGGATCCCCACATATCCTTGGAGAAGCCAAGATGACCGCCAGCTAGCAGGAACTCAAACGCAGCCTTGCCGCCCTCGGACCGCTCTATCCCACGAAGTATCTCCTTGAACTCGGCGGAAGCCTTACGACCCTCGTTGGTATTCCCGAACTCCTCGGCCCACGCCTCGTCCCATGCCTTGATCTCCTCGGACATCATCAGAGCCTCGGATCCCTCTTCCTTTGGTGTCCCATCGGAATACCACTCGCTCTTGGCTATAGCCCTGTCACGTAAAATATCCAGATAAGATCTCCAAGCTATAGGATCGGATTGAAACGCCTTCCAATCGACCTTCCCATTCCTCACGAACTTATCCATAGCCACATACCTGCTCCTGCGGATACGGGTCATGAAATCGGACGTAGCTTGCGATACCCTACGACCCAGTCTTTCCTCGACCTTCTTATTGACTTTCTCGATCTTATCGTAATAAGCCTGCACCATAGGTTTCTCCCGGTTCTCATCCAACCACTTATTTATCGTATCCAGATACCGTTGCTGATCCTCGAACGTCATGTCCGAGATATCGAAATTCTGGATGGTAGGCTTGAATATATGATATACCTCCTTAGTGATAGGCTTATCCCCGTCATATCCTACTATGTCGTCACGGGTCTTCACCTTAAGGCCTCTATCGGATAGAAGAAGGTCGATAAGTTGTTTCTCGGTCTTACCCGTAACATTCTTAAGATCATATATATCGATAATAGCCTTAGCCTGCTCGGTCCTGTATAGTAAATCGTATTTGGCGAAATCACGGGACGAGTCAAGGTAATCCGAGTTCTTCCCATTTATCTTCTGTATAAGATCCTCATTATCCTTTATCCCCCATCCACGCTCTTTCATCATCCTAGTCATCTTATTGATATTAGATATACCTTCGATATGGGCTTCATTATGGGCCTTTGCTAGACGTTGGCCTAACATACCTAAAATAGCGTTACCACTATGCTCCAGCGTACCAAAGAACCGGGACATGACATTGATATCCTTATGGATGTTATTTATCAACTTCTTTATCCCATTCCAATATCTTTCCGGGATATTAAACATCCTGAGCTGTCCATCCAGCCAGTCCTCATTACGATCACTTCGAAGAGCATTTATATCAGACATGGATGTCTCAGCCATACGTAATATATCATCCATATCCTCTACCATGCCAACCTTATTGCTGCCATAATAATCAGCCGCCTGATTATTGACGAATCCACGAAGGTTCCTGATCAGAGGAACTATCTCCCCATATACGTTATCGATAACCTGTATCGTCTCATAATCCAATCCTTTTCCGCTCTTACGTAGGCTACTGGCGACAGTGACCAAATACTCCACCTCAGCCTTGGCGGTCGCTATGACGCTCTTGGTGGATAATAGGTTGTTATTCTTATTTAGCTCACCCCCGACTTGTCTTACCTTCTCGCCTATATCACGTAGAAGGGAGATACTCTCACCGATCCTCTGGCTTTGGCTTGACCTCATCCTCTGTAACCTAGTGTATAGCCTCTCCAATGACCTCCCGTTCTTGATCAACTTATTAGCCACGTCAACATCCGATAATGAGTACATGAGATGGTCGCTATCCTTTAACAGAAGCACGTCAAATGCGCTTGGATCATCAGCTAACGCCGACTCCTTTATCCTATCAAGAACCTTATTCAAGTCTGATCTTTGGGTAGAGAAGAAATTCCTTATAGCCCGGATTATCCTGCCAAACAAGGAGAGCTGGGCGTCCTCGGACGAGGCCAGATCCTCCACCGCCTGTTCCATGCCCGGTACGAACCGCTGGGCCAACGTCTTACCTAGGATCTCCCGCTTCACCATCCGATCCAGTTCCTCCCCTTGGTATTCCTTCCCATACACCTCATAGTAACGACCGGCGAATTGATTCCATAATGGCGTGCCGACAACAGAGTCCAGAACCTCGTCAATCTCCTGTTGGTTACGGTAAGTATCGATCAAGAAATGAGCCACCTCCTCATTAAGATCCTCTACCGTAGCTCCCTCAGCCAAGGCGATAACCCCATTGGCCATATCGGACAATGCCCTAGCCGAAGGCTCGACACCATTACGCATCTTATACTTATCCATATACTCAGACATACCCATCACACGGATACCTAACGTGGATAAGATGTTGGTGATATCAGTCCTGTTCTGAAGATCCTCCGCCTTCTCGTTCTCAATAACCCCACGGACATTACTTCCGTACAAGGCGTTATCCTCCATCATCAACGACAAGGCTAGCTCTATGAACCCATCATACTTATTATTAAGCTCCTCAAACTTACCTTGCCTTAACATGCCCTTGATCTCCGATCTGCTTACCGTAACCTTCTCCCCCGATGTCGTGATAAGATCAAGATCATTACTTACCTCCGTATCAAAACCTATAGAACCCAATACGTTCATTTCGGAGGACTGACTTCCAAACCTATTCCTTAGCCTAGACAAGGCATCCATAGCGTTATAGATCTTAAGACCATCGGAGTTGCCGGCCCCTGTAAGATAATACCTATCCCCTAACCTTATACGCTCCCCGCTCAACAGACCTTTCTTGATAAGGTAATTGACAAACCCTCCACGGGTACTTATATTAGAGTCTGAGCTGATGCCAAGGACCGGGATGAACGAATCACTGTTGTTAAGGGTTATGGAGGACGAGCCAAAGGAGATGTCAGCCGTGCCGGACGGGACGTCGCTCTCCTCGACACTGCCGGCCAAGAACCCGGCCTCGATCCGCCCGCCGGACGAGCCTTTTATGGCGTTGGCGTAAGAGTCGTGTATCTTGCCGTCATCCGATCTAAAGAATAGGCGAGGCTCACCGGAATCATATACCAATCTTGAAGATGGAGGAGTATAATTCTCAATATCATTTAAAGGCAAGACATTGCCGGAGAATATAATCTCACCATCTATATTTCCACCCTTCACCCTAATATTAGGTCGTTGCCCGGTAAAAGCGCTTTCCACGGCCTTCCATAGCATACGGGCTGTCTCCTTAATATCTATATTCTCCCTGATAGCCCTTATATCATCCCATGACGCCTCTTTCAGTATCGTATCGCCAATATTATCCTCGTTTATGGAATCCAGATCCACCCCCTGTACCGTGGACGTATCTACCACCACCATATCATTGACATCACCTACCTCTCCGGAGGTAAGATAAGCCACGACATTGTCACTATTCCCAAGGCTTCTGGCCAACGCCGGGGCATCCATATCGCTTATGGCGGACAAGACCTTGGCTGACATAAGTTGCCCCCACTCGCTGGCGCTAAGTCTGGCACTTATGGATCTGGCCGCCTCCTTATTCCTTGGTGCGGATCTCGTCCAGTCTCCGAACTTAGACCTGAACTTATCGTTATAAATAGTCATATAAGCTTCAGCGGCCTTATTAAGGTCACTTACGGCGGCTATACCCGCTATCTTATCGAACAAGGTAGATACCTCGCCGGAAGGAGTCAAGACACGGGCTATCTTACCTTCCTTATTCCTTTTAATTACGCAACTGCTCATAAATAAATGTTTTTCACAAAGATAAATAAAAAGCCTCCACGAATAAGCGGAGGCTGATATTCTTGTATCCCTTGTATGAATTTATAGTCTAATCCATATCCTTGTTGTTGATAAACTCACCAACACAATGACCCGCAAAACCGGCTATATACGCGGCGTGTTCATCCTCTCCGACCTTAAATCCAAGCGACATATTACAGAACTGGCACACGCTCATGGCTATATGGAACGACTCATGACATATATTTCTCATCTTATATCATCGTCACTAGAAAAGTTCCAAAGTATAGCGAATTGATCGTCATTATCCCTATCCCTTACCAAATTCGCGAAAGACGCCTCCTTATCCATATCATCTTCATCTCCCCATTTCCCCTCGTGTTCAGGTTCCATATTCTCGAAACGATCACACAACGTCTTATAATCTAATCCAACCGTGATAATCAACTTTAACGGATATATCACGAAATCAAATTTCTTTTCTCTCACGTTACTAAAATTATTAATTTTATTTATTAAACTCACATTCATATCACAAGATGTTTACTCTAACCGGGTTAAACGCCAACTCACTATCGATTATCTTACTTACGTAAGAATCACCGAATACTTTCCTACCAATCCCTATAGCTCCATTGATATCAGCATTTAGCAGCTTCCCTATAGAGCTTTGGAATAATCCACGTTTCTTTCTTTTACCTAGATAAACATCATGCTTGCACAGTTTCTCAAAAGCCAGATGATCCACTTTGGAGGTATAGGATTCCTCGTGGACTTGAAAGTCTATTCCAACCAACTTACACTTATAGGATATCTTTTCAACAAGTTTTGAGAATGGAATCTCAACGAACTTCTGGTTTATCCTCTTTCCTAGATTTATTCCATTCTTCCATCCTTTATTCAAACCCACAACAAGATTCCCAATATTGTTTTCAATACAGATATTTACAATAAATCTGCTAACCTTGTGGATTTTATCTTCAATCCAAAAATTCCTATAATTATTTAGCCGTCTAAGTCTCTTTGAAGTACCCTTATCGCCAATATACGACATCAACCTAGCTCTCTTCTTATTATACCACTGATTGAAGGACTTGATAATCTTGCCGTTTACAATGAAAGGCTTGATACCTACATTACTGATGCATGTGCATAAATTATTCAATCCCAAATCAATCGAAAGAACATTATCCTTATTCAAGTTTAAATCCTGTTCCTTCTTCTCATAAATAACCTCAACCACATAGCATGTGGCTTGAGGGATTATCCTAACCTGACATAATTTGTTATCTCCTATATTTGTTTTGATTGGTGAAATTATATTTTTGATAAAATGGATATAACCATCACTCTTAAGCCTGCAAGAAGAAGTGGTAAAGACTACCATATTCTGCTTCTTGCCTCGTTTGTACTTCGGCAATTTTGGTCTTGATAAAAATTTAGAAGGATTCTTCTCATATTCCTTCTTTGATTTCATCCAAGACTTTGTTACCGAAAACACTTGAGCTACGACTTGTTGGGACACTACTGATGGTAGATTCCTAAAATCAACCTGATTCTCCTTACATAATTTAGTAGAAAACTCATATTCATTTATGTAATCTCCGGAAAATATACCTTGTCTGACGTTGAAAAGAACATAATTATACAACAACCCGGATTTGAGGCATACATCCTCAAACCGGTTGTCTTTTATGATATGTCTCTCAACTAATCTCATTCTTAATATCTTATACCATAAATATAAACATTCTTTATGAAATAAATAATTTATTCAACTATAATCCCCTTAATTTTTCTATAACCTCAAAACACATCTTACACTCAATCCTACGATACAACTGCCTTACGCCATCTATCGTAGTCCAATAACGACCACCCTCTCGGTGCAGGAACTCACTCATTACCTTAGTGTCAGCCACATCATGTAGATCGTATGAGTCAAAACATAACTTACATATATCGTCAAGATCAAAATAAGTAACCTTATTATACGACATACAACGGATTTGTCTCCCATCAGGAACCTGAACATCGAAAACATTTATCTTCTCCATATTAAAAAACAGAGGGATGCCGATCCCATCACAGACCGGTATCCCTTATAATAAATTAGCGACGAAAAGCATGGTGATGGACATGCGCCACAAATGTAATTACAAAATTCGTAAAAACAAAATATCAAGGACAATCACCTATGCATTCGCACGGAGCATCGCTTTTCAAAACCCCATACACCCGATTGTCGCTAGTCAGCCATCGTTTGCCGTCACTCGTAATATAAGCCTGCCGGCATCCCTCCTGATTCACCGTGAGCGTCTTCTTAATACCTTTTGGAGTTGTTATCTCCAGCTCAAGAGTCCGATCAAGACCGTTGTTCATCACCGAGCCAAAGGAAACGGGGGCGCTTCCGGCCCCGGACCCCGGACTGACGGTCAGAGGCTGGTCCGTTACCTCGCCTACCCCGTCCTTCCAATTAATATTCAAATCATTAGCCATAGTTGTATTATTTTTGTTCTATTGCAAAGATAGCAAAACAAATAAACCCCAACCGGCTTTAGTCGATCGGGGTCTGAGTAAGAGAAAAGAAACTGATTATCGTCCCATCATTCCCAATACGGTTCTAGCCGCAGCTTGCGCCCATGTCCAGCTGTCATTAGATGTTACGTTAACCGTCTGTTGAGTACCATTTACATCCAAGTTAATAGTCTCCTTGTCAAGCTCGATAGTAGAGTCTCCAACGGCTTGCGTTACCGTCACGTTGGCTATCTGGCCACCAGCGGCAGTTACCTTCAATGTAGCTGTCAGTTCCTCGATCGTGACGTTGGCCGGTACGTCCGAGATCGTGATGCTCCAAACGAACTCGCCAGCGGCTCCGGGATCGTCGGCGATAACCGCTCCGTTAGCCGTAGTCTTTCCAGCCGCCGTGTAGTTAGCCGGGAGCTGTAACGTAAGCCCGTTCTCCTCATCCGGCGTGACCGCGAACGTAAGCTTAGTACTGTTAGACTTACCGGTGATGGTAACATTACCACCTGTCTTTTGTACGGAAGCGTTAGGGCTGTCTGATCTTACTACCTCAGCAGCCGCTGCCTGATTAACTACCAACGCCTTCTTAGCCCCGCCGTTCGTGGTGACCGTAAGGTTGATAGTGCGTTGAAGACGACCGGTGTGTTTCTCACCGGAGAAATTAACCGCCTGATCTCCTGATCCTGATACCGGGTCGACGGTTACGAAACCAAATTTTTGTGATGCCATATTCAAATAACTTAAAAAATGTCTTTTTATTATGCCAAAAATAACCTGTATCTAATTACACTCCAAATACGGGGGGGGGGTAGATACGACTAGCCCTGTACAACCTCAACATACAACCCGATCAAGTCCTTTAGATTATGACTAAGAGGAGTTCCACTATCCCTTGTGCATTTATACACGTCAGCGTTCTGAATGTAATATTTATCCTTAAATATCTCCATAGGAGGGAAATAAGGGATAGGATCACCTATAGTCCCGGCATGCTCCTTGTCAACAACCTTATATAAGGAGGCCGTACTGAGTCCAGGCTCCCATTCTGACGATAACGTATGAGGCTGGATAACCTCGTAAAGGATATCCGTATCCTCCTTAACTACCCTAAGACAAAATCCGGTATCCACGGATAGCCCGAACTCCGCTCCTTCTTGTCCCCATATAGGAAATAGGACCTTAACATCCAATTTCTCGTTGGATGATAAGGATAAAGATTTGTCATTAACCAACATCCTAGAAAACTCGACAGCTACTTTTTGAGGATCGAGAGCATCCTTCTCCTTCGCCTGTTGCTGGATGTACGCCGTGGTAACACTTACCTTATCAGGATAGCCGGACTGAACATCGACAGCTCTCACCTGTTCTACGGTAGTGGCTATACTGATCTGCTTTTGCTTGTCCCCTAACGCCGACATAAGATCATTATCATACTTATCCATCATCCCGATCAAGATCTTGCCTTCCGTCATATCAAACTTCAGACCCATGATCGTTATCTTGCCAGCTATAGCCCCATCAGCCAAAGCGTTACGCCTATCATATTCAGGGATATAGATATTTTGGTCATCCAAGAAAAACTCATGAAGATTATTATTCTCATAAGTCCTGATCTCCTCATACTTAGCCGATTTCTCCTCATTAAGAAGCCTTGACTCATCCAGCTTAGCCTCGATAATCTCCTTGACAGTAGCTTTAGGATTAGCCTCCTTGAACGCCAGTTGCTCCTCCCCAAGCTCTATCCATGGGGCGGGAATACCTTTGGAGTAATCATCATAACTATAGCCCTTGGCGTAATTATCGTCAAGAGGCTCATCTTGAACCAACATCTTGGGATATATCTCCCTGTTTATATATGTAAAACTCATAGCTTATTAATCTTGTTCTTTAACGGCGATGCTATACTTGCCTGAAGCGTAACACCAGATATTTATCTCGAAAGGCTTGTTAGCCGTAGTGGTTATAGAAGTTCCGCTCATGCTGACATAATCCCCGGAATTAGGTATCGCTTGGGTGAAAGCCGCTGAGGGGACACACCTGATCATCAGCTCCTCCCCTACCTGCATCCCTGACTGCACGGATAGGGTGGTAGCGGCTGATAACGTAGCCGTGATACTTCTCTTGCTAATAGGCAGGTTAGCTAATGTCGTGACCGTATTAACTCCTATAAGCCTGTTCATGGTCTTCTTGTCAGCCGCCGCCATCAACCCGTTAGTAGACTCGTTGGCTACGGCGTATGTCGTGTTAGGAGGTGTAGCCCAAGTGCCATCTCCACGCATGAAACTGGATGTACTGCCATTAAGCTGTCTCAATAAGCCGTTAGCTGTAGTAGAGGCTAATCCGTATGTGGTATTGGTAGGCACTACCCACGTTCCATCACCACGAAGAAAAGATGCCTGCTTGCCAGCGGCTGGGGCCGGTACCAATCCCGCAGCACCAGCCGCCGAGGCCGTAGCCGCCTTCATATTGGCGTAGGTAGTATTCGTATCCTTATAATAGGGGATACCACCGACAATAGGACAAGCCGTATATCCAGAGGCGTTTGTCACGGTACTGCCGTTCTTGACCAATCCTGTGGACCCATTAGCTCCTACAATACCATACGTTGTATTAGTATCCGTCCAAGGCACGTTGACATACATCTTACCACTACTATCCAGCTCTACCGGATAATTCTTACCGTTCTCAGTATATCCGATCATCACCAATCCTAATGTCGTGGTATTGGCCTTGGCGTATGTGGTATTTGTCGGAACCACCCACGTACCATCGCCACGAAGGAAAGAGGTTTGCTTGCCGGCAGTCGGAGCGGGTACCAATCCCGCCGATCCTGCGGCTGAGGACGTCGCTCCACCCATGTTGCTATATGTGGTATTAGGAGGGGTTTGCCATGTCCCGTCACCACGAAGATACTTGGCTTGCGCTCCGGCGGCAGGTGCGGGGACCAAGCCGGCCTTTCCCGACGCTGAGGCAGAAGCGGCTCCCATATTGGTGTATGTCGTGTTGGTATCCGTCCACGGAACATTCACATACATCTTACCATTTCCGTCAAGAGCTACCGGATAATTCTTCCCATTAGCTGAGTACCCGATCTTAACAAGGCCCAGATTATCGCTCGTGGCCTGTGAGTATGTAGTGTTATTGTCAGTCCAAGGGACATTGACGTACATCTTGCCATTATCCAAGAGCACAGCGTAGTTCTTTCCATTAGAAGCATAGCCGATCTTAACCAATCCTAAGGTGTCGGCCGTGGCTTCATTATACGTTGTGTTATTATCCGTCCATGGAACGTTGACGTAAGCGTTGCCGGACGAATCCAGTTGCACCTTATAGTTCTTCCCGGAAGTCGTATATCCTACCTTAATACCGCCAAGAACGGTAGCGGAGGACGTGGGAGGGGTGAAGGTACTTGGTTTGCCCGTAACCCCGGACCAAGGCACGGAGGAAGCCTGACTGGCCGTGTAAGGCTCATACCCATCCTCACTGTTTAATTTAGACTCGTCTTTTATCAGATACATCTTACCTGTAGACTTGACCTTTACCGTATCACCGCTTTGAGCCGTAGCGGTGGTAAGGGCGAATCTAGCCGTATCATCAGCTACCACGATCAATCTCTCCAAAGCCGCCTTAGGTAACCTATCTATGCTGATGGTTCCGGACGCGATCTTAGAGGCATCAAAATTAGCCAATGTCGTGGAGATAGTTACGTTGCTTCCGAAGTCCGATGAGACACTACCGGTAACAGCCCCGGACAGCGCTATGGTCCTAGCCGCCTGTAATTTCGTGGCGGTAGGGGCATTATCTGTCTTAAGAGCATATTTGGTAAGATCAATATCATTAGCCTTATCCAAAAGCTGCTCTATCTGCTCGCCATTGTATTTACCTTGAAAATCTGCCATATTACAATTATTTTTTTTCAAATATAGATATATGTATCAACCCAAAGAAATCGAGGGGGGGGGTAGATGCGGGCAGGTGTTAGAAGCTGCCGTCCCCATGCAGGAATCCGCTACGGAATATAATAGCCTTGTCTTTAAGTTTCTGGACAGACTCCCATTCCCATTCACCCTCACAAGGCTTAACGACATACTTATTCCCCCATGTCTTGAATTTCCTCTCTATAACGAACATCTCCGAGTCTTTTAAGACATGGAAGATACTTCCGACAGGGAAATACTTATCAGTTCTCAATATAACTCGATGATGTCTCTCGTCATATTCAGGATCGCCTACGATACGTGCCTTATAAAACCGAAAATCATTCAACGTCTGATCCACTGGCTCTATCCAATAATACCCCTTACCCATTGCAGTTTGTATTTAATTATCTATATTTGCGGTGTAGTAACTCATAATGTTTTAAGTAATTTTCAACCAAAGGGAAAGGGTGTCCGTGAGGATGCCTTTTTCATTCCCGCCCACCCTACCATGAAAAAAAGATCTACCTCGAACAAATATAATCATAATAAAGCTACGGTCAAAAAGAAACCCTATCGGTATTCTATTGCCGACAGGGTTCTCCAACGTTGTATCAAACTAAATCATATCACTCCATTTGATTGTGTCACCGACGAAGCACCGCACCGCCAGATACCTTACGAACGCCGTCCCTTCCGGGGCGTCAGGGTCTTCCAGATAAGCCAAGACAGCCTTGACTATTTTCTGGTCGCAATCCAATACCTTAGGAAAGTAGTCGCTATAGAACATAGCGAACAGGTATTGGATATCTCCCCAAGTGGCGTTATCAGGTTTCTTGGCCCCGCATTTATCGAACATCTGCTTAGCGTCCTCCATCGTCCATCTTCTCTTGGACCCGTCGGCGTTAAGCATCTTGTCAGCGGCTTCCCTAGCCAGCTCCTTGGAAAAGTGATATCCATGGGTGTCTATATACCGCTTATAATCCGGGTCATCGGCGTCTGCTCCTCAGTAGTAACGACTCCTGCGTCCCCTGCGCATATACGGTTCGGTACCTTCGTACTCGTCACGGATGCCGCGCTCACCGAACCATCCCCTGCGATACATCTCGTCCTCACGTTCATGGAGTCTTTCACGTTTCTCAAGCTCACGCTCGTCACGTTCCAGCTCCCTCTCACGTCTTTCAAGATCACGCTCACGGCGTTCTAGCTCATCCATCCTACCGTCATGCTCCTTGCCATAATGGTCGTATATTCCGCCACCATAACCCATGTAAGTCCCATCCGAACGCCTGCTACGTCCACGGCCGCCTCTACGATCGTAGATCTCGTCATTGTAGTCCTCATCGTGACCGCCGCCTAAATCTATAACTCTCATTTTAACCTAATTTTTTAATTAACAACTCTTTTAGCTCATCGAAAGAGGATCCCATCCTATCGACTTTCTCCTCAAGATTCTTGATCTTCCGGTCTTGATCCTTAGTCTGCTTAAAAGCCGGATTGATTTCCTCAAGGATCGAATCACAAGCCTCTAGCGTCCTCCTATGCTTATCGATACTATCGAGAATATCGGAGCTGGTTCTCTTAGCGGCGTTAAGCTGGTTCATGATCGGATCGACCGAGCAGGCCAAAGTTATGTTATTGGACATAGCGACATCCCTGCTCTCCGGTACGACATAGGTCATGGAAGACCCGTTTATCTCCACGGTAAGGTCTATCACCCTATCCTGTAGTTGCTGATATTGCCCCATCTGACCCATCTGGGGTTGCTGGAACCTAGGCTCGGACACGTTAACCACATTCCCCATCCTGAACACCGGAACATCGGATGTATCCAGCGTATATACTTGAAATCCTTTCTTTAAGTCTCTAAACATATCTCGATTTTTAAGCGGGAGGGAATACCCTCCCATTAGACATCCAATCTAACCTATTCCTCATCAACAGTCGTCTCCGACGCCGAGGCGGAAGTTGTAGGCACACAGCAATCCATGAGCCTCAATACACCCCTTACCTTGTTGAAATAAACAAGGCGTTCGGTGTTGTTAACCATAGCCGCTCCGGTCACAGCCACGTTGATCGGATTCACCACAGCCACGCCGGTTACCGGGCAGCATGTGTCATCACCTACCGTGGATACGGTGCTGTTCGCTGGAATAGCTATCTGTACTGGCAATGTCTCGCCTGTTGTCGGAACCACCTGCCGGATTTTCAGCAGCAGAAGGCCCTCGCATGGCAAGGACAGCCATATCCTTGGGTTGATACCGAAGATGGTGTTGGTAGTAGTCACTACCACGTTCTTCGTGACCAACTCATAAAGAGACCCTATTTTAGAAACACAAGCCATAATAGCCTCCTTCCTTTATAGAGTTAAATAGCGGCGTTTCCGTTGTTGCAGCATCCATTGTTGCACCCACATCCGTAATTACCTCCATAAAATGCTTGACCCCATCCATAAGTCTGGTAAGGAGAGCATGAAGGATAAGCCGGCACAGGGGTAGGTCTCAACTGGTTGATCAAATTCTGAGTCTGTTGCTGAGTCAACGCGGAGGCTTGGTAAGCCGACCTTTCATCACGCAACTGATTGATCGTATTCTGCATCTCACGCATTTCCAATTGACAGAATTTATCATTAATCAAGGTTGTTTGAGCATCAATCTTAGCGCTCAAGATATTGAACCGACTCGTGGCTTGCTCACGATTGTTCGTCAATCCTTGATTAATGGTGTTTTGTAACGTGTTAGTCTGATTCAATGTCTCAAGACGATTCTCATAACCTTGATTGTTGATCATCTGCTGAGTCTGGCAAGTGCTTTGGTTGATCAAAGAACTCAAATTGCAGCAGCAAGAGCTAATTTGATTACCGATCTCACAACCTTGTTGCTGTACGGCGTTAATAACAGCCTGAGAGGTCATACCTACCTGACCAGCTACCTTATCGATAGCGCCTTGTACGTTACAGATAGCGCTTTGCAATTGAGTGGTAGTACAGTTCAAGGCGTTAGCGATCTGATCGATAGCGCTTCTGTTACCTTGGATAGCCTGCATCAGTAACTCACGACCATAGTCGTTATTCAATTGAGCTGGAAGACCATTAGCGCAACACTCATTACCATTGCCAAAACCATTGCCAAAGCCACGGCCGCCCCATAACCAGAACAGGACGATGATCCACAACCACCAACCGTTAGCCCCGCCGAAACCGTCTTGGTTGTTACGACCGTTCATCAAAGCCGCTACCAAGTTCGGATCCATCTTATTTCCGCCTATTAAGTTGGCGAACATCCCCGGAATCATAGATAATAAACCGTTAGTGGCGCTTCCACTACCGGAACCCATACCGTCTAACAAAACGATTTTGTCTCCACTTGTACCCATGTCTATTTATTTTTGAATTAATAATAACCCCACCTGATGGCGGGCGTTACAAAGTTCAAAAATTAACAGTCCTAAAATCGTGATATGTGTTATCATCAAAGTACGTCATGTCTTGTAAATGGGATTAATAAGAACCGATACAAGACAAAAAATCCGGAGCGTATCACTACGACCCGGATTCATCGCAAATCTATAAAATTCAATGTTTCAATGCTCGAAAGAAAACGTCTCACGACGTCAAAGAGAGATTAACTACACGAAAAATCTCGCATCAACTTATTTGTATTAGCAGTGTATTCATTAACTATCTTGCTGGATGAGGGATTATCCTCTATCCTTGACAGGCGGTTATCGTCACTCCTTGCCGTAACATCACCCATCCTTCGTACCATATTTTCTTGATATGATGATGGATCGGAGTATATAAGATTATCAACGAACCTGTATATCGCACCATCAACCGTCTCACCTACCTTCTCATATAAGCCGGATTGGAATGACACGAAATCATCATACCTCTCACGAGCCAAGAACGAACCGTCCGGTCTCGCCTCGACGCCGCCGTTGACCTCCCGGAGCAGGCCCGGATTCCTTTGGTACAGATACCTGTAAAACCCGACATCCATCATCCTATCCTGACCATCCAGATAGAAAAGGTTTCTCATGCTACTGTCACCGGACTCGATAGCCACGTCAAACAGAAGATCCCTTACCTGACCTTCCGGCAACGACATCTCCATGCTTTTTAACGTACCTCTGTCATGGTGGTTCAAAGATACATTATAAAATCCATTAAAATCAAGGAAACGTAAGACATTATTATATAAATCCGATTTTTTTAACCTTTCCTTGATCTGGATCTTCCTCAACGAGGTACAGGATTTGATAAAATCCCGATCCTTTCCCTGCCTAGCCTCGTATCTCCTGAACTCTCGATCAATATCGACATCATCCATCTCAGGAGTCACGGGATGTTGGTATATTAATCTGGTAAGGATCATGTTCTCGGTATTCGAGGATGAGATGTTGGACATAACTAGCTTCTTTATGTTATCCTTGACCACACCAATATCAGAACGGGAAGCCCCGGCGGGAACCACGCCAGCCGGCAAGTACGAGGGCCGCTCTATCCCGATATCGGCCAACATCTCATAGGCCTGATCGGTGTCGGTTATCGGGGCCGTGTTATGGTACGTATTCCTACCCATATACAACATGCTCCTATCATACATATCGGAAGGAGATGTATTCCCGGACCTTACATACACCATCCTATCCCCAGTAGAATAAGTATCCTTAACCTCGTATATCGGGTTCCCTTTTCCTGTTATCCTATCAAGATCGGAGATAAAGCTATCGTATACCGAATTGCCGGCCTGTATGGAAGATAACATGACATCCAGCGATGCCATAAGATCACGGATATCCTCCGGTCTGGATATAACCATCTCATCGCTGATCGCATCGCTTATATCCACGCCCATGTCGGCAAGATCCATGGCTATGCCATACAGACGTCCGGCAACGTCCTTGATGTCCTTAAAATCATCCATATCGATTATCTCCCCAACCTTATCCCTTAGACCCTTCATATCCTTAGGCATACTGATATACGGTATGGTACTATTGAAGTACGAGTCGGTAATCGTATTTCCGTCCTGACTCCGAACCTCCATACGGGTCATATTACGATACGTGTCATACATCCGATCTGCGTAATCCTGATCCTCCTGATACCGGAGTGCCAAGGAAGGGTATGGGATGGAGGCGAAAGCCTGATCGAACTCCCGGCGGTCACTGATACCGCCTACCGCCCTCATGATCGTATCCCTTACCTCTATTGGATTCAAGACCTTTCTCTTCCCTAACGAGTCATATGTATCCTCATATATCATATAATCATCACCAAGACCTGACTCGGAGGATAGGAAATACATATCCTTCTCATTAAGATCCCCGTCAGACATAAAATCGACAATCCTCCTCATCATATCCCTTACCCGCTCATACGCTGATCTGTTGGTCATGATATTATCAATCTCATCAGCGTCATACATCCCGGACCTATCAAGATTGTATCTATTGAGGAATATATCACCGCCGGAGAGGAAATTGGATATGATCATATCATTAAGATCATTGATATTATCAACCCCCAAGGAAGTAAGGGTGTTATTGATATCCTTAACCTCATCGGCCATGAAATTGCCAGCGAAATAGTTCTTCCGCTTGATAAAGGACATGACATCATCATACCTAGGTTCCCCGTTACTATCTAGGTCATATTCCGATGGCATGGACATCCAATCGCCAAAGAAAGACACGAAGTCGGTGGAGTAGGCCGTACCCCAGACCGATAAGGCCTGCTTCTGGTCGCCCAGCACCTCCATCGCCCTTTGGTATAATCCGGATGGTTGGTCGTTCGGGGCAAGGACATTATCTACCCCACCCTCCTTATTTTTTATCACATAACAAGATCTTCCCATTGCTAAATCGTTTTGACACAAAGATATAAAAAATCCCGCCTACTCTCACGAGCGGACGGGGTACTAAATAACAACATAATAACAAACCTTATGTTTACTCTGAAAAAGTACAAATCATTTTGCCGATCCTCACGGACAAACAAAAACTAAATCCTAAAAAACAAAAAAATGAAACTTATCGTTTAGCGAAAATATCTTTATCTGATCTACTCAGAACCCTGCCTTTCAATTCCAAGAACCTAGGCATCCATTCCTTAGATATCTTAGACACGATCCACTGGAATCCTTTAGGAGTCACGTAGACGGTATTAGTCCCATAAAACTCATCGTCATCACGATATCTGTAACGAGCGTAACCACGATCTATCATCCTTTGGGATAACAGCCATCTTTTACCGGTCTTGGCGAAGAACTTATTATCCTCAAGTAATATCCGAAGATTCTTCTCCGCTATATCATAACCATGAGCCTCCAACTTCTCCCGAACCTCTCTGATCAACATATCTGTCTCTTGGGCTATTTCGGCTGTCTTAGCAAACTCAACCATAGGAGCCTGTTCTTTAATGATATTATCAGATATCCTTTTGGCTTCCTCTGCCGCTTTCTTCGCCTCAGCTAATGCCTTTTTCTCCTTTTCAGATTTAAGTAACGCCTCTAATGCCTCTATATAATCAGATGGAAGATCGTTTCTGCTTATATCAGAGTTATTCCTATTTATTGATGTATGCCCTTTCAATAGAAGTTCCTTTATCTTGTCTGCACACCATAACTTAAAATCTATACTAAGCCATTGAGCAAAATCTATAGCTATATCTTCATGCAGCCATACTCCACCTCCAAAAGCTGGCATTCCAGTCTTCTTTATAACTAACTGATTTTCAGATTTACCAGTTTTTCTGGTAATTGCACTAACCAGCTCATTTGCAGATGTTAGCGATAAATAATCATTTGGTCTTCTATTGAAGTGTTTAGCCATCTCTGTGGCATTAATATAAGTCGTTCCATTGATCGTCTTAAAAGTCACCTCATTTCCATCATAACTAAAAATCTCAGATAATTCACTCATAATATAAAAACAACGAGAGCCATTGGCGTCCGTTATTCCACCAATAGCCCTCATCTATCGCCTACGCCTAGGCGAGTTAATATCTTCTTATGGCCCAATAACGGATGGACACCGCAAATATAAGACCTTATTTTGAAACTACAAACAAATAGGAGATATTTTTACAAAAAATGTAATCAGCCATATTCCTCTGTCATATACAATGCATAATCATACCTATCCTCCATCATCATCACCACCTTCTTGATATCAGATAGGGTTAGTTTCTTTATCTCCATATTCCTACTATCCATCCTGACGAAAGAGTCCTTGAACTCCTGCTCGGTTATGGCGTCCAACCTAAATAGATTGTATTTTATAAGCAACTGGCTTACGTCAAATATCAGGATATTAAGATCAATATCACCCTTCAACTCATTAAGAAGATCACACATCATGAGCTTGATAGCATCAGTATCAAGCTCCAGCTTCTCGGCCTCCTTCATCAGCTTCTTGATGATACTATTGTACTCGATTATGATATTAGCGTTATCGTCATCGGTAGGCAGAAGTACATCCATCGTACATTTTATACCAACCTTATCACTAAGCCTTTTGTTGAACTCAGTCATATAATCAAAAGCCTGATCCCTGCTTAAAGCGTATGTATGGTCAAACAACTGCCTTTGTCTGTTATTGACAAAATAATGACTGGTGTATAACATCATCAAAACCTTCACTCGCTGGATGCGTAGGTCTTGCATAATTTTACGGTGTAAAAAACTATCTAACTGCATAATATAAAGAGTCCCCACCGGGGCCATCACACACCCGACAGGGACCAACTTTTAAATATCTTACTCGTCAGGTGATGGGCTGACGCCACAAAGATAAGTCAAGATATTTTATTTAGCAAGGATTTTCCGCCTCATTTTCTCCGGATACTACGTTGCCGTCGGAAACCAAAGACTTGTCCTCGGCAGCCTTCGCAGGCGAGGCGAACTCCGATGGCAGATCCGGCAGGTTGGGGAACAAGACTTCCGTCTCTTCCTTGGATACCTTGTTCCCCTTGATACTCATCCTAAACTTAGGAGCTATGAAAGGATCGTTGTTAAGATCAATGTTGATCGTAACATCATTCATCAAAATATCCTCCTTAGTTCTGGAATCACCTATCCATCCTCTTACGTCAGCGGTCATAGGCATCCTGCTAGCCGCTTCCTTGATAGCTTCAAGCCGGCCCTTGATAACATCCACGTCTCCCGTCAACGGAATCATATATGTCTTATTATCCAACCCGGATCTGGCTATAGCGTTATTAAGATCCATTATATCATCAATACTTACGCCTCCGCCTAGACCCTCCGTAATCCTATCAGCCATCGATTCGATCATGGATGAAAATGACGATATATCCTGATTTTTCAATCTTACGGGGTACAGGTAATTTCTTCCATTTCCTGTCTTTATAGCTACGACCGGAATACGTGAATTTTTATAATCACCATACTTGTCCCTGACGATAGCCGTACAGAACGGGAATATATTATACTTAATATCATCCCTCATCGTAACCTCCCCATTCTCTATATATCCTACGCTCTCGACCTTACCAGCCGTCTCGTTGGTAAAGTCATTCTCGGATACCATCAACGTCCCATTATCATCACTTATGCTAAAATTAGGTCTTCCCGGCAAAACACTGGTGACTGTGCCTACGAACGGTATATCAATCTCACCCGCGACGGATCCTACATTATCCCTATACAACTCAAAGGCCATACTCCTTAAATCAGCGTTACTCCCTTTTGAGTCTGGATCATTGGCTTTTAGCACCGAGACAAAATTACCATCACCATCCACGATCTTAATAACCATATTATCAACCAATTCTCGGTAAGCCGACTTAGTCTCATCAGAATTAGGGTCAACGGCGTTAAGGCTATTGTATTTATCATACAATTCCTTGGTATATGGATCTAACATATCCATCTTAAACCTTACCATATCACCCTTGCGGAGGCTAGCCGTTGCTTCCTGATTCACCGACTCGTTGTTAGATCCAAACGTATCACCCGTATAATAAGGGACAATAGACCCATCCTGCCCCTTGCGATACACCATGAACCAGTTGGAGGTCGACAAGGCGGTTTGCCGCCCCAATATGACACCGGTAGCGTTCTCGAAAGCCTGAGCGTCATCCTCGCTAATCATCCATCTTGAGTGGTTATCTGACTCTATAACAGTAAATATGTCGGTTCCGTTGGTGAAATCCATCACCCTTCCATTATCAGTGTCAGTGGCATCAGATCTTTTAAGCCCAAGACCGCCCATAAACCTGTCAAGTCTCATTCCGCCAACTTCATAATACATAACCCCACCGATCTCTCTCTTCTGGGCCATCAACACCACCGGATTCTGGGCGGCATTATCCTCCGTCCTGCCGGTGGATGTCCCGGGTTCGCTCTCTGTGAGGACATCACCCATAGGTATGGATTTATCGTAATCCTTGACAGCTATACTTCCGTTATCATACAACCTCATCCATTCCACGAATTGAAGAAGAGGACCATCGGAATAATTATTGATAATATCAATAGTCTCATTAAGCTTATCCTGATCAAACTCATTGCCATTGTCAGCTTCATTCATAAGATCGTTGTAGATCTTTATCGCCTCCTTAACCTGATCCTGATCAAGACCATTAATATTTATATCTATAATATTATCAATAGCATCCTTGATATTATCCGAGACATCACCATTGATATTTAACCTATCTATCATCGACCTGATCTTATTGAGTCTGGCGATAGGATTATCCCCAAACCCTTTAATTATATCATCAATACGATCCTTATTATTATCATATATCTGACGCTCCCTAGGAGACAGGATATCCTCATTGCCGTTCCAGATCTTTATAGCGATATCAGTAGACCTATCGTCCGAAGGATTTAGGAGATCCTCGTCATCAGGGACATTCTCAACGATATTGTCACCAGATTGGATATCCGTTTCCATGGATCTGGCGATCATATGATTATAAGTCTTGAACATAAACGCCTCGTCCTCGCCAATAAGACCATCATTAAAAGCCTTATCTATAGCCTGATCATTGGCATAAAGGGCGTTAACGTCAGAATTATCGGTATTCCTGAAATCGTATTTGCTATCATCCTCCTCATAAGTCTTTCCCCATGCGTTTGACAAGATCTTCATAAATCCCCGTTCCTGCGACCGTATAAATCTCTTATCACGCATACGACGAAGAGATTCATTGATATTCTTATAAGCCACTAGATTATGACGATACTCACTAAGCAATGCCATCGCCTCCTTATGGTTCTCGACACCACGGGCAGATGCTACATTCTCAAGATCAGTTATAGTGCTGTGCGCAGTCATTAAATCAGAAGCGCTAATCTGGCTATTAGATCGATCAGGGAATAATAAGGAGGATAGATCGGCCTCCGAGTTAACCATCGTGGCCAATTTCCTCTCAAGGACTATTTTATCCTCTGTCAGCTTAGCTAACTCATCGGTCTTTTTAGCCAATTTATCCTTGTTCCTCTCAAACCGTTCCTCACCCATCGCCATCCGCTGAAGCCTTAATATGCCTTTTTCAAGTGCCTGCATTCTTGACGTAAGCTCCATAAGCTCGCTAATAGCTTTGTAGGAATCAGGGTTAAGATGAGAATAAACATCAAGAGCCTCACCTATATCATTTTTATACAACCTATTTAATTGGCTGGCAATATCGTCCAAATTATCCTTAGCCTCAAGACCATTATATACCATGTTAGAAATATAGGTATTGAACGATCTATTGGATATACCCTCGGTAAGAGAATCGGCGAACCTGCTGGCCATGGTAAAGTTATCTACCTTCTTGTTGAACTCGCTGATAAGATTGGACTTATACTCATTTACCTGCTCATCTGTCATATTCATATCGGAGGCTATATCGCTATTAGGTATAGACTCGATGACTGTCTTGAAATTCTCCTTAGTATCATCTAACATCCCCATTTCCTGATCATAACGAAGACGGTTGAATACGGCATCACTAAAAGTCTTATCTACGATTCTGGAATTAGGTATATCGTCAGCGTTATTATCCGTACTTAAGCCTGATAATTGAGCGTTAAGAGCCATACTGCCACGAATAGCACGGATAGCGGCGGTGGTCAAGGCGCCGGCATTGGCGTTGTAGGCCTCCACCATCCCCTTGTTCCGGGACATGTCTTGGCTCCATTCCTTTATACCCCCAATAGTCTTTCCACCCATAATCGATCCGATAATCATACCGATACCGATCTCCTTCCATCCTTGGCTAGACCCGTATGTTTCCTTGAACCCGTTCTTTATAGCCTCCATATAGCCTATATTCTGCCGGATAGCCATAGGATTGTATCTTGATTCTACCCAATCCTTGGCGGACTTACTAGCCACTCCCTGAAGACCTTCCTCATACAGACCCTCTGACACTGGGCGCTTGATGATATTGAACGTATTTCCGGCTACCTTCTGCCATTTCTTTGGTGTTATGGCTCTTAACGTACCGTTATCCATCCTCTCGGCACCTACGCCAAATATATTGCGTTTTATGAACTTATCCACACCAAGATCCATGCCGAACATATCGCCGAACATAGCTATATTGGATAATGACAATATGCCGACGTTGGCGGCAAATACGGCATTAGCGGCATTGGCATTATCAGCCCTGAACTTCATAAGCTCCTCATATGGGACTTCCCTTCCATAAGCGTTACGGTAAGACTGCCTGAAATTCTCCTCAGCCTCCATCAGCATACTTCTGGCCTCGACAGATGCCTCCCATGCGGTGGACGTGCCAAGGAAGGCGGCGGTGTCCAGCCCCTTGCCTACCCTCTGTCCTATACGGGCGGCCCTGAGGTAAGCGCCGAACGCTTTCTTGGTATCCGAAGCCGCCTTGCCTATCCTAGCCAATGCCACGCCTGCCCTAGCTCCCGTACGAGCTAAGTTCATCAATCCAGCGCCGGAATATACGGCTGACGATAACATGGCTCCAGCGGTAAAAGCAAGACCGGATAAAAAATCGTTAGACCAGAAATTAGCCGTGGTCATGCTTTGAAGGAAATTCATATCCCGCTCCTCACGATTGTAATAATGAGCAAGACCGTAATCCATCTTCTTGTCCTGATCATCCAACCATCTCGTGAAATCGTTATCAAAAACAGCGTTAAAATTACCTCTGGATACACCGGCGTAAATACCATAAAAAGGCTGAATAACACCACCTAATCCATACAAAGCGGCTTTACCTACAAATTTCCCCAAACCTCTCATCCATTTCTCAGTCCTACCTTGACTCCTAGATAAACGTGTGTCGTTATCTACACCGGGGATATAAGACTCGTATTTAGGTATCCAAGTACCGCTACTAAGTCGATACCTTGAATCCTCCAACGATATCTCCGGGCCAGTAAGATTGAACCTACCCTTATAGCTTTGATCAGAAGCCATATATCCTAATGGGGACATATGTTTCATATCATCATAATAATTTGTCTTAACAGTATTCTTGATCCTCTCCGACAATGATGGTATCTGGGACTTTGATCTCTCGGAAGCGGAATACGGATCCAATACCGGAGGCATGTCACGATCCAGTATACTATATGAATCTGCGCCAATAGCCTTTATATTATCTACGTTCATGGTAGGATATCTGTACTTCTCGGCAAGATCCTTTCCGTTAGAGGTATTATTATAGATTTCCATTGTTTCCATTATTTCCACTATTTCCGTTATTCCTGTTTCTTATCTCCTGATCAATCATATCAGCTATGGGCGAGATGAAGCTCTCGAAATCATCAGTAGTAGATCTTCCCTCGCTCCTCCAATACACCTCATTCTCCTTGCTAAGTATCTGTTGCCATGCCATGACCAAATAATACTGCGGGCAGAAGTCGATCTTCCTTGCTACCTCATCAGCATAGTTAACGCCATCCAGATCAATTGAATACAACGGGGTATTACCCTCTCTAGCCCCTCCTTTGCTATATATATCAACATTTATCCCAGAAGAACCATTATTATACTTATATCCGGAAGCCCTTAACTCGTACATAGAAGCGTTATCGAACAACACGTCAGTAGCGATCATCATCTGATTCTTCCTGATATTACCGTCATTTATATTCGTAAACATATCTATATAAGGCATTACCGTGTCCTTGGCCCCGCTAGCGTAAGCGAATGGAGCTACCAACAATGACTTAGCCATCTTCCCATAAGCGTTGTTGCTTGAGCTGGCGAAAGATATGGGTACGACACCGGAATCATAGGTCTCGGACGGGATGCTTACATCCTCTTTGTAGAAAGTAAGTCCATTCGCAGCCAGATCAGCCTCGCTTACCTCAACAACAGATCGACCATCACCTCCATTATTGCCAATGATCTGATAATTACCATCACCTATAGGGGATATGGTAAACGTTATCTTCGTATTGGCATTATCCTTATCCTTGGGGATAAAACCGCCACCACGGGTGAACAGGTCACTAATCTTTATATAATCATACTCGGCTTGGCTTTTAGACGGATAATCGCCGGAGAAGATATACTCACGCTCGGCGTACTCATGACGATATTGTCTCAAGTAATCCTCGCCAGCGCGCTTAGCGTCATCAGCGATCCTGCCTAAATCTCCACGACTCCATTTATGTCTTAATAAATCATTTCTCTCTTTATGCGCCTCGTCATATATAGCGGTAGCGACAGCGATCGCTCTATTATCCCCAGCAAACCTTTCTTTTATTTCCTCGATATGCCTATTCTTGTTAGCCCCAGATACGGCAAGAGACATTATAGACTCAATATCATCAAGAGAAAAAGATGTTCCCATAAGATTATTTACACGATCCAAAAGAATACTTGACTGACCTGAATCCACCGACACATATGGAGCTTCTCCTTGAATGCTACTATTAACGACGTTTATATTATCATTTAGCAAAGAGCTATAAGCGGACAGCTTAGCCCAATCATTCAATGTTATATCATTTATCCCATCTATATCAAAAACCTTATCACCGTTGTTGTTGATATCCCCAAGATTGAATGTCCCAAACCCGTAACTAACATCTATGCCTGATCTATCAAAAGATTTAGCCTCTTTCTCGACTATAGCGTCAACGCCATCCAAAACAGCGTTCTCCGCCTTATTAAATCCATCATTGATCTTATTATACTTCCCTCTTTGGGTATTTAACCCAAGAAGCTTCAGGTAACTATCCTGACCATTGTAATCAAGTAGCTCATTCCTTGACCCTCCATTGACCTTGAAATAAGCCATGATAACCTGATCGTTATCCATATCCTTGACCACGTTACTATCCTCAGGATCAGACGCCCATGCGTCGATCTTCCTTCTAGCGTCATCTGATAATGACTTAACGAAATTACCCATGCCGGTAGTCACCGCCTTCTCGTTGGCTATGAACCCGTTCATGAACTCATCGCTTATGCTCACATCGTCAAGGTTTGCGCTCTTGGTAACCACGGTAGGCCCGGTCGTGTCATCACCTCCGCCACCTCCATTCTCCGACTTACCCGATTTGCTGGCTCTCATCAACGCTGCTTTCTCCATGGCTAGATTATGCCTTTTTGTCTCATTAAACTTAGCTCTATCCATCATCTGCTGATTAGCCTTGAAATAATAATCATCAACACCCAACGTCTCGTATGAGTTATTATAAGACCATCTCAGCCCGACGCCACGAAGGAACTGCTGTCGTACCATGAACATGCCGGCTCGCTCCGGGCTGTAGTTGCTACCGATAACGCCCTCGGCCTCCTCCACGAAATCATTTCTCTGCTTGATAATATCCGCCAGCTCCGACTCCAACTTAGCCCTCTTGGCCTTGTCATTGCCAACGCCCTTTAGCTTGGCTCGTATGGATTCTTCCTTGACACTGAAATCATCAATATACCCTTTAAGGAAATCTGAGGTGCTTTGAACATTAAATAAGTCAGGATTCGTTCTAGCCATATATCTTCCCTCTAATTGCATCTGAGCCTTACCGTTCTCAGATATAGAAGCCATGGCTATATCCCTGACCTGAGCGTAACTCATCTCATCTATATACATCTCACGCATCTCGCCCGTCCTGTTGCCATTGGCATCAGTCACCGGTACATTGACTTTCTTCCCCTTGTTAAGGGAGATGAAATTCTTCATCTTCTCATCAATCTCAGCGTGGTAATCCGTATAAGGGGTATAATGTATAGGATTAAGACGTGTCCCTACCTGACCGTCATTCATCCAAGCCACGGCATCCGCAAAAGCCTCAGCCTCGTTTATAGGACTATACATCTTGGGATTGTTCAGCTTCATATCCTCCATCTTCTCGCTAAAAGCCCGGATCTCCCTAGTACCGGAAATAGCATTCAACACACGGGTATCCAGAGCTTCTCCAAGACGAGCCTGTATGCTTCTGGCTATACCGTCGGAAGCCAAATTAGATTTACGATACACGTTATTCACGTCCTGTATCAGCCCATTTAACCTATTCTGAAGATATTCCCTATCCTGAGGTTTTATAATGTCAGAATTGATAATATAATCAGCATACTCGTTTATAGCCTGCCGATTGGTATCTATCTTCTGCTGCATGTACCCCATCCCCTGCATCATGACATCCATGTTGTAGGGCGATACATACTTGCCGTAATTCCTTAATATACTATATTGTGAAGCCATCCTTTATCCTTTCTTGCCTTTAGTTACTTCCTGAGCAGGATATAATCTCCTATAACTCAATATATCTCCTTGAGGATCAGCGATTAATTGTCCATTGGGACCAATCTTTACATCCCCAAATATAGACCTTAATGTATTCATGGTCGTAGCCGTATTCCACTTCTGCTGGATCTCGTCATTTACGCTATCGAAATACCTAGCCCAGTTCTCGTCATTTATAGCCAATCCCTGCAATATCCGTTGCTGGTAAGCTTGACGTTGGGCTATATTCTTATCATACGTATCAGCCCAAGTACGGGCGTTTACATTATCAGCCCAAGCCCTTTGAGCCACGTTCCCTTGTTCTACCTCATTAATGTATCTACCTATATTGGAACTCATGATAGCCTGTAAGTTGGATGATAAAGCCCCTCTCTGGGAATCCGGGACATTACCCATCTGATCCAATTGTGATTGGAAAGCACGATTGGTCTCAACCATATACTGATCAGCCGATCTCAACACCGGATCCACGGTAGGAGCGTAATGCCTTTCCAGACCTTCCGTTGTCACGGCTCCCGGGGTCATCCTAAATACCTCGGGGAAGTCAAGACCGCCACCCACTATATTCCTGCCTCCATTGCCGCTGTTCGACTTACCGGCATTTGTATTGGTCTTAGGGAGTGTATTGGGATCAATCAGCTCAGGCATATCCAGTTTAACATCAGGTTCCTCCACATTACCTATATCCATAGGACCTGGAGCCACCTTATGAGGGTCAAGTATAAAATCAAGACCTTCCATTCCTTTCATGGATCTCAATGCCTGCATCTTAAGCATATCCTCGCCAAGTATCTTATTAACGACATCCTTGTTCTTGTCAGAGAATAGTTGGCTAAAATGGGTGATACCAGCATCGTTAAGAGCCTTATGCTGTTCCTCTGTAACAACGTCTAGACCGATCATAGGGCGAGATGTGGTAAACAAACCTAATTTATTGTCTCTCATCCTATCATGATATGCGGCTTTCTTGTCTTCCGGGTAATTACCTTGACTATCCTCACCGCCAAAGGAAACGAGCGTCGTGTAATCCCGAAGCGCCTCGGCGTTGGCGATGATCGGGTTCTCAGCCGTAGCCAAGCCCATCCAGCTACTTGTCTGACCGTAGATAGCGTCTTGCAATGCCCTAGCCCTAGCGCCCTCTGAAGCTCCCATATAAGCATCGTAAGCGACTGGATTGAATGTCTTATAATAATTCAACCTCTCATCCGTATTAATACCTCCATAAGAGCCATCAGTTCCTTGGCGTTGATAACCGAAATAGTTAGGATCATTGTTGAACCTATTCTCGATCGGGCGGAAAGTTAATTTACGACCGAACAAAGACGTGCCTCCTATCTCCATCTTCTGGCGAATACCAGCCACTTTCTTAAGCAGCTCTTTCTTAGCCTCAGCTATATCCTCCTCCGTAAGACCGTATTCTTTCATGGATCTGGATATGATGTTATCTATCTCACCACCCTTAGCGAAATACGTATCCTCATCCTTCTTTATCTTCCGGTCTTCCTGCTCCTTGTATATGACGTTAGCGAAGTCCGTAAATCTTCCCTCTAATCCATTAACGATATCGTTGCTATCATTTATAGCCTTGGATAATACGGAGGCGTTTAAACGCCTTGTATTCTCGTCATCTATCTTATCGTTTTTCTTCAGCTTCTCCAGCGCCTTTTTCTGATCATCGTAAGCCGATTTAAGACCGATCTTAGCCTTATACCTGTCCATTAACGTAGCATACGTATCCTTAGGCGTGGCTTTGATCCCATACGTATCTCTGATGTATTTAGCGAAATCCGACTCTATGGTGGTATCATCGGTAATAACCTTCGTACCTTCCTCCAAGGAAACGGGGGTTCCACCATCGGCGTGCTTCTGCCCCATAGCCTCCATCGGCGTCTCTCCGGGCTGCGTCACGTACTCACCCTTCTCGACCTCTACGTTGGCTTGATCTTCCATCGACTTAGGTAATGGATATAGATACTCTCCGGTAAGGCTACCGCTATCGAATCTATTATTAGGTCCTAGATAAACACCACCTCCATCCTTATACCGCATCTGAGATTGCCGTCTCTGCCTAGCCTCTCGCTCTTGAGCTAACCTGATATTAGTACGAGTGCCTTGCTCTGACGCCATCCCTGAGAATACGTTCCTAGCCAACCCTAAGACACCGCCGATGCCTGACATTACAGTACCCACGACATTAGCCGTCTTAGCCCCGGTGGATAAATCACCGTATTCCTCGCTTCTCATACGCCCTATACCACGACCCATCTGGGTAAACCTAGATCCTATATCATCAGCGCCATAATAAGGTATGGTGGTAAAGTCAAAAACATCCGTACTGCCAGACTCGTCAACCTTCTTATTGCTGTCAACGATAGCGTTCAAATCACTTGTATCAATGGTATTAATATCAGGCTGCTGAATATCAAATCCTATCCGGGTAGACGAAACCAAAGGCTCCACTCCAAGACCCTGAAGACCAACAACATTACCGGGCATGATAGGATCAACTTCCCCAGCATCTTGATATTTAGGTATCTTCCTTTTAATTACATACTTTCCCATATATCAAATTATTTCGTTCTGATACAAAGATAGTTTAAAAAAAATACAGACTCACCATTTGACAATGATGAGTCTCTTTAATACTAATCCTTTAAAGACATAACAGGATTACCCCATTTCTTTTTCCACTCATGACCAAGATAATCTATAAGTTTATCATAAGTATCTATAAAACCACCATCTATAACCCCGGTGATAACATTCTCTACAGCTACTATGTCATTTAACTGATTCTTTGTAGCCGTATTCCTTATCCCACTCTCATGCTTGTTAAAGACAATAAAATTAATAGCCTTAGCTACCCTTGATATCTTATCAGACAACTGACCCTTGTCACTAACCAACCTGGCGACGGCCGAACTCATCCTAATATAAGCCTCGCCAGCGGCATTCCTGTCCTCTATGAATCCATCATGCAACCATATTATCACCTTGGCGTATATCTCTGGGTCCAATTCCAATGCTACCATAACAAAAAAATACGGATTTACATACCATTTCTGACCCTCCCCCTTTCCTCTTCGGTAAGCCATTCCGTATTTTTTGAGATCGGTTATCTTATTGATTTTCAATTCATGGTTTTGTACCGTAAGATTTCTTACATTACATATATCATTAATACTCAGCTCCCTAACAAGAGCTTTCATCTTTTCCTGAAATCCATTAGTAGCAAACAAATGATCAAGCCTTCTAGACTCTAACCCCATAGATTTACGCTTTTCATTCAAGGCTTCCATAACTTCCGTTATGCATACAAACCCGTCCTTGGACATAACAGAAATGTTCCTACCTAATAATTCCCTACTCTCTGATGATAAAATCAAATTACTTTTCATACCTTTACTAAAAGTTTTAAATTAATAAATGCGCCTATCCGCTCGTGATGAGTAGGTAGGCGCACAAATATAAGCAATACTAATATTAGTACAAAATATAATAGCCTATATTATAGATAATAAAATCTTGAAATTTTACATATCTCAAATAATTACAAGATGCTAGATCCTTTTCACAAATAACGAACCTATCGCTTTCACCAAGTCATATAGACCAGCCCCAGAAGCACCAGCGGCCGCTCCATATAATAGCGCCTCCCACCATTCACTACCAATCAACAATGGCGATACTTTCAAAGCCCATGCTAATACACAGACCACCATACCTATGACTATAGCCGAAACCACCTTAGCCCATTTATGGGTGTCAATATACGGCACAACCTTAGCCAATTGAGTGGCTAACATAGTAATAAGAGCCGCAATTCCAGTAAAAGTAGTCAAGTCAATCGTAATAGATCCCCCTGGCTGGATTACCTCTTGAGCCATTAACGCCATTGGCGCCAATAGCATAACTAATAGAAACAATAACTTCTTCATATCAAAAACGTTTAATTACTTCACAAATATAGCATTAATTCTGGGTTCTGCTCATACCCTTTATATTCAGCATCAACCCCGGTATCATATTAAGCACCAACTGCCTTTTCGCCTGTTCCTTACGCATACGCTCGGCCTCCGCTATCTGCGCCTCTGATTGAGGATCATTCTTAATATTATTAGCGATGTCCTCTATAGCTTTCTTGTTAGCGCCGGATTGAGCTAGCATCTTATATAACAGGTCTTGACCTTCCTTCTCCCACCAGCTATCCATGGCAGGATGGGAAGCCAAAGAAGGAGCGGCGGGGGCTACCGTCTCAGGTACGGACTGCTGACCTCCGTCCCCTGTGCCCGAATCCCGCTGTCCGAACTCGTATCTCATTGGCTCGTTCTCCGGGACACCATACCTATTAGCGAACATATCAGCGAACTCAAATCTCTTCTCATTTCTCAAGGTCGATCCAAGAGGCCTTCCGTATCCTTGATTCCATGCCACGGTAGCGTCCTTATAATTCGTGGCGTTATCAAAATCAGCCTTCGAATACATATAGTAATTATATATATTGCCTTGAGCGTCCTTATCAAAGAACTTGCCTTGGTTCATGTAGTTCCAGCCTAGCCCCGGTACACGACCTTGATACTCATCCACAAGATAATCCAGTTGTTGGGTCAATGTCGGTTTCTTACCATACCTGCGCTGTAACTCTTTCTTCCTAGGCCCAAGCCATTGTTGGATGCCAAAATCACCAGAGGCTCCTAGGGCTTCGGTGTCCCCTCCGGACTCGGCGGCGATGTTAGACAGGATGCCGATGGCTTGCGTTTGTGGTATACCCTTCTTTTCTGTCAGATAGTCCCATATCTCATCATACACAACCATCTTATTATCCTCTGATCTGTCAGGATCAATTACATATTTACCATCTCCATAAATCCTACCTGTGCTTACGGCCCCTCCCTTATTTTTCTTCTCCTTATCATCATCCATCAACATCTTACCAACTATAGCCGCCGGCAAAATAGCAGGAACGTTTTTAATGGCCTTTTTTATTTTATCCGATGATTCTTTCAATACCCTGCCCGTAGCTCCAAGCATGTTATTGGAATAATCTTTAGCATAATTACTACCTATACCGCTCACAAGGTTGTACACATCAATCTCATCCATACTATCGATATATTTATCAAGATCATCAATAGATGGAGTCCTTCCATATGTATTATAAAATTTATTCCACAAGCGAAATCTAGCTTGAGTATTAAAAGCTATTTTCTCTGATTTCTCATTACTTGATGAGTTTGGGTCAGCCCTATAAGCGTCTTTTAATAATGACTCATCATTTTCGGATAAATAAATCTTATTATAATTATTACTTGAATCATATTTATGCCTAAACTCATGAGATAGGTTAGATAAACTCTCATCGCTCCTAGTAACAACCTTATTGTATTTACTAGTATAAAACCCTTTAGCATTACTATTATCCAAAGCGGAGGATACCTCATATCTAAAATCATCAAAATCAGAATCCGCTGATACCCTTAGATTGTAAGCTTCTTCCAACCGTTTCCCATTATCATCAAGCATAGAATCTATCTTATCCTTAATATGCTTGTTAGACACATCATTTATATTTTGGAGATCAACACCATTATCAATCATCAAATCCACAGCCGCCTTATAAGAATCAGGAAGATCATTATAATTCCTTGAAATTCTCTCATGGACATCCTTGTTAAAAAAATCCCTAACCAAAGGTTCATCATGAACATATTTATCTACAAGATCATTATCTACAAGAAAATCATACAATTTACGTTTATCTTCTGGCAGAGGAATCTTCTTTACTTTATTAGCGAAAGAAAAAAATTCACCTAATACCGGGAATAGCCCTAAAGCTGATAATGTCATTCCTAAACCATCCCCAGCCTTCGATGACTCCACAAAATCTCTCACATCCATAACATCCCCAATAATAGGGATACCTCCAGCTATAATCTCGGTAATGTCAACTCCATCGTTTATCTTCTTGCCATATTCAGTATTAAGATTTATGCCACTAGATCCAACGGAGGTGTTATCCCTTGAAGCCACATATCCACCCCCTTGTTTCTTATCCATCTTCTCTCCCCATAGCCCATATTTCCCCCTAGGCCATATACCGTCTATGGCATCCACATAACCAACGGGGTGCTCCCCGTCCAGACGCCGATCCCGTCGCTCGTCCGCTGGGTACAGGGCGTTGGCCAACGGCTGCGTGATATGACCCAACCCCTTATCCTTGGAACTCGACATAGCATCCACCACAGTCCGATATACAGGTCTTAATTTCTCAGGTAAATATAGCCCCGCCTCATCAACCAACTCACCTATCTTATTATTTATACCCCTGATACTGAAATTATAATTACCCATGCCATTATTCAACGGGGACAACGCACCTCTTATCCCATTCATGCCTTTAACTGCGGCTCCTCCGCTAAGGATATCAAACTCCGGGGACACGTTTCTCAAAGGACTATCATCCATACCCCTGAAATACATAGGACGCTCGCCTCTTACGACACGATCAAGATCCTCCTTATATAAATCCTTTATCCACGATGGGATTTCCTCCGGTTTATTCTTCTTAGACATATACTACATTTTTCACAAAGATAACTATAATCTCATAAGCCTAAAAACACGAAACGGGCACATAATAAATCATGTACCCGTTTATACGCTAATGCATGTGATAAGCAGCCAAGGCTCCTTTAGCTTTCTCCTTAGACTTGTACTTAGCCGGCCATAATTTACCGGTCTTGTTACTGACCACTCGCCAATCACTCCCTACTTTCTTGATACATCCTGATTTCGGGCATTTGCCCTTCTTTTTACTGCTAGTTTTCCCTGCTGCCATAACATCAAATATTTAAAGGTATATAATCACCTCAATAAACTTTCTCATCGTTGCTAAACCAACGTACTATCATCTTGAACCGGCTCTCAATGTCATTCACGAACCTAGCCAAGAACCAATCGCCACGAAGACGATCCCGCCACCTCCGATGATAATCGACAGCCCTGGGGTCGATCTTACGGTCAATGTCATTCACATCCTTAACCCATATCGGAAGATTGTTCGTATCGTCTTTGACCTCGTTAAAATAGTCATTTATATTTATCTTCTGATCAACCTCCGTCACCAGTATCTCACGGCTATCGTCATTGGTTACAGGATACCTTAACCGCTGGCTCATATCGTTCTTGTCGGCGATAACCATCCGAAGCTCACCGCTGTTGTTGGTATCATTATAAAACCATGCCTTATTAAATCCAGTAGTCCTAAGAATTTGGTAATTAACCTCATCCTGATATCTTCTGGCATCCATCCGATATTGGTAGTTGGTGAGGATCTTATTCACGTACTGCTCACGTACCGGAACCTCTATAACAAACGGATATAGCTTACCATAAAATACTTGATACGATTGGTTGGTCAAACCATGAGACCATAAACCTATCTCCTGACTTTCACTTGAGTAGTTCTTTCCGGACTGGAAATAATGCTGGTGCTCGATATAATAATCAGGGGTGTAGGATAAATATGATTTCCACTCACCCTTCAGGCAGTTATACCCAACGGTGAACGAGACGTCCGTGAAATGGCTGGTGTCCTGCAACTCCACCGCCTGTCCGTTCCTGTAGAACCGGCCGCCACGGAATTGGTACTCGCTCGGATTCCCTACCGGTATATAATCTTTCTTGGTTATCAGAACCCTCTTAAACCTATTATCCCAACCCATGGACAACCCTATACCAAAAAACTTGTTATCAATATCATAATAAGACAACTCAGCGTCCGTATCAGCGTTATATATCCGGCTACGGATGATCTTCATCTGAAGATGCTCCTTAAACCAGTTTCTAAGCCCCGGTGTGACCTCCGTAAGATTCCTACCATTAGAATCTACCTTAAACACCTGACCACGCCTTAAATCGACCCAAAAATGCCCAAACTCGCAACTGATCATATCCCGACTCTGGGTCCCGGAATATCCTAACGTCGTATTATTATACTCAATGCCACGAGAGGCGAAAAGCCCACCTGTCCCTAGCTCGCTATTCTCCGGGGATATTCTTTCTGCCAGCACGTCTATAGCGTTATATAGTCCTACCTGATTCTCGAAGCGAGCTAGTATTTGATCCGACTCTATTCCCTTCATGCTTATAAGCTTTCCGAACGAGGTCTTGAACTCATGGTAATCCATAGGCTTGTACGACAGCCAAGGATCGGTCATGCCGTTCTCCGACACGTCGGCGGTGCTCCATATGACGCCGTTGGGTCTTTGGTAAGCGCAGTCCCAAAAATTGCTATCATACGTCTCTGGTAATGACCTGCCACCTAACGTAAATCGATTCTTATACACAGGACTCATCTTAAACACATTACTCCTTGATATAGGGACATTACGCTCCTGAGTCCATGATATATAATCCCCCACCTCCGGATAGAACCCCTCGTAAGGCTCAGGGCCGGCTATACGGAAATTGCAATTGATCTCAGACTCCACAAGAAACTGAGGTATGCCATAGAAATATAGGAAGAAACGACCGCTAAGATACATATCTCCGGTCTTGCAAACCATCTCATAAGCGCTCTTCCGGCTAGGGAAAGAGTATAGCGATCCGGTATCCGTATCGGTCTTATTAAGATAATCCTCCCCGGTATCGTAATTAACGAAATAACGGGGATACCCGATGTTTCGATAATCGTAATAAGGGAATGGTATCATGTCCCCCTGACCGAACTGAGTCAAGTAAAACATAGGCATCTTCCTCTTAAGCGAGAATCTTGATATAAATACATCACCTCCAAAAACAGGTTTACGCTTATCCTTATCCATCAACCCGCAACCACCTAACGATACCCACCTGATATCCTCTATCTGCCCGTATTGAGCCGGAGAATATTTCTTTATCCTCATATAGGGGCAGGATACGAAAGATTCACGTGTCATAAAATGAGGCGTCATACCAGCCACCTCATCGTTACGAATATTACACTCATCCTGAATACGGCTGGTATCGTAACTTGAAACCAACTCCGGATATTCAAGCATATACTTATCCATACCAAATGACATGAACAATGAATGCTCACGATCGAGGTTGTTTATGATAATAGGCTTACCGCCTACGGTCTCCCCTTGCGAAGAGATATCTGTTACCGGATATAACCCGCTCTTGATATATTTAGCCGTTGACAATCCACGTAGCTCCGACGCCCCTATTTTTTGGTAAAATAAATTATAATGAGCGACAGAAGTATAATAATAAGCATAGTTCCGTCTAGGTCCCCTATCTATCAATGCCGTTAACCACTGATACCTGTACTTGCCTATATCCACCACGGACTGGGCTGTGGCCTTGGCGATACCCGTAGCCAGACGGATAGCCGTCAGCGCTATGCCGACAGGGTTGGCTAAAAAGAACACGCCTCCACCGACATATTGCTGTGAAGCCGACTGATATGTATACTCAGCTATAGCGGATATTAAATTAGCCATAGCCTCCACCGTAGCCAATGACGTTGCCATACTGTAAGCCTTACTCCCTAATATCGTCCATTTAGGGTGATCCTCCACCTCCCTGAATATACCGGAGGATTTACCTAATTGATAACCATCAACAAGGCACTCGGTGGGAGCGTCAGGCTTGTTAAAGGCAATATCAGGACTTAAGAATGAATACCAGATATTACCCTTCCTGTTAAACGGATGCGTTATAAATTTCTCACGATTAATATCCTTATAGATATACATATCATCAGACAAATCGTTGTAAGGGTAATTAGGATAAAGGTTAGCCGATCCGTCGGGATCATCGTACTTAAACATATCATAAGCCAGACCGGTTCCGATAACGCTCTTATCCAACGTCCTATCGCCCCTATACAACTCATATCCTATTATAGAATCTCTTCTAGCCTTATCTATAAGACCGTTCTCTACCGCTATATCCAAAAACTCATTAACGATATCGTCATCAAGCATCACCCCCATAGGATAAATATAGGAGTCAACTCCATATTGACCGGTCAGCTGAGACGGATTACCCATAAAAGGAGCGACAGAGTTATCCGGGAACTTGTAATGACGTATAGGTCTCTGACAAAACGTGGTTGACGTATTGGGGTACTCAGCGTTACCCCCATTACCGGTGAAATAAGACTTACCCCCAACGGATCTAGGAGACCCATAGTATTTCGTCAAAGAATCTATTATGTCCTTCCTCTTTGATCCTCCCGATGATATCCCGATCTTACTTGAATCATACAACTCAAAATTAGCCGGGTACTTATTGGTAGACTCCCAATATCCGAAATCACCATACTGATATGGCCTGGGAGCGCAGTCAGCGGGGTTATCCCCACATGAGACACATTTCGCCTCATAGGTAACAAATCTCCTTAATTTCAATTCTTTCGTGAAGAAGAACACGTATTTCACCTCCAGTGGCCGAATGCCAAAACAGAACGGGGCGGGGAAGATGGCGGTGCCGGCCGTATAGAATCCGGCAAGCTCCTTCATGTCCTGCCTCATGGCGAAACCGGTGAAGAACACGCATACCGCAGGCTCGATGCAAACATATATCTTATGGAAAGTAGTCTTGTCATCATTCCAGAACAAGTACTTTGGCATCATAAATATCTTATGATCCACGTAATTCACTATAACACCTTTCTTGGCATCATTAGCCAAAGGATTAGGAGCCACGGTACCTTCCTTGTCCGAGAAAAACGTTATACGAACCTTATTGTATGATGATGAGTCGCCGATCGGATAATTATAGTTACCCATCATCTCTATGTACATAATACCGTTATCAGGATCGGATAAACCACTTATGTATTTCTCGTAATCCAACTCCACCCATCTGGCGTATGAGGATACATGTGGATAGAACTTGAAATAAGTCAAGTTGCTTCTACCGAACCAATTGGTCTTGGCGTCAATATCATTCTGCACAGACACACGACCTTCCCAGTCAGTAGTTATACCGGTATTGAACTTAGAATTATCACCATCGCCAAAAAGACACATGGCGTTCTCGATACCAAACTGACTCTCATATTGGGGGAAATAAGCCTCCATCGTATCCATTAACTGATCAAGCATCGTCTCCGTATGCTTCTTTCCTTCCCATCCGGGATATTGATACAAATATGTGCACTTACCCAATGACCTACCCCCTTGGAATGTAGGAAGTTGAACATCGTTAATAGTAGGATTCACATGAGGATCACCTACCGAGCACCCATTAGTACATATACCCTCATCATATAACTGCCGGACATTAGACATATCCTGACACAAGACCAAGGCGGAGGAGTCTATATCAGACGGGAATTTATCCTCATCCTGACCATCCAACCATTCCTGAACCAGATCTATGATATTCTTACCTCCACTGGAATAATTATCGAAATCACACAATACAGAGAATTTCCTTTGTGACTCGGCGTTACTTTGTATTAAGGTGGTAGGCTCGGTCTCCGTATAATCACTAGCCAGCTTATATGTAAAATCAATCCTAGAATCCACCAAAGAGTTTTTATCCAATATAGTCCTGGTCTCTATCCTCTCGATATCATCACATCCACTAGGGAAATCGGGAGCCTTTATACCGTCTTGATCCTCCGGCAATGATATAGCAGCGCATAACTCGTCAGTAATACCTACATTAGATTCTATGATATCACACAGGTTCTCTATATTATCAGCGATATAATCAATAGCATCATCTACCGTAACATCTTCCCCCATCGTGTTGATAACGAATTGGGTCTCTCCTACCGTGGCATATTCCTGCTCTACATATCTGAGTTGCTTGACATCTAGCTGATTCTTGCATTCTCCTCCAAAATCATCAAATCCCCAAGACGGGTCGTTTATGATCTTTGCCGTATTCTTAAACTGCCAAAGATGACGGCGGCTGTTCCCGGCGCACTGCGGGTTGTTCTCCAGCACCGACGCAGCCGACAGGTCGTCAGAGTTACCGTCCTCATCAACGATAACCTCCATCTCCTCCCTTGTGGCCGGACGAGGGATAAGCGGGAATCTAGCCGTCCTGTATCCTGTATTGGTAAAGAATCTTATACCCAACGGATATACCTCGTCACGCATGAAAGAGGCGTATTTAGAGCAAGCCACACCGTCTTTATACAAATTCTCCGTGGCTATAGATGTCTGCCATTTAACGAAATGACCCAAGAAGTTAACGACCGGTTGAAGATTCCATTCGTTCTCCACGGTCAAGCCGTATTGAAGAAGACGATTCCCGACAGACGTCATGCCTCTGGCTGTCTTATATACCGGTATTTCCTTGGATAACTTCTCCATGGTCGTACGCTCGCTATATTGATCCGTAAGATAATAGATAGTCCTTTCCGTTATCGGATGTATACCTTCTATGAAATACTCAAGAACCGGGCTTTGCTCACCATTAAACCCAACCGTATTCTGTATAACACCTATCTTATAATGAGATACCTGCTTATCTATATTAGACACGGTAAGGCGGATACCCATGTTGGTTGACTTACCCCATAAACCATCGCGGATAACCATATCTTGACGATCGAATAACATGATTGGGTTGGTCAATGAGCAATATCCGGTCTTCTCAATCCCGAACTCATCGCACAACGCCACGCAGAACTGGTAGGTCCCGGCACGCAGGCTCCCCCCGAACTCCACGACCTCAGGCTCCACGCACGGGGCCGTCAGCAACGGGAACACCAGCAGCTTCTCGCAGGCCAGCCTACACCTCTCTATTGGTTTGTCATCCCCACATGTCTTATACCCATGATAATGATACCAAAAGTCACCATCATCATCCGGATTAAGAGCCTTATCGACCATAACATATCGCTGGGGATTATATCCATCGGTCCAGTATATCACCTTCCCGCATTTCTCGTCCTTGATCTCTATATCGAAGATCGGATGATGAATGGAGAAATTAAGACAAGGGTCATCAACCCAGTCCTCTATCAGGACCTCCATCAAATCACATATCTCATCAAAACGACCATCCGACTCCTCAAGCCTCTCGCCAAGGATACGATGGATGTCCTTTCCCGATCCAGCCAATTGATCCTCAACGGTCTTGATATAATCCAATGACCGCATGAACGTGATCTTAGACGTATTATCATCCGGATTAGATAGAAAGAAATAAGTGTTATCACCAGCTATATCATTCTTATACCCAATAACCTTATAGCCATCGAATCGCTTACATAAAAGGGTACTAGGCTCGTTCTGGATCTTTAGCTGGCTTCCATCGTCACCCTCTATGGTAGCGTTCAAGGCGAAACTATATTCAGACGGGGATAGATCCTGTGGATGCTTATCCCTGTTCATCCCGGAGTCGGGAACCGCTATGTTAGAATTGTTCTGCACGATGTTATGTTTTTCGCAAAGATAACAAATCCGGCGGATAATCACTTACACGCCGGATCTTAACAAAAACTGTACGTATTATGCTAAAACATTCAAATCACGCGAATATAAAAAAATCCTCCTAACTTTCACAAGTCAGGAGGAAGACTAAACACTTAAAACGTCTCGTGGTAAAGCACAAAAACATAATAATTACGAATTTCCACCCATGTAGTTCGATTGCTTATCGGCATCCTCTACAGATATGTAAAAGAAACCGTTAGTCACGTATCTCTCATTGACATCCACAAAATCAGTAGATCCTTTGTCCACTCCTTTCTTCGATCCCTCATCACACACAGCTACCAGACTATTAAAGTCATTGGAATAACCTACGATCACACCGTGTATATCCCGATTTCGAGGATCGAATACGTACCTCATCTTACACCTATCGTAAGCTAACTCTAAAGAGCTTTTGCTTAACCTCTCATCTAATCCAGCACCCGCTACCAAGGCCAAAACGCTCTTTGATATGTCACTCATGGTGGTATCCTTGGTCGGAGCCTTAGGCATAGAAACGCCTTCCATGACAAAATCCAACGCCTTATCTACAAGGCCATCGAAATCATCATCTCTTATATAATCCTTAAGCACCTCCAGTATATATAACCGGACATGGAGTTCGTTATTTACATCATTTAAAGTTATCATGATCCTAGTTTTCGGCAAAGCTAGATTATTCCCACGCAATAAAAGATCAAATATGTCATAAGTGAAGGATTAAAAAAATAAAAAAACTCTCCTATCCTCACGAACAAGAGAGCCGATGTGTTTATATTATGAAGAAAAATCTATTCACCTATTCTTACAATACAGTCACGAGACTCCTTGTTGTAGATCATCGTGCCTACCTTAGAATACAAGGTCTTTATATTTTGCCAATTATCCTCACCATGGGCGGATACGTTGGTAGGGGCATCACCGGTATAAACCTCCTCGCCTCCGATATTGACAAAATCATATCCACGTTTCTCCATAGAACCGCCCTTATATGCCGTGAACCTGATAGTGACATTACCTTTCTCACGACCACCATACCAGTTACCGTATATACTGCATCTGATCTCAAGAGGTAATTTATCATAATTATCGCCATCCAACAACGGTCCCATCTGGATCAAAGCTGCCTCATTACCCGATTCCATGTTATCACCACCATGGATGAGATAATCACCTACCCGTTCCTGCGTGGTCTGGTACTGTTTACTCCAACCAACCAGCTTGCCGTCAACATCTGGGAGGCCGGTGTTATCGAAACCGGTAGCCGTGTCAAAGTCAATGCCGTCCTCGTCAGCCCAGATATACCTAAGAACAAGGTAATCGAACTCCGGGATGATCACCACCGGGACGGACTCCTGCCTGCACACGAACGTCTTCTCTTCCTTGGTTCCCTCTTTTATAACCTTGTATGTTACCTGACGTATCTCGCCGGTCTCATTAATATCAGCTGTAACCTTAACCTCAGCAGGGCCAGTACCACTTGTCTTATCTAAATGTATCCAATCATTTTTCTTTGCCATATTATCTTTTTTTCTTTTTAAAAAACGTATATTCGCGTCATAATCGCGGGGTGGAGAAGAGGTATCTCATTAGGCTCATAACCTAAAGATCGAGGGTTCGATTCCCTCCCCCGCAACTAAATAAATTTGATATACTTATCAAAAGCATTAGGCCACATCCGCTCATAAGACAACATCCTTCTCCTATTATCCTCAGCCAACTCCCGATAATCATTTAACGTGATCATCGACATCTTAAGCTCCTTCATAGCCCTAGCGAACTTACCCGGCTCCTGCTGAGCATATAATTTATAAGCGTCACCAGCGCCTTGTATCAAGCCATTCACGGCGGCATTCTCGAAGATCTTCATCTTGATATACGTCTCGACATAATCCTCAAGGTATCCTAACGCCGTTTCAGGTATATATGGGAGACCGTCATCATCCTTGGGTGTAGCACGATATATGATATAAATAAATCCATCAAACCCTGTATACATAGTATTGCCGGATATAGTTATATCATAATTATCCCAATCGTACTTATCCCGATACTTGTCGGCGGCGCAATCACGCCTCAGTCCTCGACCTATAGACAGCCTTACGGGATGATGGTAATGAAATCGAACCTCGTGAGACCCGATATATATCCTCTCCGTGATCGTCTTCTCAAACTCCTCCTTACAGCACTCGGTGCAGGAGTTCCAACGGAAACCGCGCTCGGTGCGCTCGACCCAGCCGATCTCGTGTTGGAGGTCAGCCTTGGCCTTGTCGCCGCCCGGAATCTCACAGACAAGAGGCTCACACCTATAGGCATCAAGCATGTCGAAGAAATCAGAAGGCAATACCGCCTGTTTGTTGCTGGTCTTGACAACCGCCTCGGACATGACCGCTATAACACCCCCGAACCTTTTCAAGGCGATCTCAGCCCATCTATAAACAGACGAGGTATCTATAGCCCCGCTATCATCGTATTTATGTAAATCGGCCTTGATCTCGGCCAACAACCCTTTTATAGTCATATTCAAGTCTTTTGCACAAAGATATGTATTTGAATCCGTGATACAAAAAAAATCCAGTCTACCCTCACGGGCTAACTGGATCACAAAAAAACTTCTACAGCTTGTAAACCCATTTAACTCCAAATACCTTACTCTCCGACTCAACCTCCCGATACAAGAACTTATATCTCCTACCTGATTCCATAGCCAACCTACATTCCTTATTCAAGGCCGGAGAGATATATAGATGAAAATACTTATTCCTAGGCATAAAATCCATACACGTATGGACGTAAGAATATCCACCCGTCCCACGCCTATTAATAGTACCGGTAAGTTTATTCAGATATATCTTGCGGTTAGGATTAATCTTATGACATAGATAACCGATGTTGTTTATATAAACCCCTCCCTCATCCTCCAGATACCTATCACGTATGACTTTCCAGATCAACGACTGGCACTCAAGGATATCATTCTTATCCACGATCGTATGCTTCCTCCTTTTCCCGTTCTTAGACATAATAGATCTATAGAATCGAAGAAAGTATTGATCAAGTATTTTAAATGACTTTGTTTTCATATCACAAATATAACGATTTCATCCTAATACAAGAAATTTATACACAAAAATACACCGCCTGCACCAAGGAGGAGGCAAACAGAATAGCCGACAATAACCTACAATCCGATGGTATCTCTTACGCTAATGGCTTGGCGCAGGCCGATAGATGCGATTGCCCCAAAACATGGAGCGCTTACGCTAGCGGAAGTTTTAATGGACAATGTTTAAGTATATCCGTAAGTTATGATAATCCATGTGGTAAATCTAAAACAGCATCATTTGATGTGTATTATACTAGATCTGAACCATCTGGAGATGTAGAATATTTCTCTACCACTAAAACAGTCACCATACCATCCGGATCGGGAACGGTATCAGGCGGAAGTGATTGTGTTAGCAATGCTACAAGCATGTATGTATCTAATCCAAGTCAAGGTGGAGGCTGTTAAAAACAAAAAGGAGAGGTTGATTATCCTCTCCTTTTTATATAAACCTAAGATCTTTTCTCTTAGTATGATTTAATATCCTACTAATATGTCTGGTACTTAATCCCATTCTTTCCTTTATCTTATCATAGATATAACCCTTGGATACGTAAGCCGACATATCTCCCAGATCTTTTATAATCTTGTCATACATATCGTGCACCTCATTATATCTTATGATAGAGCTGTCTCTCATCCCTCTTTCGCCTATACCGTCAACTATGGCGTCATTGAAACCAAAGAAATTGATTATTGATCTTATTAGATCCATGTTATTGAATTTTTTGTGTTTTCTTATTAATATCCATATCCGGGTTCTCATCCGTAGGGATCTGCAATTTGGTTACAGTTTCCCTTAATGTTTCGGAAACCACATATTCAAGAAGTTTGTCTGGGCATATGAAATCATAATCCCATTGAGATGTACATGGCTTATCTTTTTCAGCTCCACATCCCCCTAGCTCTAACGCCGCTTTTCTGTCGAGAGTTATAAGATCAACATTTATAGCCTCTATGTTAATATCTGGTATATAGATATATCCATCATTGACATAATAATAGTATTGATCTATATTCCCGTATTTACGTTCCTTGTTGTTAGCGTATTTTCTTAACGATATGGAGGTAAATATAATATCATCCATGATATTTGATACTTTGATGATAGCCGGACCTATACGGGTATATATCATATCGGGCAATCTTTTCTTGGATCTCATAAGTATCCTGCATAGTTTAAACTCATCAAAACAACAATCAATTTTCCGAACCCTCTCCATCTCCATGCAATTGATATGAGTATACAGTGATTCCTCGCCGAACAAGGTTCCATCAGCATACTTCTGGGCTATATATGATCTTGCCTTTTGTCTTCCTATGGATAATATCCATCTCCTACTGACATGAGCGTCCTTATTGATGGAGTTCATATCATTTATGATCCTAGATACAAATTCTGAATTTTTCATGCATGAAATACTAAGGAGGGGATATACCCCTCCGGTTGTTACTTCTTTTTCTTAACCTTGCCTCCACATTTCAATTGAGGTTTCTTTTTCTCGGAGACTTTGCCTCCTTCTGCCATCTTCTTTTTCTTAGCACATGCCATAATCTTACTTTTTTAATGTTGGTGATACAATATTAGTCATTTCTATCGAAAATAGAATAAACAAGGTTGATGAAACTACCAACTTACCGCCGCGGCACAGGCTGACGCACAGAGACTAGCGCAGGAAAAAGCCAACGCTATGGAATGCGATTGCGTGGAGCCAACAAAGACGTGGTCATGGTCGGTATCTATGAATAATGATTGCATGAGCCATGAACAACTTGTCACATCAAGAGGATTTACGATTACGTATAATAATCAATGTGGTAGATCTATATCTGGTTCTGTGAGTGGTATAGGATATACACAAAACGGAGAAGAGCAGGTCAATAGCGCTAGCTTTACAATTCCCGCAGGATCCGGAACCAAGAGTGGAAGTGTATATTTTAGCCGAGAAGTGGTATGTGGAGATGTAACAATCTCTGGTCATGATTCAGGTAATTGTTGACAATCACTGCTGTTATGGTTTTTAATAAAAAGGAGAGACTTATTAGCCTCTCCTTTTTTTGTTATACATCAGAATCTTAACAGTTCCCAGATCCTCCTCCAGAAACACTTATAGACCCACATTGTACTCCTGAATCAAAACCTATGACACCGGTTTTTTTACCAGACCCAGTAGGTATACTTACGGTAGTACTTCCAGCCGTAACGGTTTGCCCATGATCATTCCTGCCAGTAACAGTTACGGTTATTGATTTAGATGATCCACATTGATTATTGTAAGACACTTCATAGGAGCACCTTAATGCAGATGTGGAACCAGACAGACCATTACAAGGATCACCGCTCAGCATAGCGTTGGCGCTCCATGTTTTGGGACAATCGCATTCCATAGCGTTGGCTTTTTCCTGCGCTAGTCTCTGTGCGTCAGCCTGTGCCGCGGCGGTAAGTGCGGCCTTATCACCGTTACACTTACACCAAGCGCCATTGTTTCCGCCAGAAACCCAGTAAGCGGAAGCCGTCGGAGCCGTACATCCTACCGGACAACCTTGCTTGGTAGCAGTAGCCTCTACATAATCATTACATACCCTTCCACTACAACCTGCATCCGCTAATGTCTGAGCTTGAGATCTCAACTTATCTATCTTATCGCTAGCTTGAGCGTTGGCAGAAGACGTGCTAGAAGCGCATATAGATCCAGAAGGTACATCCGGATAGGTAATCGTTACTCCACAAGGTCTATCAGATGGACAATTTCTACTAGTAACAGAACCTCCTTGGAAACCAAGCGTATTACAGCAAGCAGATCCATAGCTTCTATATTCCTCATCTCCACAATCATTTCTATATAAAGCTACGCTTTCGCCAGATCTACACTCAGCGTCTCCTACTCTACTCCAAGAATTAGGATCACAACAGCTATCGCAAGAACCACCAGAACATCCACATGAGCAATACTCATATACCCGATCCTCGGTCTGGTCAGCATGACATCCATTCCTATCGCTCCTTCTGTATGTAGCCCAAACATCGCCACTAGAGCAATATTTTCCACCATCATAACTCCAACTAGTCCAATCTGGAGGAGTATCCTCACAATCGCCGTTCTTGTTGGCGTAAGCCTGAGCGGCGATTCTGGTAGCCGAGTCATTTCTGAAAGCGTCTTGAACCTTGCTGTTGGCGTCAGCCTGAGAAACCGTTGATGTTATAGGGTCTAATCCTAATGAGCTATAAGGAACTGATATAGCCACACCTTGTCTACAAGAACCGCAATTATCCTTGTAGAAAGTATAACTTCCGGTACCGGTCCATACACAAGTTCCATGTTGGTTAGCGTAATCCTGTCCCTTCTGGTCTAAGATCTGCTCGGCCTTGCTTCTGGCATCCGCCAAAGAAACCTTGCTGGTGATAGCCGTACCGCCGTTAACCTGCGTGGAGGTCACGGTAATCCTCTGGCCTACCCCGCCTTCGGCGCAGTTGTTCTTATAGAAGTCACGGCTTGCCACGTAAGTCCATGTACATCCTCCATTCTTATTGGCGTAAGCCTGACCATCAGATCCACGAACCGCGTTCTCAGCCTTCTTGTTGGCGTCAGCCAAGGAAACGGTGGAGGTGTACGGGTGTCCCGGAAGCTTGCTGCTGCTTACGGATACCATGTCGCCCACGCCGCCGTCTACACAGTTGTTCTTCTGGACCTGTCCGGTATAGCTTCCTGTCCAAGTACAAGTACCCTTCGAGTTAGCCACGGCCTGACCCTGAGAGTTCACGGCGGCCAATGCCTTGGCGTTAGCGTCAGCTTGGGACACACATGACTTAAACTTACCATCAGAGCTAGGACTTGGATCCGTAACATCATTCTGAGTTACGGTAACAGAGCTTCCAACTCCACCATCCGCACATTGACGGGTAAAGGCCTTGGATGCCGTACCAAACCAGAAACATGTATTATTACCACCAGCTATATACCGCTCTTGATTATCAGGATCAGTATAACAGGTATTGGTGTTACGTTGATGTAATTGAGAGATACAGTCCTTACATACGGTCTCTATAGTCTCCCATACCGGTTGCTCGGTCTTCGTATGGCACGTATCATCATAGTTCTTGTTGACGAACGCCTGACCCATTCTGTCGATATAGGCCTTAGCCAAAGCGTCTGCCTCTTCCTGAGAACGGGTTGAGGTAAAGAACTGACCCATAAGATCCGGGGTTACGGTGATAGGATCTGCATACTGGCAAGTAGGACACTTAGGAGTGAACTCCTTGCTATAATTACCTACATATATCTTCAGTTCGTCGCAAGTACCACGATCGTTGGCTATAGCCTGACCTTGCGCCTTGACAGCGGCCTTGGCAAGCTCATCGGCGGCGAACTGGCTCTCGTATGAGTAGAACGGACCTCCGGTCACGTCAGCCTCGGTCACGGTAACCGAAGACGGGATAAGACCAGACGGACAATTATTCTTCTCGAACGCCTCGCTATAATGACCGGTGTACTTAGGAGCCTCATGGCAAGTACCACGCTCATCGGCGATCTTCTGACCTTGATTCATGACAGCGGCCATAGCGACTAAGTTAGCCTCATCCTGTGATACACAAGACTGGAACGGATGACCTTCCACCATATCTTGTGTCACGGTGAACGGATTTCCTACCTGATTAGCGCCACAATTGCTCTTCGTGAACTCGAAGCTAGCCTTGCCGGTATACATAGTGGCGTTAGAGCAAATACCCTTGGTGTTAGCCAAAGCCTGTCCTTGAGCCTGTACGGCGGTCATAGCCATAGCGTCAGCGGCGGTCTGGGAGTCGTTAGACTGGAATGGGTGTCCTTCTACCATATCTTGGGAGATCGTCACCTTAGATCCGATCTTACACTCACCACAGTTGTTTCTCGTGAACTCCAAGGAAGCACGGCCGGTGTACGTACAAAGGGCGTGGATATTGGCAAGGGCCTGTCCTTGGGCGTCAACGGCGGCCTTGGCCTTGTTATTGGCATCCTCCTGAGATACGGTAGACGTGAACGGATAACCGTCAACCATCCTATCATTTACCGTATAAGTACCACCAGTGCCAGTACCACAATTGTTACGGGTAAACGTACGTGTATAAGTACCGGTATATACAGGCACCTTCTCGCACTTACCCTTCACGTTAGCCACATCCTGACCTTGAGCCTCGACGGCGGCCTTAGCCTTATTGTTGGCGTCTTCCTGAGATACGGTAGACCTGAAATCCCCTGTCACCATAGTCTCATCCACGGTAACCTTGGTTCCGTACTGAGTCTTATCGCAATTGTTTCTGGTAAATTCCTTGCTATACTTACCGTAGTAGATCGTCTTCTCCTTACACTCACCTTCTAGGTTGGCTTGTTGCTGGGCGTTAGCCTCAAGATCAGCCTTAGCCTTATCATCAGCGTCCTTCTGGGAGATAATAGAGAAGTACTTACCGGCGGAAACGACATAAGTATAAGGTTGACCGATATGGAACTCATCACAATTATTTCTCGTGACTGTCTTCTCCATCCTTACGTTATAGTATACGTTAGTCTGACAGTCGCCACGCTCGTTGGTGATAGCCTGACCTTGCGCCTCGACAGCGTCCTGCGCCAGCTTGTTGGCGGCATCCTGCGATACCGTAGAAGTGAACGGATATCCAGAACACATCTTCTCGTCCACAGTGAAGTCAACAGGGGTAGAACCCTCAGGGCAGTTGGTTCTCTGGAATACCTTGGAGTACGATCCGGTAAATACCGGTATCTTCTCACAGTTACCCTTGATATTCGCTATATCCTGACCTTGAGCCTCGACAGCAGCCCTTGCTAGGCTATTAGCGTCTTCCTGAGACACGATGGATCTGAAGTCTCCCGTAACCATCGTCTCGTTAACAACCACATCCGTACCGTATTGGGTGGAATCACAATTGTTACGGGTAAAGGTCTTGCTAAACTTACCATAATAGATATTCTCCTTAGGCTTACACTCACCCTCCAAATTGGCTTGTTGTTGACCGTTCTTCTCAATATCCTCAATAGCCTTCCTATCGGCGTCCTCCTGAGAGATGGAAGATACGTACTTTCCCTCAGGAATGATATAAACATATTCCTGACCGTCACTGAACTTATCGCAATTATTACGTATAAACGTCTTTCTCTGCTCCTCGTTATACCAGATATCAGTTATACACTCACCATGCTCGTTGGCGTATTTCTGACCGTTCAGGGCTATATCCTCCATAGCCTTGGCGTCTGCGTCCTCCTGCGAGATAAACGACTTGTAAGTCCTTTCCTCGACCGTATACAACACCACCGATCCATGCTGGTTGGCCAGACAGTCGTCCTTGGTGAACGGCTGAACCATCTTGATATTATAATAAACGGGCTTGGCGTCCTGAGCTATCATATACTCCTTGACAATATTACCGTCCTTTGACGTTATACGGAACTTAGCCGTACAGATCTGACCGGTATAATTAGCCTTGTATACGATATTAAGCTTATTATCGCCTACCCCATGGCTCTTGTCGTTAATGGCAAAGCAATTACCCTCGACACAATTCTTATCTATTTCCCTTGCCATATTATCCTTCAGTTATTCTCCATGAAACATCATCTCCGGCCTCTACCCTCACGATTTGGGTATCACCATCCTTATTAAGCGTCAACCTTTGCGGATCCACGTTGAAGGGTGGTTCCGGTTCCGGCTCACTACCATCACCGCAAGTGCAACATACCAGCTCGATATCATACTCGGTATTGGACTTGATATCGATGACAACCTGACCGTTCTCGCTAGTCACGTTATCGAAGTCATGATCAAGTATGATATAAGGTATATCATTAGGCTGTTGATTGATATTAACAACCTTACCGTTCAAGACAAACATCTCATGATGCTGTTCGTTATCCATATTCTTAGGCATAGCTATGACAAAGCTAGCCTCATACAAATCAGTGGCTCCGGGATCCTCAGGATCAGCATACACTATATATCTGCTATCCTCTTCCGGGACTTTCATGGATAAGCCGTTCACGTTCATGGATACTATATAGGACTTGCTCACCGAGCCACCAAGGGTAAGGCAGGAAGCCTTGACCGAGGCGGAGTTGAGCTTGGCGTTGATGGTCGCCGTCCCGCCCTCCATGTCGAACATGACACTGGTAGGATCCACGCTTACCCGCTCTATACCCTTCTGGGTTATAGTAGCGAGCTTCGTAACCTTGCCTTTCTCGACCGCTACGTAAGTCTCCCTAGGCAACCTACCCATCCATCCCGGCTCTACCTTAATAGCGACCTTGTCGGGGCCGGTACCGGAAATCTTGTCGTAGGACACCCATGAGGAACCTTGCTCGATCTTAGCAAGAATATCTTTTAAATTATTCATATCATTCCGCTTGAGTTATAGTCCATTTATCACTCTTACCTACGATAATCTCCAGAATCTGCTCGCCACCCTCAGGAGGATACTCGAAGTTAGTAGGCTTAATCTCAAACACGCTGGCGCCACCACAACCAAGATCGCAGATCATGTCCGGCAACCATCCCTCCTCGAAAAACCGTTCTATAAGCTCCCTGACAGCCTCTGAAAAAGAATCAAGCTCTAACCTGTCTACGGGAAGAGATCCCTTCTTGAGGGTCTCACCACATACCCAGCCGTCACACTCGGAAGCCAAGACCGTATCGTACACTCTTTTAGCCATAACATGAGGTATTTAAAATATTACTATTCAATGTAGTATATACGATATTAACATCAGTGAACTCATCACCCATGCAATATTTCTTCTTAAACTTAACGGACCTGCCAGAAACGACATATCCGTCATTAGGGACGATAGTACCACAATAGGTAACACTGAGCACATTCAACGGCTCGTATCTTAATCTGACAGTTTGAACGCCCTTGAACGAGTCACGCTGGATGGACGCCGTGGCGCCAGATACGGCAACCAGCTTCCTTACCAGAGACTCGATTACGCTATTCATGCTATCACCGTTCCTGATATCCGCCTCAGGGAACGACTGACCGTCATATATGATCTGGGAACTGTAGATACTGCACTCGTCCCCCGGTCTATATTCCGGCTTACATGGATTACAATTACTTCTCATATCAAATCAATTTATTGATCATTCTTCTTAATTCAAGTATCTCGGCATCCCTATCCCGTATAGCCTTTATCATAGCGTTAAGGGTATCGGACATATCACAATTAGGGGACAATCCCAATGATTCCACACGTACCTTATCACCGGGGTAAATACAATCGGTACTCATGTACGTAGAGCACGGTACTTTCGTGTCGTCTACAGTAGGTCTGTATTGTTTTTTGTTGCAACCGTTCATCACCAAACCTCCTCTTCAGTTCCGCTATCCCCGCCGCTACCACCGGCGTTGACAAGCTCGTTTATAATCCTCTTCAAATCCAGAACCTCACGATGGTATAAATCTATCTGCTTATCCCTAGACGCTATAATACGCCTCAATGAGTCTATAACGACAGAGATATCAGCACCTTTCTCTATGCCATCCGCTACCAACTCATCGCCTGAGTACAAGACGCATTTATCATACAAGGTTATAGGACATCCATAACCAACACAAGGTTCGTCCTGACAATCCCGATCGCAAGGATCACAAGGATCGTTAGGGCATTTGTTAAGAAACCTGTCTATCTTAACGCCATGACAACACTCTTCGGGACGTTCCCTTGAATGATCATGGCAACAACCATTTGTACTACACATATTAATAATGTTATTGTTTTCAACAAAGATACAGATTTGATTTAATAACAAGATAACACACTCCATTAAACAATATAGGGAATACGACATTCGTATCCCCTATATCTGCGAATTATAACAACGAAATAAAATCAAGACTTCAATTTAAGAACAGGATTACCCCATCTTTCTTTCCATTGCCTTCCCAAATCATTTATAACACCATTGTAATCTTTTATATATCCAGCCTTAATAGCATAAGATATATTCCTTTCTATTGATACTATCATATCCAATTCTTCAAAAGAAGCTCTATTCCTTATCCCTTCCTCATGCACGCCAAACACGACGAAATTTATACCCTTGGCTATCCTTGATAACAACTCCTTTAAATTACTTTTATCACTTATAAGTGAAGATACACTACTGCACATCTCTATATAAGCATCACCAGCGGCATTTCTTGTCCCTACAACATTATCAACAAACCACATTACAACATCAGCGCAAACCTCAGGACTCATCTCCATGGCTACCACGAGAAAAAGATATGGATTCATATACCACATTTGACCATCCCCCTTACCTTTTCGACATGCTAATCCCATTTTATTTAAATCGCTAAGATTTAGAGCCTTATTTTGTAGGCTGATATTTATCCGCTTACATAAATCCCTGTTTTCCAGCCTACTAATTATCTCCCTGCATTTTTCCTGAAACCCATCATACTTAATGATATCATTAAGCTTCTTGGGAGACAGCCCCTTTTTAAGCCTATCATCAGACAAAACCTTCATGGCTAAAGTGATATTAACAAAACCATTATCACTAAGCGCCGGTATGACAACGCCCATCAATTTCCTGTCGGAAGACTTGATTTCAACCCTACTTTTCATAACTTTGAACAATATTTTAAATTAAACATAATACCTATCGGTTCGAGATGAATAGATAGGTATGCAAATATAAAATATATTCAACATACAAACAAGTGAATCACAGTATATAAACTTAATACCATTGATATATATACAAAAAAATGGAGGAGATACACGATCCCCTCCAAGCACTAATCTATAAATTATGGAAAAACAAAAAAAGGTATTATCACCAATAACACTGATCTTCTTGATCGATATTCTCAATCCATTTCTCGCACTCAAGATTAAGGTCAGCATGTTCCTGTCCCTCTACCATCAAGACCTCACGAGCCTTGGCGTTGGCATCCTCAACCGATATCCATGACCTAAACCTGTTGGCTTTGATAGAGTAATATACTTTACCGGACTTATATCCGAACGGACATATCTTCTCGAACCAATCACCAATCATAGTATTATAGAATACAGGTGAGCAACTACCCTCGGCGTTAGCCTTCTCCTGACCTTCTTTCATGAACTTCCTATAGGCTAACGTATCGGCGTCTATCTGTGATATATCGGATATGACAGCACCGGCTAGTAATTCATATACAATACCTTCCTTGCCCGATGTGCCAGCCTCGCAATCGTTCTTGTAAAACAAGCCACGAAGAGGCTGTGAGGCCCAGTCCTCGCAGCAAGCCCCGACGGAGTTGGCCTCCCCCTGCCCGATCCGTCCAAGCTCCACCCTAGCCTTATCATTGGCATCTTTCTTGGATACATAAGAGACAAACCTGCCTTCCTCTATGCATACCTGCTCCTTGGATCCCTTACCGCTTACGCAATTGTTCTTGATAAACTCATCGCATACCTGATCATTATACCATACGGACGGTATTATGTCGGCATATGTATTGGCGTAGTCCTGACCGTTGGCTTTGATATCATCCTCAGCCTTGTTGTCAGCCTCCTCCTGCGTATCGCCAAAATAGACGTTGGGAGGGACCCGGTAGTCAACAGAACCGCCCACATACCCGGCAGGCGGGTTATTTCTGGTGAACGTCCGAACTATTTCTTTATTACCGTATACCATTGTGATTCACTTTGTCACAAAGATACAATTTAAAATCAAATTACAAAGGAAGAGCCTTTTTGCTTCTCAAAACCTTATACAGATAATCCCTTAACTGCTCCTCGGTAGTTATATACCCAAATTCAATCATCTTAGCTATATCAATCTCTAGCTCCATCAACTCTTTAGCCTTGACCTCCTCGCCAACAGAGTTTCTTATCATAGTCTCATGAAGACCGTAAACTATTATATTCAGAGATCTAGCTAAATCCTGTATTTTATCTTTAAACCTTGACGAGTCCACGATTTTAGATAAAGCGGAAGACATTCTCCTATAAGCATCACCAGCCTTATCTCTGTAATCTATAAGTTGATCATGTACAAACTTCAAAACCTGAACCTCAAATCTAGGATTTATCCACATGGCGAATTTTATAAATAGCAAAGGATGCATCCATATCTTATCAGGTGTCTTGCCATGTTTTGTAACTCTACCTTTTACTTTTACAAATAACTGATTATCACCATTGTCCATTTTTGGACTATGGCTTTCATCATCCTTTAGAGCTTCTAAAAATTCTATGGTTTTAGGACTATCTATAAACACAGAAAACTTTCTTCTTATATTATCGGGATTATCATTCCATTGCTTAAGTAAACTATTGGCATCAAAATAACCATCACTAGTTCTTTGAAAAACGTTAAAATCGCCCATCTTTCTTGTTAAAACATTTACTGTCTTCATTTTTTAGTCTAATTTTGAGATTAATAATTAATTACTTTATGTCCGCTCCCTCGTGAGAGTCGGCGGACATACAAAAATAGCCAATCGGGATGATAAACACAAACCGATTGGCTATTTTTAATATCCTAAAATCAGGACATTAATTACCCATTGCAGATCTTATTCTCAATAGCGTAAAGGATTTTCGCTACGGTCTTATCGCCATTTATCTTCACGCAAGACTCGCCAAGATCCCTGACGTCTATAGCCTCCCTAATACGGGTAAGCTCTTCATATATCTCCTCTATCACGTCGGAGATCATAACGCACTCATCAGAGTCCTTATGCTTTGACCACTCTGGTAGATCACCCTCATAAGGTACGCAAGTGGACGGAGTTATATGTGAACAATTATACTTTCTCATGCCAGCAACTTATTAACACGTTCCTTTAACGATCTTACCTCATCCGGACATAACCCGCAATCATTATCACATAATGACCTTTGCAGACGAATTATCTTACCCCAATAGGATATATCGGGCTTATTCCCGATCCTGTACCTATGATATCTCATGTATCTACCCCATTGACAAGACAGCCATTCGTCTACGACCTTACATAGATCTATTCTATCAAGGTTTGATATGCTCTGCGCGCCCATCGAGAATCTCCTTTCTCATTTCCTGTACCTCCTCGTCAGGCGGGCATCCATACGGCAGATTCTTGATCCATTCACGGATCTTTTTCTGCATATTAAGATAAGATACACCAACGCCATCACCCTTAGTACGAACTTGCTTATATATACTAACCACGTCACGCTCCATGGTCTGCAACGGATCTTGCATAACCATACAACCAGCGGTACTTCTAGAAGCGTACTCCATATCGCTAACAGCGGTAGAAGAAGAATGATTCATCATGCTTCTCTCAATCCTTTCCCTCTCGGCCTTTAACGCCTTTTCCTTACAAGTATTACAACCCATAATTATATCTTTAAAATTCAACAATCCACGCAATTAGTAGCCATCTCAAGAAGCTCTCCAACACGATCAATGATCTCATGAGCCGCCTCTATATTATCCAGCCTAACATTAGCTTCCGCTACAGTCATAAGCGTCTCCATCTCCTGTATCTTATTTATAAGATCCTTATCCTTGTCCTCGCATAAGACATCAGTCTTAATCCATAGCCGGTCAAGACGCCTGCGTATAAGATCCGTCTTAAGATACTTGCGACTGAAGCTGTAAGTAGAAGGGCTACCTATGATCTTAATATCATATATACCGTCTGGAAGATCAAGATACTTGACATTACAATCATCGTAATTAAAGCAATTGAGACCTAGTGTTAGGCTGGTAAAGGTATTGACCTGATTCTTGCCAAGAAACAACGTAACGGGGTCGGACATGCCCGGCGTAGTGATCTCGATGATCGCCTTCCTGTCCTCCAGTAGCCCCCATTCAGACTCATCCAATACCTGCAACACCTTTGGATCACGTGTCTCTAGCACCTGAAACGACAGCCTAATATCATTCATATTAACCTTCTTGTCGTACCGGCACAAGCTATCGTCATAACGGGCTTGCATATCAAGATCCGGGATATCGGTATAATATGTCTTGACCTCATGACCGTTGATAAACACCGATGTTATCTGGCAAACATGAGACCTAGCGACATCGAAAAACACCATCCTTACATTACCCTCATAATCAACGCCAGATGTCGGGTATGTCAATATCTGGGTGTTATACTCACCATCGTTACGTCTGGCCACGACAGTAATAACGATAGGTTTCTCTATATCATAATCATCCATGATAATCCTTGCGGCAAACTTATCATGAATTATCTTCGGTATGATATTTATCTGATTCATCTTTACTACTTTTAAGCAAAGATACAAAATAGGGTCATACCAATACAATAAATCTACTTTAAGATAAACCCTAAGGCATTCACTATATCATCACGATCACCAATAAAACCTTTGTCAATCATCATAGAAAGCAAATCAGTAAGAGTAAAAAAACCATAATCGTCAACATACGGTCTACTTAACAAAACAAACAATATAAATATTATGCGAGTGTCTTCCTTGGCAATATCAAATAGCTTCAGCATGTCATCTGACATATAATTCCCTACATTCAAACTTACCATGTCGGACAATGGCAGATAATCAATATTCCCATCACCACTATGAATAAGATTGCTACAATAACTCAATATAGGATCAACGCTATCATCATAATCATCAGAATCGCAATTGACATAATCGACAATTAAACGCATCACCTTATCTCTCAAATAGAGAGAAGAGCATTTAATAGCCAAATCCTTAACATCCCCACCATCATATTCCCCAAGAAGCTCTATCATCATAAATATATCCACCCATATCATAGACAGTCGTTCGTCAACAACATACATGAATGTGCCAGAATCCATCAAATCTTTGACTATATCTTCAGATTCATCTAAAGAATCAAATAATGATGATACTTTAAAAAGTTGCTTCTTATCATCAAACACCGTATAAAAGTCATGTGATTTTATATTAACCATAATATTAGAAATTAAAATTGTTAGACAAATACTGCAATTCAATATAATCGTCAAGGAACGGTGTGCTATTATCAGGAATCCACACCTCATCAGACAACGCAGCCATACCAAACTCATCAACTATCTCATCTCCAGACACATAATCATAAGCCTTGACGCCAAAGATCTTAATCCTTTTAACCTTGCCAAAAGCGGACTTGACTTCCTTTATCTTCCTATCCAACTCCTTCACCCCATCGACGAACTCAGAGAAAGTGACACCACGTTCATCTAAATAGCTCTTTATAGCCCTCTCTATGGTCTTGATGCTGACATTACCAAAGCCCTTCTTCCTGACCTTGTTCTGAACCTTTTCCTTAAAAGAAATACTAACTCCGTTATTCTTGGAGGACACGAAATCCTTAAGGTCGCGTTTCCTGATCGAATCCATCGAATCATAAATAACACGCTTGATGTCCTCCGAGCGCTTCCTGTTACACTCATGAGCCTTATAGGTCGGGTTGTTTATATTTTGCTCGTCCTCTAGCTTGTGGTAGTCTAAAGGACACCTATCCCAATAATAATACCTAGCCTTATTGCTATGCACGAAGAGATCAGGATGCTCTTTCTTCGCCTTTCTCACCATAGCATAATAGCCATGGACGATAGCCACGTTCACGTAACTAAGCAGAAGCCACCTGACAAGCCTTACCTGATAGGCGATATTATCGCCACCAAGACGTTGATGCTTGATATAATAGCGCACTATCTCATCAACAAAATAGTAAAACCATTTGATATTGTACTGTACTCCTAACACCCTGAACCTTATAGGGTCAAGGCATATAATAAGAAGACCTATCAGTGTCTCCGATATCGGCTTCTCTAATATCTCTGATCTGGATGATGATTGACGCTTTATCCTAGGGTTATCGCAACAAGGATTAGCGTTGTCATTAAACAAATAAGGCAGGATGACCTTGCCGGAATCCCTCCTCAAGGCCCTATTTTCATCTGACATCCTCTTTTTTTCGGAAGAAGAGACGAATTGGTCAAATAATAATGTTAACTTTGCCATATGTTAACTTTGTTTATAGTACAAAGGTACTATATTTTTTGTCATTTCAAAATGAGTGCTTGTGAAAGTACTCATTTTTTTGTTTATGATCACGGCTTTTTACGGCGATCGCTATGGTCGAAATCCAACTTAGACATTGCGTAGGGAGACTATCATATGGATAGTTAAGAAAAGAGATGTATTTATTTATCCACCTTCTTTTATAAACACAGTTGTCTATTTTGTGACATGTGATATAAGGAACTTTTGCCCCTCCAAGAAAGGAATATCATTATAAAGATTTTCTTTATTTATATCATAATTTGGTTAATTAAAAAGAGTTAGCTAACGCTTTGTTATTATCTAAAGTATATAATTTAATTATATTAACTCAATAATCTGTAGTAAATTAAAAATCTAAGATCTTAATAATAATGTATATCAATGATTTAGTTTAGTGAATTTTTGACATCTAGTTATGTTATCGACGGATCATTGATCGACAAGCTACTACCTACATCAGACGTTAATACATTGATATGCTTACTTCTTTTCTGCGCTAAAGCGTAATACGCCAAGGAGAAAAAGGAGGTGGGCTACGAGTCGCTCCGCTCCTGGCCTGCCGTGTGAGGATACCTCCTGCCCTGCCTCACGGGGCCGCCACATTCCCTTTGGTGTCAACAGAGATAGACCTCAAAGAGATATTGCCTCACCTGGTATTTACTAGATAAGGGATTTTCTTCAAGGCAGTTTCTAGTTGAGTAAAAATCTGGTCAAAGAAGTTGTCTGGTCAAAGACAAAATTTTATATTCGCGATGCGGTCGGTTGGATGAGCGGTTTAGTCGGTGGTCTGCAAAACCATATACCCCGGTTCGAATCCGGGACTGACCTCATTTTGGTTTTGGTTGATACGTGGGTAAGGATGAATGGCAAGGGATTATGGTAGATCATAATCCCTTTCTTTTTGGAGGTTCAAAATCTGACTCCCATCTAGCTATATCACTTATCCTAAAATTATCTATTACAAAAGACGCCCTATTACTACCATCCCTTTGTCTATTAAAATCTATATTCCTATATCTCAATGAAATATTAGAGCATGGGAACGAAACAGACAGTTTCCCATCAACAAAACCATATAATCTATTATTAACCCTAACCATAGCTATATGATACCATTTGTCAATAACAATATCAGCCATCCTACCCCCATAGATCCCTCTATAAGTAGCAAGATGTAAATTTAAACTACCATTGGTTTCAGCTATGCCAAAATAAAAAATACCATTATACCATTCATGGCCAACAGAACAAGCGTTAATAACGGCTAATGGTTTATACCAAAAATCAATAGTAAATGGATCTCCATCACCAAATAGATCAGGTGACAATGTACTAGATGTATTAATCATCCCATAAGAATTAGACGTATTTGTGTATTTATATCCAGTTCTTATAGAATCGGTAACAAACTCTCCTCCCTTGATCTCTAAACCATCCTCGATATTAGGGGGGGGGGTATCCATCAACCTTAAAATCATTGTCAAATCTCATCAAGAATCTTGTGTGTTGATCGACAAGGGCATCACTTCCATTATTCAACATTCTTCTTCTCATAAAACCTTTATCTTTTTAAATATATACACCAATACCAACAATATCATCAAGATACCAGCTACTATCCACACTATAGGCCATCTTGATTCCTTCTTATCATCTACGTCCTTGGATTTGACATCTATCTTATTGTCCAAATCCTTTATATCATTCCTCGTCTTATTGACTCCAACGGAATCAGCCGTCACCGTGCTGTCCCGCTGGCCAATGACGATATGGGTATCTGTCTGCGAGGACACCGGTCGTTCCCCCGTGGCAGGATCAACATCCTTGTCCGTATCGAACTTCCTCTCCGTTATAACAATATCGGCATTAAGATCAGATGTCTTGATCTCTACGATCTTCCGATCTATGACCTCATCTATCATCGTCTCTATCCTGCTGATCAACCGGCTATCAATAGACGTTTCGCTAACCTGCCTCCTGCTTCCGCAAGAGGACAGGGACAGCGACAGACCTAAACAAAAAACAGCCTTAAGACTTATCCTTAACCTTATCATCAGCAATCTTCTTTATATCGTCAAACATCTCGTCAGGTATGTTCTTGGAAAAACTAAACATCTTGAATACGTTTATCCTCTTAAACACGGCCTTGAATACCTTCACCAAATAAGCGTCAGAGAAAGCATCCCCTATCGTATTCAAGAAAAGCATCACATATCCAACAAGGGCTATATACACCCCATATTTGGTAACGGTAAGTATCACGCTAGCCTCCTCCTCGATCGGGTATAACGTCTTATATATAACACATAATGTCATTACTATAAAACAGGACAAAGCGAACTCCTTAAGAATATCAGTGAACCTGACCTCCCTAAGCCATCTCTTGAAACTAAACCTCCTCCTACGGCTTCTACGGAGCTTCCAGCCCCTTACGCTTTGCGCTAACCTAGCCAAAAAATTCGCTATTAATACTATAAGTAATACGGTCAATAAATGATGCACTGGCTGGAAGTAAGCCCAACAAGAAGCACCATACGCAAGCGCTATATTCCATAAAGCCCCCACTCGCTCTATCATGCCTTTGTCTTTCATTTTATACCCTACTCGCAAAGTTAACCACTATACCATTAAGTACCTAAAACACCACAGCATGTATACCGTTCCTAGTATCAAGGCTATCAAAATGCAACCAACCCACCTTCCCTTCAAGCCGGAAAGGATATGGTAACATATCTTGATGATCCAAGATCAAGCCTCTAGCCTGTTCCGCCGTCATCGACTTGACATCGAAATCCCCAGCCTTACCCAATACATGAGCGGATAGATAAACATCTTTCTTATCCTTAACTATCTGGCAGATGTTGCATCTAAGACCACGTTGGGAAAACTGCCCCTGCTTGTCCCAATTATTACAATACATAGGCTGTTTAATTATATCCCTCCGTAATATAAGAAGATTATGGAGAAACGCTGTATCAAGAAACTGCCACGATCTGTCCTTCCACTTATTATATGTATGAGGACATACTAATTCCACTATATCAAAATACGAACCTAGTTCTTTTATAATACTATTTCTATCCATATTATCCGTTTTTTAAATAATGCAAAATAATAATACCACGATAACCTGATCCTCCTCGACCTCTCGTAGCCCCACTATTAGAAGCTTTAGAGGCTCCTCCTCCACCACCTCCATAATAAGTGGCATTACCTCCATTTTCGCCATTAATAGTAACACCCCCAGTATCCTCAGCTCCAGCCCCATCACCTCCTCCGTGATTGCCACCTTTACCTCCGGATAAAAAGCCTGTATCCCATCCTCTTGTATAAGCTCCCGATCCACCACCAGCGCCCATAGGATAAGGGTATCGGTCAGGATATTTGTTGTTAAAAACATATGATCCATCTTGCCCTGGATTTCCCGGGGAAGGATCATGACCATCCCCTTCAACTCCATATCCGCCTCTTCCACCTTCACCAGCAATAGCCTGATATATACCGAATATACTATCACCACCTATATCTCCTACAACCACCCCATATGTAACACCTGGATTTACGAATATAGTCCCAGTCAGTACACCACCTCCGTTACCTCCACTCCCGGCATTATATATATCGGAATATTCTCCATTAAGACCTCCGGCGACCAACGCGAACTCAACCTCATAGACCCCATCAGGAACCGTCCAATATCCATTATCCTGAGGAGATAGCTCCTCGAATACCTCTATTACCTTCCTTTTGGGTAACATCCTTCTTCTCATCATAAGGCAAATAGGATTTTTTACCCCCCCCAATTTAGTTTTAAAATATTGATATTCATAATATTATTCTGGTTTAATCGTCCATCTCTGGGCGTAGTTATTTTTTAGCACATATATCTTCTCCATAGGTGTAGCGGGAGACCCGTTGGACGAGCCTTTCACGAATCCCTCTGGGGCCTGCTCCGTGCCGGAAGGACGCTGGTTTTCGGTTGGATAAGCAGCAGCATACATGATTACCGAAAGACTATAGAACTGGTTCCTCTTCCCATCCTTAGCCACGGATGTCATAGTAATCTGATCCCATCCTACAACAAGGTCGTAGAAAGAGTTCACGAAATCATCTGATCTTTTTTGGCTATGAGTGGACGCACTCACGTTAAACCATGTAATAGCCCTCATCTCATAAATATAATCCGGAAGCTTATCCATTCTAAGACTATTGCTATGAGATGCAATGAAACCAGTAAGATGTTCCAATCCCCTTCCAGACATATTATCATCATTCCAACCCGTCCTCCTTTCTCCACTTGCCCAGTCATCTAAAAAAGAAAAACCATTAATGTTAGGATTTATCTTATCTACCTCGAAAAAAGGAAGGGTATTTATATCAAAATAATTCCACATATCAGAAGGGCCAGGATATATTCTCAACAAAGTTAATTTAGGAAGATCATTAAACTCCTTTATATACCTATCCAAATAACATGAGGACAATTCAAGGGATTGAAGATTTTTCATATTCTTTATATTCCTTATCCCGCTAGATTCTATATCCCTAAGATCAAGCATATTAAACATACTTAAATAATACACCTCAGTCTTACTAGTTATAGCCTCAGGCATTTCAGTCATTCTTTGCCCTACACTTGAAAGATCTATATAAATTAATTTATTAGATCTCGACAATTTATCTACCGGTATGCCATCATTAACATACATCGTATGCGATACGACCAAAAATTCAAGACCTGGAATATCTACGATCGGGAAAGCCGTCATCTTACAATTTCCAATATTGGCATAATAAATATCACAAGTAAAATCTATCGACACAGCCCGTTGTACGTCCCTCCTCCCATCAGCGTAAGCATGATTATCCACAGGTACGTATTGCGATCCATCCTCCTTCCTGAACCACCACGTAGTATTGGGATTTTTCTTATGTTGTATCGCTAAAGAACGGAATATAATACAATAATCATCCCGCCCTTGAACCTTGGTCATAGGAAACTGCTCCTTTATTCCATCCCCCCAATCCACATTAGCCATACCGGGCTTTCTGGATCTAAACTCGACAAACGTATTATAAGGATTACCAACGATAGGATCAGGTACATAATTATAATCATCGGTATAATAATTTCTAAGTGCCCTATCCCATGTGGTGAACCACACGAACTTGTTGGATGATGCCTCGTATTTATATAATGTCTTAGCCATTATCTATCTTGTTAAAATATTCTACAATAACATTCCTGTCCAATCCCATAGAATCACACAAATACTCCCCTTCTGGTTGACCCCCAAACGATAATACCTTATCCGTATCATGAGCTAAAACATCTCCATTGCCTACAAAGGTACGCCCATCGTCAAATACGATAAGCTTATATGGCTTATATGACCTCGTGTCAATATCAGAAGATCGTATTGACCTTAACACCGAAGCCTCTGGCGCCATATTAAACCTCCATCTATAATTATTCATAAGCACATAAACCATCTCCATAGGAGTCGACGGAGAGCCATTAGACTGACCCTTTATAAAACCAGAAGGTGCCTGTAATACGCCACTAGGTCTTTTATCAACAGGACTGGCAGCCGAATACATAGTTAAATACAATCCATAAAACTGATTCCTTTCGCCATCAGAAGCAGAGGAGGACATAGTGAGATAATTAAACCCCATTACCTTATCATATAATGTTGATATAAACGTATCACATCGACTTTGGGTTGACACGCAGAAATGCATATAAAAGCTATTCATAGACCTCATCTCATATATATAATCCGGTAGATTACTTACATCTATATTACTATAACTATGTGAAGCGTCGAGACTCTCAATGTTTTCCAACCCCTTACCACTCATATACGGATGCCAACTTACAACGGATCCATACCATCTGTTTATATGACTGAAAATTTTTAAACTAGAATTTATCCTATCCACCTCATCCATAGCCGGGCATGTATTAGGATCAAACGATGGCATAGCCACTCCCGGGGATATATATAATTCTCTTAGCTTGCTAAAAGACAGCCATTCCCTTGGATATACCCTAACCCTTCCACCAGCTAAATGCAATATCTCCAAATTAGGCCACATGGAAGGGAATTTCCTTATATTGGAAGCTTCGGTATCACTAAAGTCAATAGACTTGGACAAATTCAGACCTTTCAATTTAGTTAGTCTATTCCAATCCTCCGGGATGGACGTCAACGTATCCACACCAAACTCACTTAATGTTATACGCTCTATATTTACCGATCTCATTATCCTATCCTTTGGTATATCTGTTATGGTACGATCCCCAGGAATACTTATAATTATATTGATAAGGCTAGGCATATCAAGTATAGGGAAACCTACCATCATAATCCTATAGGATTCCATCTTCGTAACATCATTGGTAAAAGACATGGATATCACACGCTCCTTATCCATGCCATCATCATAAGCATGATTGGGGGCGGGAACATACTCGCTCCCATCTTCCTTATAAAACCACCATGGATGGCTATCCGGATTCTTACGATAACTTATATCCCTCCTCCTGAACATCAACCTATATCGCCCGTATATGGATTCGCTCCTATCCTTCACGAAAGGAAATTGCTCTTTATTCCCGTCACCCCAATCGACCTCGCACATGCCGGGAGCATTAGAATAAAATCCTATAGTCTCATTATAATTATTACCATCCAATATAGGATCAGGCACATCATCAGTAGTATCATTCCTGTCAACGCCCCTAAAAGCGTATTTACCCTTAGTAAAAAAGGTTATAGACCCTTTATTCGTATCCTTACATATCAACTTCATACCTCTCCCTCCTCTATTCTCCTGAAATACTCGACAACCGGTGAACCGTCCAATCCCAGATCGTTACAGATATCTATAGCCTCGTATTTGTCGGCGAAATTATACTTACTCATATTATCATCCAATACATCTCCGCTGAACACGGATACATGGCCGTCCTTTACGCCAAGGACGAACGGGGTAATCCTAGCCTTCCCAGCCCGCCTTGCCCTCGTAAGGGCGGCCTTGGAGGCGGGGGCAGGTGCCAAGATCCACGTCTGCCCGTAGTTGTTGGTAAGTACATACACCTTCTCCATAGGCGTCGTAGGATTACCGTTGCTAACACCCTTAACAAACCCCTCAGGGGCTTGATAAACGCCAGATGGTCTCTTGTTGGTAGGAGCTGCGGAAGTATATAAATTTAAGATAAGTTTATAAAACTGATTCCTATTACCGTCAGAAGCCGTCTGTGACATCGTTATATAACTCCACGACATTATCTTATCATAAAATGTATTTACGAATGTATCAGCCCTCTCCTGCGTATTTATAAATGTACCACCATCACGCAAAGTCCATATCCTAAATTCCCTTACCTCATACAACCAATCTGGGAGATCGTCTACCGGTACCGTGTATGAATTACAATACGTGCCCTGAATCTTATTCAACTTACCTTCTACTAGATCTTGTTTCCATGAGCTACCACTACCCATAAAAGTAACGCCTGTCTTATCATCTCCAACCTTATCCACCTCATCAAATACAGGTATATTATTCCGATTGCTTATAATGCTTATACCTTTTGCTGGAATAGAATTAAAAGCCGGATCATAAGAAGGAATGTTACACCAGTTGAAGTTAAATTCAGTAAGATTCTTCCATTCAGAGAATCTTCTCCAATTAGAATCAGGATTATCAGCGAAATTAAAAACGGAATTACACCCAAAATACTTCAATCTTTTCATTTTTAAAAACCCCTCCGGCCAATTATCCCAAACACCAGGGTGAGAAAAAGACCCCATCTGTATATTACGAAGATTAACGCTCTTGCTTATCCTGTCATATGGGATATCTCCATTTTTTAAAACGGACCTGACCATAGCCAAATAAGTTATATTAGGTAGATTAACTACAGGAAACTCATGGAGGACAATACCATCCATATTGAACTCCCCATCGATTACGTTAGAGAACCTCATCGTAACCTCCCTACGCCTGATATCGCTATACTTATGTGGAGGAACCGGTATATACTGAGATCCATCCTCCTTCCTATACCACCATGTAGTATCGTCAGGATTCTTTTTGTACTCAATATCTAAAGACCTGAATACTATCCTATAACTACCGTCAGATATCTTGACCAAAGGGTATTGATCCTTTGTCCCGTCACCCCAATCGACGTCCACGAATCCTGGATTGTTTGCCGAGAACCTGAGATTACGATTAAAAGCACCATAATCTACTATCGGATCAGGCACATAATCAGCATCCTTCCCATTATAACAAGGGAACCTATCCTCGTTAACATAAAACGTCACCGAGGACAGGGCCGTATCATATCCTACTAAAAATCCCATATCAACTAATTGAGGTTATATCATAAGACACCCATTCCTTGTATCCGTTAACCATCTCATATACCTTGTTGATGGTCTTGCATACGACAGCGAATCCGATATCCACGTTAGGGAACTTCTCGTTAAGCTCATCTATTGTAAGCTCCTTGGTTATGCTCTCATCCCACTTACGCATCTCCTTTACCTCCATAAGGATCGGTTTACCGGTTACTCCTACGCTCATCACCCATTCTCCCTCACGGTTGGCATCCGCCAGATCGGGGAAGATCGTAACGCCAAAAAGATCGGAAAGGGTGAAGTTCTCGCCGGTACGGGTAAAGGATGCCGCCGCCCCCGGTGTAAGAACCACCTCGTTCACGGCCAACAGGCTCGTAAGTTTCTTGGCTCCTCCTGATACCGTGGCGTTAAACACGACAGTAACATTACCGGTAGCGCTATTAACGAACTTGATCTCATCCTTATCGCTATTTATAGCTTGTAAACGTGATCCAGATACGATATTCACGATCTCATAGTTCTTGTCATAAGTACTCTGTAGCGTCACATTACCGTATTTAGTATCGATAAGGGTAATCCACTTAGCCTTACCACCTACTATCTCTACAAGCTTATAAAACACATTATTCCCGTCAGCGTCAATCCACCTAGCTATAGCTCCCGGAGCGAAATTAGTCACCTCCCGATCTTGGGTATAACTTATAGTGCTTTCCGTAGGCTTATTAGTCAAAGTAACATAAAGGCATTGCTCTACGTCGGCTTCCATCTTAACTATCCCAGCTCCATCGTAATAATAATCAGGTACATTTTTTTCTCGTATCAACAAGATAGTACCTTCCTTAAGCTTATCGGCGTTAGTTGGATCATCCACGAAAGACTTCATCTGGATATAAGTATCGAAGATAATAGACGTACTCTTATCCTCTATCTTCTGATTGATATCATTGACAATATTATTAATCTCGTCTTTCGTATAATAAGGAGATAAATCAACCTTCGGGCCTTCCTGCTCTAAAGCCTGAGTTCCATCCCACCAATAATCAGGTACCTCCTGCTCCCTGATCCAGAAGCTGTCTCCCACACGGAGCTTAGCCGTGTTCTCCGGAACCGCCAGCCACTCATTCATGGCATCGACCGTATCAAAGATATACGCCGTGTTCTTGCCCTCAGCTATACGTCTTACGACAGCCAACTCGCTCTCGACATCGCTAAGTCTTTCCTTTATATTATTGATCTCTCGCTCTAACTTATCATAATTATCCTCCTGATCTATAGCGTCACCGATGGACATATAAACCTCGTTAGTGAGCTTATTGTAGGTAACACGAGCCACCTTCTCGTAGGATGTCTTATACGTAGATGAACCCTTACTGGTATGACAAACAAAATCATACGTATTTTGATACACCACAGATCCACCGGTATTGATGAAATTATATCCATCTTGGCTCATCGTACCTCCCTTGTATCCAACAAGTTCAAAAGAACATTTACCCGTACCTTTAGATCCAAACCATGTAGCGTAGGCCATGAAATACGTCTCTTCAGGTAGGATATCATAATATTTATCCCTTAAATCCTTCACCGACATCCAAACACATTCCTTACCAGAACCGGTATTATCACCACCCCATTTAAGAACTTCTCTAACAGAGCTATCTCCATTTCCGGGGCCAGACCAACCTACAGCAAGATTATCTATGGTGGGAACATTAGAATTAAGGGCTTCCGTCATCGTGTCCAAGTCCCTTCCGGAACTTGATTCCCATAAATATCTGAACGTCACAAAATCAACATCCCCGATCTTAATGCCTCCAGTATTACTAGGATATGTTTTTGTGACTAACTCATAATACCATTTACCATCACGGAAAGTAACCCTTATCCTCTCTACTTGCTTAGGGGATATAGAGACATATGATCCTCCAACGGAGATATTATCGCTATCAACCGCACGGGAAGTCCCATCCTTTGGATCCTCAGGGTCTACGGGGGTGTAGATCGTAGCCTGCTTATCTCCGGTGTTGATAATAACTATATAATAGCTATCCCCGTCAAGACCCTCGTCATGAGCCATGGTGACAAAACCTTGCTCGCTATCCGGTCTCCATTCAACGACAACCATATGCTTGTCCATAGGTATACCGGAAACGCTGTTAACGTAGTTGGTTGAAGACATGAAAATAGCATGGTCATCATAAGCCTCATCTACACGTTGATGTTTAGTGGCCAGACCATCAAGACGAGATATTTCTGTGGGGTCGGAAACCTCGACCCCGTTATAATCATACCACTTATATCCTATCATCGTATTCTCACGACGATATTTCCTTTTTCTTATGACCTGACCTCCAGCTAAGGCGTCAATCATAAAATAATCATTACATACTTTAACCATGGCCATTCAGATTAACAGGTTTGACATAAACAAGCCACTATAGTAGCACCAACAGGAATGGAGGTCAGTGTCGTACCTACCGGGTAGGTAGGAGAGGATGACTCCATCACCGTTAACGACGTCCGCTCAACGACCATATCGTTATCCACCAACCGACTTCCCTCCACATAGAACCGGCCATCGGCTACCTCATAGCACTCGCGCACCGGGACCATATGCCTTTGGCTTTTATCCGCGTAATCACAGATCGTGACCTTAGCGCCATCAGGGATAGAGTTAAGCTCATCTCCAGCGTGATAATCAGGATGATCGGAATACACGACATACAATATAGACTTAATATCCTGCAATGCAGGATTGACCGTCCTAAAGCCCTTTAGATGGATCTTATGCCCCCCGATCTCATAACAATCATCTACATCCATGATATTGAGATCACAGCTAATAACGGTCCATCCGTCTATAACAGATTGCGTAGGTGTAGTATTTAATCTATATGCTGGATCAGTAGACTCTACGATCTTATAATCAAATGTCTTGAGATCAAGATTACCGTTAAGAGACTCTTGCCTCCGGATCTTTACCGTACCATTGCCGGTATCATAACAGGTCTCGGTAGTATCTATAAGCCGATCCATGTAATCCGGCTCCTCGCATTCGATACGAGTAAAATTAGATGGCAAAGAGATATATTGAGTACCAATCTTGATATCATTATCCGTAGAACTCAATACATGATGATTATACGACCTAATATGATTTAAAGGGTTGATAACGTAAGTGGATTTAATTCTTACCGATCCTCCTGGAGTCGAGTAACATTCTATCGCACTTCTGGTAATACGATCATCCAACCTTTCTATAGCGCACCTTTCACGGATAAAAACCGATGGGATGCTATTCATCCTATCCCCTAGACCATATCCGTTATCAGACGAGTCCACAATCTCCCAGAACTGGTTTCTTTTCCCAAGATCACCATCATAAGACACCACATGTCTCATACGTATGCTCCCGTTTGATGTCCTATAACATTCCTCGATATCAATAGGCATTCTGTCTTCCATATCCGTGAAATCACAAGACACCAAAGACCATCCGGTAGGCAGGGTGGATATCCGCTGTCCCGGGGTGAAACCGCCGTTATCCGAATCCAGTACCTCGTAGCGGACGTGGCGCTCGTTTGCCTTGGCATCATAAGACACGACTCTCCTTACCTTGACATTACCCTCACCGCTATCATAACATTCCACGAAAGACTCGATATCACGATCCTCCATATCCTCCATCTCGCACACCATGCGATCCCATCCTCCAGGTATGGCATTATATATCCTATCTACGAGAATATCGGGGTTCTCAGATCGTGTAACGACATAAACAGCGCCCCTTATATCTATATCTCCATCATAAGACGTTATTCTTAATACCTGTACACGACCTTTATCTGTATTATAGCATTCTTTCCTTGACTGAAGCATTCTATCCTCAAAGTCAACGAAATCACAAGGAACCAAAGAGAATCCGTCGGGGAGGGTAGCTAGGGCGGCTCCTGGGACAAAGTCTGCGTTATCGGAGTCCACTACCTCGAAACGTGTGTATCTGGCCTTTATCTTGGAGTCATACGACACCATCCTTCGAAGTTTAACGTTTCCGCTACCGCTGTCATAACACTCTATATAGGATTTGATATCTCTCTCCTCCATATCGTCAAAATCACAGACTACCCTTATCCAAGTGTCTGGCAAGGAACTGAAGCTGGCGCCCTCAGGTTGTGACGGATCGGTAGTCTCCAGGACTTTATAACTCTTATCCCTAACTCCTATATTCCCGTCCCATGACGTAAGAACCTCCAGCTTCACCTTACCGGCCGGTGTCTTATAACATTCTATAGTTACCTCAATATCACGATCCTCCATATCCGTGAAGTCACAAACGACCTCAACCCAGTCATCGCTTATGCTGGTGATAAACTCACCTACCGGATTCTCAGGATCGGTACTTTGCTTGACGCGATACCATTCCTTTCTGGTACCCATCTCGTAATCAAATATCTTATACCCCTCTATCTGTACCCTTCCGGTCCCGGTATCAAAGCATTTAAGCACCGGTATTATCTCCCTTTGGGTCATGTCCGGAAAATCACATACTATACGCCTCCACGTATCAGGTATGGCATTATACTTCGTTCCAATAGGGTTACTATCGTCAGTAGTATTCACCACCTCATAATGAGACACCTCCGGGTTCAGGCGGGGATCAACCGACTCTACGCCCTCTATCTGAACCTTGCCTCCTTCCGTGGCATAACATTTACTTACGAATATCAACTCCCGATCGGTCATCTCCGCTATGCTACAATCTATAGCTACCCACTCGGCAGGAACTTTGTCCAATTCCGTACCAATAGGCGTATCAACATCTGAAGAGTTGATGATAAATATCTTCTCGGCCAATATCTCACCCTTATTATTCATATAGGTATGGATACGAGCCTCTACCTGACCTCCCGGAGTACGATAACATTGGTTGACGATCGACACACGGGCGTCCTTGATGTTAATGAACTGATAGTCCTTTTTAGGAACCTCGCTTACAAGTCTCTTTACTCCTTTATCATCGAAGTACACGTAACACCCGTCATTCCTCATCATGACCGGATACGTCTTTCCGTCTATAACAACACCGGAGAAGTCATCTGGCGGAACAGAGAAACCCATGCTACCAAATATGGAAGCAAGTCTCTTTAGATACTCATTAATAGCTGACATATTACAACATTTTAATTCTTACGCTTCAAAGGTAATAAAAAAGGGGAAAGAATTGAATCTCTCCCCTTTAGGAAATATATGAACGCAAAAAAGGTTCTTTATTTCGGCTCAGTTACGATGGCCGGTCCAAGACCAGCGGCAGCACCGATCATGTTAATCATCTCCTGAACACCCTCATGAGCGCCATAGCGTACACGTAAGATCAAATTAACCGGATCGTCGGCGATAACCTTTCCGAATCCTTGAGAGTACCTATGAGGATTAATCGTGATCTGGAAGTCCACGTATTGGGCTGTTTGCTCAACACGGCTGTATTCATTCATGAACGTCCGTCCCATGAAATCCTGATGTTTCGGGAAACCGTTGAAATGAGCATAGCCCTTCAACTCGTCATCCATCATATTACCGCCGACATGAGTACGTGGCGCTTTGCTGGACAGTCTCTCGAAATGAAGTTGATCCCACCAGATAGGAGACCCCTCGTCAAGAGAATCAGGATAACCTCCGCTAGCGCCAACGATCTCAACGCTATCCTCTACATAGGTCATTTTATCCATCAAGCACTCTGACGGAGATAATAACATTTCCTTACCACGGAAACGGATACCGCACTTGCAGTTAGTGCCAAGTTCCTGAGCCGACTCCAATTTCTTCCACATACGGTTGCGGTAGGACGCCGGAGCCTCGCTGGTGAAGAATCCCTCGAACACCTTGTCGCACTCATCACACAACATGTTAGTATATACCGTTGTCTGGAAGCTATGCTGGCAAGCCGCAGGAGTACCGTAGTCAGTGATCTCCAGTTCCGGGAAAGCCTGTTTGATTTCCTCCAAAGCACTGTTTCCGCACTCATCATCCGGGATCGTGATATAATACTTCTCGGTGGATACCTTACAAGAACCACAAGCTGACCAAGAAGCGGTACGAACCGTAGGATTCTCACACATATCGGATGTCTTAGCCACATAGTAGATAATAGCCGTAGGATTGGCCTCCACGAAAGTAGAGATCTCCTCATCCGTCAATTTCTTGGAAGTAGCGGCAATATACAAACCTGATCCCTTGATCTGGCTCATCTTATTAACCGTATCAGCTACCACATTAGGTAAAGACTCTACCGTAGTAGACATATCAACGCCGTCATCCTCCAATGAAATGGAATACAGGTATCCGCCCTTAACCTCAGTATAGCTAGGCGGGCATTCCTCGCATCCTTTCATGATAGAGATCAGACGTTGAGTATAGTCATTGGGCTTAGTCCCTTTCTTCATCACCTTATAACGTGACATGCTGCCGTTGATGCTCTCACGAACGATCTTCAATCCCGGGTACTGGGCACGAACCTCAGCCAAGGCAAGGTCATCACCAGTATCGCAAACCTCCATACAATAGAAGTTCACGTCCTCCGTATCAGGCTCCGTAGCCTCGTTAGTACATCTTGTAACCGGAGTGATATCAATATAATCAGATACCTTACCACCACCAGCGATAGGCTGGTTCTTCATCCTCTCGATACATTTCAGGACGGCTGGCAACAAATCAACCTCCTCGCAAGGATCGCACTCCTCGCATTGATTTGGAGTATTATCACAATCATCCAAAAGGATAGCGTCATTGATCTCAATACGACCTCCCTCATAACCAAGAAGCTCGAAAGCCCTGCCGGCGAGAATCAAGCGGATAGCGATACGGTCGCCCTTGGATACGGAGAAAGCCGTGTCATCAGACACACCGTTGTATCCTAAGATAACATCATCGACATAAGCATGATCTTTCTTCGGCCAAGAAGCGTAAATCTCGGTGATCTCATTCAACGAGAACAAAGGCGTGGAAAAATCCTTATCATATATAGAGCGGGAAGCCGCTTGTTCATTACGACCGATACGGATCTCATAACGCTTATCATTACGAGGCTTACCGGTAAAGTCAATTACGGCCTTGCAACCGTTCTCGGAAGTATCTCTGGTATCATAAATACCGATCTGTCCTTCCTTTAAGAAGATGGAGTCAACATCCACCATCTTAGCGTGCGGGGGTACGAAAAGTACCCGGTCTTGCGGTCTGTGCAACATAATTCGTTTTTTATTAAAATTATTAAATCAGTTCATTTACTTTAATATAATTGGGTATCTCTTTCCTCTAATGAGTTTTAGCTTCTTATATGTAACATTTTTAGAGTTCTTACCATCGAAATCCCTAATGTCAAAACATCCCGATTTTCTTCTTCCATAAATAAAATTTATTTCATTGTTATACAATACTTTATCAAACAATCTAAATCCGAAAACCTCAAAAGGAGCTTGATTGTTTTTCTTCTTTCCTCCTTTTAAAATTTTCATTTTATGTATTTGCCTGTTATGTCTACGAATTAAACGCTTCAAGTATTGACGTTCAATTCGTTTCGCATTGAAGTTCCTAGAAATGACAAACGCATCGGATGTATGGGATTTTTCTATTCCGTATTTAATCCGATTGTATTTCGTGATGTAACCGAAAGTCATCGAAACGTTGTCGTATTTGGATTTCAACTCATCATATAACTTCCATTTCATAATACCCATAACCGCAGCATCACGAAGTGACTTGCCTCGTTTCACCTTCAAATCGATATTCCCTTTATGATATTCCTTATGACAAGTTTCACACAAGGTAATGAGATTGGAGGGGGAATCACCTCCTGTTTTACGAGATTCGATATGATGAACATTAAGGATATGATCTTTTGACTTACCTTTACAATGTTGGCACTTATGTCCATCCCTTGCCAGGACATATTCCCTTACATTCCAAAAACCAAGTTGATCTCCTTTCTGATATTCATTACCAGAGATATTGGGATTATTGATTTTCTGGGTATCGAACTGAGCGACCTCAATGATGATACGGGATATCGGCAGGATAGAACAGACATTGTCGATAACACGGATATGCGCATCAATCCTATGTCGTACCGAAGGTGCTACCCATCCATGATGTTTGCTTTTCACCCTATTTTCAAAACGAGGCTTCCTATATCTCAACCTATTTCGTCTCGCTCTTCTCGACTCTCTTCTTGTAGACAAAAGTTCTACAACATCATTTCTAAGAATAACCTCACCGCTGTAAAGCTCCTTGCTTTTCGTCGTAGCGGATAAACCAACATGCTTGGTTCCGGCATCGACGCCTAACACAATTTCCTGTTTGTAATCGGATGTCTTGTACGTTAATTTGATGGTAAAAGGACATGTGTTTACAACGACCGCTTTGTTGTCTTTTAGCAATCGCCTAACCTTTCCATGCCTTGTCGTAGGCATCATCGGTTTACCATCTATGTCCTGTACATACACCATTTTACAAACTAATTCAATGTTTATTCAACATAAGTCAGGGCAAAACCCTGTTAGTACCCATCGCCAATGTTATTTTGAGGTTTTTCGCAAGCAACACTGTTTCGCAAATACACTACTCCTATTTAATCACTTGCCTTAGAGCAAGGAACTTGGGCAAACATTCCTTGGTAACTATATATTCTCAAATAACGTAGCCTCTGTCTCAAGGCTTAGGCTAATAACCGGATCCTTTCGGGTACATTAAAACTTTGATTAAATCATATTGTTTTAATGTTATTTCGGATATTTACCTAACGCAAACATAATAATAAACAAGTTCACGACAATAAAACACGATTACGAGTGTATAGGCATATAAATAAATTACATTTTTTGTAAAAACATTATTTAAGCCACTTTTTCTTATACATCTTCCTCATCATATCAATAAGTTCATCGAAACTTTTTATATAACCCATATCTATAGCCCATATAAGATTGCCCTGTATTTGCTCCAATTCCTTCAGCTCAGCTTCCGTGGCCTTATTCCTGATCATACTTTCATGAATATTAAAAACAATATAATTAAGTCCCTTAGCGATCTTAACATAATCTACATCCTTAAATCTAGAAGCCGCCCTAGACAAAGCATTATACCTATCACCAGCCTCTATTCGATTAAGAATAAGCTTATCGGTTAACCACGTAACAACCTCGGCATACAACATAGGATTCAATTCCATAGCTACAAGAACCCATATATAAGGATTACACATAGTTCTCCTATTCTCGCCCCTACCAACAGTCTTATAAGCACCAAACTTTTTCATTACTTTTATAAGGGACTCTTTTTCAACCATTTCCATAAAAACAGGAAATCCTGTTTCTATCATATATCCTTGTTTTTCAAGAATATAGTATATTCGTTCGGCACTCTCTTTATTAGATAGAATATTCTCTATTCTTTTATCATTCCATCCCTCCTGAATCCTTTTCCTTGTATAAGCCTCTTGCAGATCAGTTAATGACATAAAAGACGTTTTAGTGTCTTGCTTAATAGTAACACCAAAAAGATCTCTATCTTTAGAGATCATAACAACATTAGTTTTCATATTATACACATTTAATTTTATATATAACAAATATATTGATAAAATTTTTATAGACAAAAATATACGAGCAAAAAAAGACCCACTCATCGCTGAGCAGGCCTTCTGATCAAACTAACGTTGTTTTATTTAAAGGAAGCCACATTATCCTTATCCATTCTATATCTATTCAATTCATTCTCGTTAAGGTTGAATTGTTTAGCGACCATATCAAGAATCTCCTCCACCAAAGGATCGGGTAGCTCAGGGTCGATATCCGTGGACCTCTCACCGGCAGCGTTGATATACCCGGCCAGATCCACCCGTACCGGATTCCGGTAGTAGGTCATCCTGACCTCGTCTGTGCGGAAGCCGTCCTCATACACCACGACCTTCCCGTCACCTATGGTGTAGAACGTTTCCCGATAGTCAAAAGAAGGTTTATTATTATCATCCCCAAGAAGCTCATGGACATTCTCGTTCTTAGCCTCCCATATGACAAAATCTCCAACCTCACATCCATTATAAGAAAACGCTCCTTTTATATTTGAGAACCATAAATAATCATCAGGAAGACCGAATGATGTCGATTCGGGGTCATCAATATGATTGATCTTATTAAGCGATTTCCAGTATACCAGAAGAGTTTGTATAGATCGGATGGTCTCATCATCCTTCCTATTAAGATAGTATCTTATCAACCTATCCTGAGCCTCATTGAACAAAAGCACGAACCTTCCTGGATCAAGCTTAATCCCGCCATTGGCGAGATTCTGCTCATTCTTCTGCAAAGACCTTAGATACGCTTCTTGGATCGTCATCGTTATTCCTCCTTATCACCTTCCCCTACGTCTTCCTTCTTCTTGACATCCTTAACCTTCTTGGTCTTGGACTTATCATCGATATTAGACATAGATATGATCTCCTCATACTCATCCAATACATTAGCCTTTATGTCAATAAAGTCTTTCTTGGTAGCCAAGAACTCAGCGGATGTCCGAACGTCAGGTCCTATGATCTGGCCATTATATTGTAATCCGGATGGAGTCATATTGATACGACCATTTCGTTGAAGGACGTTTACGATACGGTAAAACTCAAGAACTTCCTTGAAATCACCTTCCAATGACCGATCCCAGATATCAAGCAGATAATCAACATTGGTCTTCTTCTCATTCATCCAGTTTGATAGAGATCCTGTATAATACTCATCCTCCGTGAAATCCGGGCGAGTTACGATACCGATGTAAAGAAGAAGATCGATGACAGCCTGACGATCGTCGCCGCCTTTCTTAAGGGCGCTGATAAACTTATAGCTGATGTTCATCTTATTGATCTCACGTTGCTGAACGAAATCCTTCATATTGTCTTTCTCTACGAAACAGAACATGGAGTTCATGAAGACAGGATCGCCATCCATTTCCTGAGGAGTCAACATGCCGGAAAATACAGCCAAATATAAATAAAATAGATCTACGGTATTAGCCGTATTATAAACCTTACCCATGAAGATCTTATCCTTAGCGTCATCCCAAAATTCTAAATTGGTTTGAGATAGATCCATCTGTGACATTTCCTCGAAAGGTTTCATGATATTATCTACCCGCTGTTTGACAAGCCTGTCGATCTCATTCTTGTCAAGACCATTATAGCATCTTGATCTTGGATAAAAACCGGTGTTATAGGCCTTGGAGAAATCATCCCAAGGACAACATACGTGAGTGGCGTTCTCCGGGAACGGAGCTTTAGCTATATTAGCGTCTTGAAAGGCCTGAGGAGCACTTCCATCGTGTTTGCCTACAACCTCATATAAGGTATCTGACATGATATTGAAACCGTTTACCTCGGCCAATACCTTCCTTGATTTTAAAATTTCTTTCATTTCCTTTTTTGCGTTACTTAAAAAAAGAGGAGAGGAATATCCTCCCCTCTAAAAACCAAATTACATATATGAAAAAACTTAGCCGAAGTAGTTCGGTTGAAGCTCGATAATCAAGAACTTACTGTTATCCATAACCCAAGCCGCTGAAGCTGAGTGGCACCAGAATTGCTCTTTCATGCCCGGCAAGGATGATACTATCTCATTACCGTTGGCTTTGTGTGCCCAACGACCATACTCATAACCCCACCACATGCTTACGCCTTCTGGCTTGATATAGAATACGTTGTTATTCATATTACCCAACTTAGCGTTAGCCGTATTAGGAATAGCGGAATACGCGTTAGTCGATCCAGCGTCAGTGATATTCTCAATAATACAAGAATAAGAGGATCTAGGATACATGCCATTCACTAACTCGCTACGATCTGTCATGTCAGCATAATCCAAAGAAGGATCGTGCTCGAACTCTACATTTCCGATGCCGGGAAGGAAAGCTCCCTTAACCTGTACCGGACCTAAGATCATAGCATCATTAGTACCAGAGATAGGATTAGAAGGCAACATACGGTCACTACCCATACCCCAGCTCAAATTACTCAACGTAGTAAAGAAAGCCTCTCTAATCAACTTCTCTAAGTTAACCATAGCCATAGCTCCTACCTTGAACTTAATCTTACGCTCCGTAATAGGAAGATCTTGACGACCACGGAAAATATAAGCGGCAGCAGCCATAAGAGTATCCTTAGTAATACCCATCGGGCGACTATAGTAGATAGTATAACCACGGCGAAGCTGACGGTAGATACCCTCATTTAAATGGATAGGACCATTTTGATCCATGATAATACCACCTTCTTGCCACATCAACTGTCTAGCTTCCAGCTTAACCAACTCAGCCATACAGAATACCTCCAGCGTGGACGCTACCTTAGCCGTACGTAAATCAAGTCTACCATTAACAGTCTTGCCGATAATAGCCAAATCAGGAATATTACCCTCATACTCGCTTCTCATGGCATTCATACGACGAAGGGCGGTCTCCACGAACTCTGAAGTGCTATTCTGGGCGGCCTGCATGGACTTCATACCAGCATACATAGTGGTCTCACCCTCAACGCCACGGTGGTTTCCTAAACGGAATTCACAAGTCATAGAACCGGCCTTGTCAGCTCCAGATACCTTAGAGAACTGGGTACTGTACTCACCAAGAGCATGACCGATCTTCCAGTAACGGATACCCGGACGTAATTTCTCTTTAGGGAAGTATTTGGCCTTTCCGCCGATAACACGACCCCAATAACGCGTCAAATCACCTTCTGTTTTTGAAGGGATCTCACCAGATATAAGGATATTACAGCCGTTAGCGGCGTCATAGGTGATGACATCATAAGCCGTAAACTCAGAGGTATTCAAAACGATATCAAACAAACTACCGTCAATACCCGGTTTTAGATGATGACCTGAAGTATCCTCAGCCGTAACGACAGCGAATGTCTTTGTAACAGGTAAATCATAACGGAAAGAAGCTCCAATACCGTTAACGGAGATCGTAGCACCGTTATTAATCATACCCATATACATCGGAACAGGGTAGTTGGCGATATTAGAGAACAAGTTCAACAGACCTAGATGATTCTTGTCGGGATCCTCATAATACCAGCTCGCCAATGAGCCTAAGTTATGCTCTACGAGCGAAGTCTTATAGTTCTTGGCATCGGTGAAGGCAATAACGTTATCGCCATTCACGGTAGCCGGGAAACTTTTTGTAAGAAACGGATTCATTTTCAATATATTTAAACGTTATACACTCTTTGATCCACTTAGATCAAGGAAGTTAGCCTCTATAGTATCATTATCGATATTATTCTTATTTTGCTTTCCTCCCTTATTGCCAGAAAGAAGAGTGATGGTCTTCTTATTGACCTCCATCTTAGCCTTGTTAGTCTTCTGTTTAAGGAACTCGTCCTTATTCATCAAGAACAAAGCCAGATCAGCGGCCATGTCCGGATTCTTGATAGCCTCCGAATAAGCTTTATCTATAGCCGTATGACCTTGATTGTCTATCGGCTTGGTAACGAAATCGACAGCCTTACCTATCATCGTGTCAGTCAACTGAAATCCTGAGCTTATAGATGTCTTTAGACCTTTCTTATAGACTTTCATCTGCTCAACTAACTCCTGTCTCCTTTTCTCGGACTTCTTTTTCTCCTCCTCGATAAGGTTATCCATCTCCTTTTTCAGGATATCATGGAACTTATTGGCTTTAGACTCGATAAACTCATCGCCTTTACCAATCATCATTTCCATATTATCCTTTATCTCATCTTCCGGCATACCCAACATCTTATAATAATGCTGGATGACCGCAAGCTGATCATTTTTATTACTCATATCAAGGTTATCCAACGGAGCCTGAATACTCTGATATTGGCTTAATAGTTGGCCAACGTTACCACCGGCCTTATCCACCTCTATCATCTTCTTCATGAAATCAGACATCGAGCCGGTATCAACCTTATCCTTTAACAACTCATCAGCCTTATCCTTGATCAATCCCTCCACTATATCGAGTAAATCATCCTCTTTCGTGATAGTAGAAAGATCAACCGGTTTATCATCTACCATAATATCTAGGTTCTCGATACTGTCTATGATACCTCTGGCAGCCATCTTCTCCAAGAAAGATTTTCCGTTAAATCCTGATACCACACTATTGTTATCAACACTACCTTCGCCAACAGAATCAGGATCGGGCTTGGAGACACCCCCGCCATTATCACCTCCACCGTCAGCCGTATCTTCTTCGGTAGGTTCTTTCTTGGTACCATCTATAAGATTACCATCCTTATCATATTTACCCTCGATATTATTCTTATCGCCATCACCGTCACCACGGTAAAAAAGTTCCTCGACACTCATGGTCTTAAAACCCTTAGCGAAATCACCCATGTCATTCATACAATTTCCTTTTTTGCTTTTTACAAAATTATCATTAATCTAATTACCAATTAAATCAAACCCATTATAGTATATGACAGAATTTTACGCCAAAATGATTACATATCTTGTAAAAATATTTACAAAAATTGTAATCAATTCTTGTTTATTATAGACGTAAACCTATCTGTATCAGATCTTTTATTCCTAGAATCTATCTCCTTTTCTTTTAATTCTAACTTCCTTTTTTCTATTTCTTCACGAGACCTTCGCTCAGCCTCTATATTAGCCTGTCTGGTTCTCATCTCTTCTTCCTTGATATCCATATCTCTTTCCTTCAAGGCTCTATCAGCTATAGCTTCCACATAATCCATACCCTCTGCGTTATCTTGTGTCCTAGCCGCTTGACCGGCGGCCATTATGCTCTTACCCCGTAAATCGAAGTTACCCTTGATATAAGCCAGCTCCTTCTCCTTCTCATGCTCGTCATTACGGGCCTGTTGATCGGCCTCGGCTTTTTGCTGTACAAGTCGTTGTTGATTCTGGTACTCCTCCTGTCTTACACGATCTGCGTAAGATCTGGCATCCCTTCCTATCTGATTCATCTCAGCCGTCGAGTTGGCATTCATCATTCTAGTGATATCAAGCAAGTCATTGCCTAAAGTATTCGTCTGTAATATATATTGCTTCAAATTCTCCAATTCCAGACGTTTCTTGGAATTAGAGACAGCCATAACATTAAGATGACGTAACGACAAGCTATTATCCGTAAGACTGATGTAAGCCAAGGAAAGATCGCTGTTTCTGTACATCACGGTCCAATCGTATCCTTCCTTCTGGCATACTTGAGCCACGGCTAGATGAATATCCAATGTCCGTTTCTTAAAGTCATCGAAATCATTAAAGTAAGTCTGGGTCTGTAGCATAGTAGCGTTAACTCCCTGTTTTACGCCCGTAGAACTCTCGTATCTAGTTGACTGACCCATAGCCTGCTCAGATATACCTATCATCCTATAAGCCATCATATAGGCGTAAGAAGCCATTTCCATACGGGATCTTATCTGATCCGTATTAGTAAGATCATATACACCGAACTGATTATATATGCTGCTCATCTGCGGATTCTGGTAAGGATTGTTTGTGTCATTACCACCTACGCCCATAAACGAGACGGACTTAACGATCTGCATAAAAGTAGCCAAAGCTCCCTTCTTGTCCATCATATCCTTATATTCAGTAGGCAGGAATCCCAAGTCACCTAAGAAAAACTTACCGATCTCCTTCTCGGCGTTATTGTATAGCTGATTCATAGCAAGGTTATACATCATCTGGAACGGTTGTATGCGATCAGCGAGACTGGCCCCTATAAATCCAGAAACCGGAATGACATAATCATACAGACTGCTGTCACCATGTATCTGATGAGGTATTGGATCCCCACCAATATATATAGGCTTATCCATTAAATTACCTCCGGTGATCTTAACGCCAAACCTAACCTCAGGAACATACTCCAAGATGTAGGTGTTCACCTCAGGATCACTGACGGCTTCTGCCATGACCCTCTTTACTTTCTTTATGCCATTCTTCTCCAAGAATTCCGGGAGCAACTCATCGGTTACAAGTTCCTGATCAACCATCCCGGTCTCTGTCATATAAGTTATTAAGAATACCGGTTTCATGGATACCCAATATCCTTCCATTACCCTAAAAAGGCGAGAGTCTATCTCATATCTCTTGCCATCGGCCATTCCGGAGTTGAAATATCCAAAGGGATGGAAGCGGGGCAAGAAGCGGGGCTGGGTGTGTTCCTCCCCGTCCGGCCCGAAGGTGTGGTACTCGCCCATCGGAACACCATAATAGTCCTCAGCGGCGACTATAGACTCATAATCATGGTATCCTTTCCATGGAATAACCTCATTCTCGTACATACCGGTAATAGACGGCTTCTTTTTCTTCCAGTCATACCTAGCGCCGTCATTAGATACCCATCCCTCATAATCATCGTCACCTCCCATAATCCGACGCTTGTCCTTGGCCGTCATCTTATGGCCGTATCTTGATATCAGCTCAACACCCTCGTAATAATGAATACGGCCCACATAAGATCCGTATTGCGGGTATTTCACGTCAGGATGGAATACCTCCATCGGACTCCATACCTCCGGACGATAATAGTCGAAGCCAACGAAATGATTCCGGAACATCTTTCCGCTAAGAAGACGATCCCTGTAATTCTCCCTGTCAAGCTCATCCATATAAAACCGGCTACGGTCAGCCTCGATCGTATGATCTCCCCATACTGCCGCCTGCGTCTTCCATCTTGTACTCATGAACCTTTGGATATCATCAGGGGTCATAGACGCCTTGGCCTGTTGTATTCGCTGAACATAAGCCTGACGTTCCTCCTCGGAGTTGAACTCATTATACGTCGGATCAAGTCCTGCCTCCACAAGACGCTGATTAACGATAATATCCCACTGTTCTTGTATATGACGATGAAGAAGATTTGACATCGTATCCTCATACTCACTTATAGCCATATCCCCTACCTCGTTAACCGTATACTTATCCTGTAGGTTTGTCAGCCATCCCTCAAAGGCGTTTACGATACCACCTATGATATCATAATGCTTCAAGAAAGAGGGTATCCTTATATCACTCCTTAACTTCTGTACGTTCCTTAACTGTGGGATAACATCCGCCATCTCCATAAAAGACAACTTACCATCCGCCATCAGATAATAGTCACGGTACATTTGGTTACGATCATACTGTTTCAATCCTATCGCCTCAAGAGCGTCCATACAATCCTCTTTCCATTTCTTATTTTTTTTCTTCGTGGAAATAGCCTGAGGAGGTAATCCTAATAGCGCCCCTTTTGCCGGAAACGAATGATCTCTATTAAACACTTCCATGATTATTCAATTTTATTTACAACAAAGATAGGCGTTTAATTGACATTCATTTACCTAAAAGCTCCTATAGATATTGATCCAAAGGCAGAGGCATATATCTCATGGTGCTTATAAGCGTCTTCCTTACGGGCGTTATTCATCTCATCTATCTTCGATTTAGGCATATAATTATTATCATCAAAATACCTGGCTAGCACAAGAGCATGACCGAAGGATATTATCCTATCGACGTTCAATCCTGGCTTGTACTGTATTATTTCATCCAGTAGAGCTATATCATCAATCAACTCAATACCCTTGACCGTTATATCAAGACCAGTACTATCATCATATCCGATAACGAAATCCTGCCAGCAATAATCCACGACGCACGAGAAGAGCAGGTTCTGGTTGCCGGGGGTCGGGTATAGCCCCAGCTTGCTGTTCTGCCGGGAGCCGGCCTTCACATACTTATTGGCTATTGCCTCACCAGCGAATAAGAAAAAAGAAGCAGGCATACCACTCTTCCGGTTAAGGTACTGTTCATACATCTGGTCAGCGTTCTCCATAAGACATATAGCACCATATCCTTTCTGAAGTACCTCGCACGTACGACAAAACTGATCTATGGATGATGGGCGGGATACGTATGAAGCCACTATTCTATAGGCATAAGGATCTCGAATACCGACACGCCTTTTGAATACATAAAAAGCTCCTAATGAAGGGGTATCAGACTTGGCCTGTTTATAAGGGTCGCAATTGTGAACAGATATATTCCTTAATAGATAATTATTCGTATCACATTCAAAATTATACACAGGACCAGTATACTTCTCTTTAGTTATAGATGATATCCTGACATATATATACTTATTGTCATTACTAATAAATATACCTGTGGAAGGGCTTTTTCTTGTGATGGTATCCATACATACTTTAGACAATTTAGATATATAATCAGGGGTTAATGTCTCAACCAACTTCCTGAAATACAAAGTATAGTTATGACCTGTCCTCAAATGATAGCATGGTCTTTGAGATTTAATCTTATTTCCATCTATATATTCAGTCCTATTTTTTTTCATTATAGATATACCTCCAACTATTCCAAGAGACAATAATATATCCTGTATACCCTCAAGAAGATCCATACTTACACTTACGAAATCCATATTTGAGTAACTACGAAAATCATTATGGATAGACCCATCCGTATCTAAATACCCATGAACCAAACTAACCTTCATATTAGATGGTAGATATTTAGCAAACTCTGGAATGTATTTACCGTAACAATACTTACCAAAATTATTAACAAGCCACTCACTTAGATAAGCATGTTTAAAAGATAACTCCCAATTACCCTTTCTACCTCTCTCCGAAGGTTTAACCCCAAAAAGACTATCTACAACCCTATAATATCTATCTCTCTCTTCTGGATAATCAAAACATATAGCCATCCCTACACGACACTGTCTATCAATCCATCCATTTCCAAGCCACATCCCTACAAACCACCAAAAATCATTAGAAAGCATATAATCCCTAAATCCTGGAATGTCCATTCTTTCTTCGGCATACATATTAGGAATCCTTGTCCACTGTCCCTCTTTTATATCCTTGACAGGTATGTAATCAAATTTGAATAAATCTTCCCTAACCCTTCTTTCTACAGTCTTATGATCCGATACAAAAATAGGATGCTCAGAAGTAAATCTATTTATTCTTACGCCATTATACATCTTTATCGAATAAAGATCCTCTTCGACCATATTTCTGACAAGTCTCTTGCGTATCCTAACATTATCCCCTTCGTTATTAACCAATAAATCATCATAGTCAACATCCTCTACATTCTTATATCCATCAGAAGTCAATACCCTTTCTCCTGAAGGCATACATCCAGCGACATAAATAAAATCATCAAACCTATTAGATTGAGGCATCTCGAATATCTGGACTGGAGCGTCAATAACACCTCCACTAAACGGAAAACCAGCTAGCTGTTTATTAGATTTCGTAGTACCAAGCTTATTGCCCGATTCAAGAAAAACATCACACAGCATGCCACTATATTGACCCGACTCAAGAAGATCGTTCTTATGTTTAATAGCGTACTCAACCGGAAACAGGTTTTGAGAAGAACTTAAAAAACAGTCATCAATCGTAAAAGGATAGAACATGGTATGAGAGGTATAAGCTACCCTATCTTTCGTAGATAGCTTCTTCCGTTCCTCATTAAGCTTATTGGTACTAGCCTCGAAATCCGTGGCGTCAATCTTAATCTTATTAAGTTTCTTATCATCAGATTTCCCTAAATAATCACCCAAACCTATAGTTACCTTGACACCGGAGTTTGCCATTTGTCCCGGAACAAACATCGCCCATTTCCGTTCTTTCCATGTTTTTCCTTTCATGGCTCTACGGTTTAGGATATCCCAATCCATGACCAGAAGATTATATGTCTCGGGATCTGAGAACATCTCTTGAGCGTCCTTAGACAACTCCACCTCACCACCGGTACCGGCCAATATAGGACTAAGACGCCAGCCATAAGGCGTGTCGTAGGATGGCATGGCGGCCGTGTAAGGCTTCTTTATCGGACCTTTGCCTACCTCGTCGAAAATAGCCGTAGCCGGTGTCAAACCAGCCGTCTTCTGCGTGGAGGTCTTCCTACCCATATTGATGTTGGCTATAGAGATAATGGCATGGATATCACGTACACCATTGGACATCCTCTTGCCTAATGTAACTCCCGAACTCCAGTCGGTCTTGGTTCTGTTGATCCTGAAAAAAGGATGCACATGATCAAGACCATACTCACAATACTCGCCGATATTGGATAAGTCACTGTCGCTGAATCCTACTACAGAATGACTAAGGCCAATAGTCATCGTAGCGTTCATCTGGAGAAGTGATGACATGATGGTCGTATTATGGGAGACGACAAAATTGGTAGTAAGAAACTGATGAGATTTATTATCGACCTCAATACAAGTAGCCTTATATCTACCGTAATAATCTATATCAGATATCCTAAGCCTATCGTGAGTCTTAGATATATACATATCGTCACCATCCATGACACAATAATACCCCATAGACCAAAATATTTTCCTTACAAAGGATATAATATACTCGCTTTTATAAACGACCTTAAAACGATCGTCACCGGTATTTATACCGCAAGCGATCTTCATGAACGAGCTTATAAATAACTCTTTCTGTTTTTTGGATGAATAAATGACATCATCCATCTCCTTCTTGCTTAGCTCAAAGATCCTGTCGGTAGCGCCACAAAGGAAGGAGGCGACCAGAGACCCCATGAGCTGGGGCGATATCAGCCACCGCCGCTCAGGGAAATCTACCGCTTCCCCAATATCTATAGTCATTTTGGAGAAGTCAGAATGGATGATACCCATAGTGCTCATAAACTTATAATCACCATGATACTTGACTTTCCACTGGTGCTGCCCGCAACACACCACGCTGCGACCGTCCTCAAAGGTCACTTTGTACGTATCAACGAATCCCTGAGGATATACGCCCACTATAGTCGTAAGCTTACCATCATCACCATATATGATATCCCCGATATCGGCGAATCCTATTTTCTTAGATCCATGAGGAGTATATATCAGCTCCGAGTCCAGAAGAGCCTTGCCAAAACGACGAGTACCAAACATTCCCAACCCTTTCTTCTCCATACGGGCACGTTGGTACATCTCGGCGAAAAACCATTCGTTATCACGCAAACGACTGATCGCTGGCACACGTTCCCCGTTTGGAAGATCCTGGAATACGGGAAAGAAATTAACATGCCAATAAAGCCATGGAGGGATGAACGTACCATTGATAGTCACCCCGTACTTGACCTTATAAGCCTCTTCTTTAAAGAACTGCTTAACATCGTCATCCTGATCCTCCCAACCGAACAGATCGTTCCATACAGGAGGATTTTTCATGTTTACATAAAATTCTGGACTCGTACTTAGACTCATTTTATAATATCCTTTAAAACAGACTCGATTCCACCAGAAACCTGACCCTTACGTTCCTTTTTCTGGACATTGCTTACAGACCTATATACATCCATGATCCCACTTTTCTCCATATAAGAATCATTCCATGTATTTATCTTATCGATTAATTTTGATATGAAGTCAAATGCCCTAGCCATATCCTCCGGCTTCTCCTTGTCCCAAGGATGCTTATCAATATAAGTCTTAGCGTCATTTATAGCCTTAGCTATGACCTCAAGATTATCATTGACCCGATCAGCGTCCTTACTCGTCGGCTTTCGTCTTCCCTGTGGCATTGGCTTTCATGTCCTTAAAATCGTTATACTGTTTCATAAGAAGCTTATAAGATTGAACAACCCCGATCTTACTTACTTCCGTCACGCTCATGTCATGGAACATATCCTCAAGCTCCTTGTCAGCGTATCTCAGACGTTCCTTGTCATCATAAAACACGAATCCAGACGTTCTGTCTTCTATAATGCTCTTGGCGGTGGACGCATATGTCGTATCTAAATCCAGATCCATACCGAAGCTGGTAGCCAACTGGATTATGAACATCAACCTAGAATTGACTTTTACAGCCTCTATATTCAACATCTGTATCTTATGGGTCATCTCATGAAGAACTACAAAATCCTCCTCTTTTATCAATGAAGATGATTTAAGGGCTATCTTCTTAGTCCTATCCTCAATCTCGCTATACAGACGCTTGCTCTCACGTTTTATGGCTATCCAATGCCTTATATGGGTATCCGCCTCTTCTTTAAGATAATCCCTGATCTCTTTCTTAATATCCTTATCCTCTTCCATTATAATCACACGTTATAATCATTATTATTTAATTCGATCTCATCACTGATGCTTTGGTCTATAGACCTCAATAAATCTCTGGTACTAACATCCCGCAAGAAGCGGACATTACCACCATTAGCCTTAGCAACTCTCCTTAAAGCGGAGTAAAGTATATCACCCAACGAATATTCAGGCAACTCACGGCATCCGACTTCCATGACAATAAGGGCATGGATACGGTCATCTATCTTGCTTCTTACGAGATTTCTCATGGCATTATTTATAAGCTTCCCCTATAATACGTAGCGGGAAATGTTTGAAATTACGTTCAGGATCGTCCTTAGTATAACCCATAAGAGATAGATGTTTCTCAAAATGACCTTCCGTATATTTTGAGGTATCTAACGTCATCCTAAATATAATTCTATTCTCATTGTCAGGATGTTTGTTATATGATACATCTCCCATACATCCACATCCGAGATGATGCTCCTTGACATGGAAACCATCATTATGGGTGATAAATAACACGATTTCTATCTTATCACCTATTTTCTGATCAAAAATATTTAGATAAAACTCGCTCTCATCATCCGTCAGTCCTATATCAAAGGAATCGTTAGGGCACTCAATATTAAAATCGTTATGATCGGCTGTTATCACCTCCATAGCATTCCATTTGGCTTTCTCACCCTCCACGAACTTTAACGGGCATACCTCTGTCTTCATCCAAGCCTTTTCCTTGATAAAGCAACCACACAACGAGCACGCCTGTCTTCCCATCAATCTTTGCAGCAATACCTTAGCTGGTAACTTAAAGAAAGCTATATTAGAAGAGTTCTTAGGACATTTCTTGCATAAATCAAGACGATTCTTGTACCACCCCGGATAATCCTTCTCATCCTTAGGAATCCTGCCCAATAAACTATCTTCCCAAGCTTGGGCTATTACCTGGGCTTTACCAATTGTTTGCATATTATTTTTTAAATTGTTGTTGTTGAAAATCCTGTAACTGTTCCCATGTCATACCATACCGGCATTGGTACATAGCCTCATGGTTGTCACGTATAAGGGGATCTCCGTTCTTCAATCCCTCCATACCCTCTATCACCTTTATCTTCTTATCCAGACAATCAAGCTCAATAGGCATCCTTTCGTCTGGATAACGATTACCCTCCTTGACATATATGCGACGTATCTTATCACGTCTTACACGCATCTCACGGAGATTGCAGATAACGTATCCGATAAACGGGATCCTGATAGATATATTATCGGTATATCTGGCGAGATGATGGATATAAGATACGGATGCTTTCATGCACCACTCGACCTGTTGCTTGGTAAACTTCCCTCCAGATCTTCTCACCACCTCATCGACAATATCCCTGTCGAACGAAATAAGACTCCTATCCATCGATATTCAATTTGTTTCTCTTGAATACGAATCCCATTACACGGGTGTCATCACCCTCTCCGTCAAGAACAAAATAATTACGTAGGCTTCTCATCTCAATAGACAGCTCACGGGTACGGAAATTTCCGTTCTTCTTGTCTACTAAAAAACCGCCACGCTTTAGCTCATTGTTAAGGACAGCGATATAAGATTCCTTCTGTCCATAACAATCCATATACTTGGCCCTGGTATCATCCGAGTATCCGTAGTTGATGTAGAAAGAAAGTAAGTTTATCGTCCTTTCAGTAATCAAGCTCCTACCCTTGGAATCCAGATAGCCGTTGTATATCCTTAAGAACTGCTGGATCATATCCAGCCTAGTGTCGTAAGGCAACGCAAATACGAAAGCTTTCCTCTGTTCGGCCATATAAAATTAGTTTTCGACAAAACTACTTAAAAAAAATATCGTTGTCAAGAAATTATGCCATAATCAACATAATATATGCTGATTAGCATGTATTTACGAACATCCAAAGGGAAAAGGTGGTGGAAATGGAGGAGGAAAGCCAGATAAGTCCACCGTAAGCCACGGCAACGAGGCCAGTTGAGCACCGGCCATACATGCCTCCGAGCGGCGGTGGACAGCTCTATCCTGCCTCACGGGACATGACCACACCTTTTTCCCTTTGGATTCCTTTCTCCCAAGCTATGGGATATAAAGCCAAGGGGAAATGGGAAGCCTTGGGCGATGGAGCCTGCCGTAGAAGATACGGACGGCCGGAGCGCGAGCGATCGTACAAGACCTCGCTTTTTCTTCTTTGGCTTATGCTCCACCCGATCCCCCTACCGGGGTACCGGCTTCCGGTATAGGATACGGCTTCTACCAGGTTTAGCCTGCGGTATCCTGCCTGACGGCACCATACCTTGGCGGTAAAAAGCAATGTTTTATTAAATAGAGACTTTAAGTGGAGTACACAGGAACTCGACGTCAGGAGAGGTTCTGTGTACGGATAGAGATATTAGAAGGTAGTATATGTTTATAGAGTTAATTATATTTAATAAATATACCTATTAACGCGCGCGTAACAAGTGTTGTGTCAAAAATGATCTTCCACAAACACAGTGATTTACCCTCTCTAATTTATTACGATAATTTCGTATAAACAACAAATGGGTGACCTTCACAGGCTACCCATCCATCCGAATAACTTGTTTCGTATTGATGAAACTTGTATATTCGCAGCAAATAAAATATTTTATGGGAACAAAGATAGGAATTTTACATATAATGAAATCAAATTTCGATAAGATTCTTACCGAAAGATATACTCCACGTAATATTCAGGCCAAAAAAGATGAGCTAGGATGCGTAAAACTTCCAGCCGGGTCACTTATATGCCCAGTCGATTTCAAACCTGTTACCAATAAGGAAGGCAAAAAAGTGACAGCTATAAAATATTCATTGAAACATGAGGAGTATCATGGATCAGGTATTCAGATCAGTGATGAATGTAAGATGGCAATGATATATCTTATTATCATAAACGTATTCAAACATGTGTTTCTAAGAAATAGGATGCATGGCGGGAATAGAGATCAGATAGAGATCAATACCAATGATTTTATTGATATCCTATCAGATGGATGCGCTTATTTCTGCTACCGTCATGTGTTAAGGGATTCTCATGAGGATATGAACTACCAGCTTATAAGCTTAAAGGCTTGGGCTGAAGGAGAGATTATGATAGCTTTATCGGATATCATAAAATACAAGAATAAGGCTAGTAAGACCCCAAGGATAAAGGATATGTTTGTAAAGAAAGGAGAATCTGTATACACCTGCCTTGATAAAAAACTTGATTCGAATACCAGAAGATGGATGGCTAACAAAAGTCGTAAATTAAATAGAGTCAAGATGTTATCAAAAATAATATTCTCAGCTAGAAACAGAAATATAAATAAGATATATAAGGTAACTAAAAAAAGAACTGTCAAATTCAATGTGTCATATCTTATGGATAGATTGAATATAAAGTTATCAAAAGAAGGTATGATGCTAATATCCCAAAGAACGGTATATCGGATGATAAAAGAAGTTCTTAGTATGTGCTGTAAGACTATATCCGATTTATATGATGAGGTAAAGAAAAACAACGGAATAGTTAATACCAAAGACAGGAAAAATGTAACTATCGGACACCTAAGACTATCATACAGAGGAACGATAATGCATATAATTATCGCCGAATATTTTATAAAAGACGTTTTCTTAGGGGTAAAAGGGGTTGAGATGAGTAAGGCTGGATGATTTGAGTATCAGATACAAAATTTAATATTTATATATTATTTACATTTATTTCAATTAGTTAATTATAACTATTCGTATCTTTGTACCATAAACTTAAAAAGATATGGTAAAAGAGGATTTTAGAAATGAAAACGACCTCCTTCGTCATATTATGACGGTGGATAAAAACGTGGAGCAGGGTCGTGCCTTGAAGAAGATTTTCACCACTAGGGAGAATCTGTTCATTACCGGTAGAGCTGGTAGTGGTAAAAGTACGTTCATGAGACGTATCGTAAAGTTCTTGGGTAAGTGCGTTATCGTAGCACCGACTGGAGTAGCGGCGTTGAATGCCGGTGGACAGACCATTCATTCGTTCTTCTCTATAAAGAACGATCCTTACATTCCTTCTATCGAGAGAGGTATGTTGTCGAATAAGGTGGATGTAAGTCCGTTTATGAAGAAGAAGATCAAGAATCTTGATACTATTGTCATTGACGAGATCAGTATGGTAAGACCTGATTTGCTTGATGAGGTGGCTGACATACTTAGACAATGCAGGCGTAGCAAGGAGCCTTTCGGTGGAGTTAGGTTGATTATGTTTGGAGATCTATCACAACTACCGCCTGTGGTGACGGCGGATGATTTTATCGACAAATATTATGAGAGCCGGTTCTTTTTCTCATCAAAGGCATTAAGAGCGTCAGGATTCTCGGTCATTATCTTCGAGAACGTATTCCGTCAAAAAGATCCTCAGCTTCTTTCCGTACTTGAGGATATAAGATGTGGGGTTATTACCGACGAGTCAAGACAGATATTGGATAGTAGGGTCAAGTATCCGGATAATATGGATAATACTATAATTATATGCTCAACTAACAAAGAAGCTTATGAGATAAATAAGACTAATCTTGATAAGATCAATAATAAGGTATTTAAGTTCGATGCTACTGTATTCGGGGAGAAGCCTGTAGCGCCTTGCGAGGATGAGCTTATAGTAAAGGTAGGGGCTAAGGTCATAATAACCAGAAACGGCAACGGGTATGTCAATGGCTCGATGGGTATCATAACCAGCATAGATACTGTTGATGAGACGATATATGTTCATCTAGATAACGATACTGAGGTGGAGATAACCAAAGAGAAGTGGGAGAAGATGAAGTACAAGCAGGTAGATGATTCCCTTGAAGGCATTTCTTGCGGCTATATAATACAATATCCATTGAGGTTAGGATACGCCATAACTGTCCATAAATCCCAGGGAATGACTTTAGATAATATATTTGTAGACATCAGCAGAGCCTTCGAGATAGGACAGATATATACCGCTCTTTCAAGATGTAGGTCTATAGACGGTCTTTATCTAAAATCAGTTCCTAAGGAAGATATGGTACTGCTAAGCGATAAGATATCTGACTTCATAGATAAGGTGGATGAGAATGAGGGTGTTTTGAATCCGGAAAAGATATCTGACATCGGAAAGGATATGATAAAGAAGCATCAGGATTTATTTAACTTTGACGAATACGGATTATAATGGCTAAGAAAGAACTTTTTTCAGACGTAGATGAGTTAGTATCATCTTTAAATAAAGAGCTTGGAGAAGGCTCGATAATGAACTTCGGCGATGATAAGCCTATAATATCCATACCAAGGGAAAGCACTGGTTCTCTGGTGGTGGACAAGGCCCTCGGCGGCGGATGGGCGGTAGGCCGGATTCATGAGCTGGTCGGGATGGAATCTTGTGGCAAGACTATGATGTGTACGTTAAGTATGATCGAGTTCCAGAAAAAACATCCAGATAAGCTAGTAGCTATAATAGACGTGGAGAACGCTTTTGATATTGAGTACGCTAGGAAAATGGGGTTGGATATAAACCGGTTTTTGATCTCCCAGCCAAGCTACGGTGAGCTGGCTATTGACATCACGGCCAAGCTGGTGGAGTCCGGCAGGGTAGGATTTATTGTCGTGGATTCCGTTGCAAATCTAGTCCCGAAGAAGGAGATCGAGGGTGATATGGAGGATAGTAACATGGGATTGCAAGCTCGATTGATGTCAAAGGCTATGAGAGTTCTTACAGGGATCGTAAACAAAAGCGACTGTGTTCTGGTATTCATCAACCAATATCGGGAGAAGATCGGTGTAATATACGGCGATCCGAAGGTAACGACCGGAGGTAACGCCCTTAAGTTCTATGCCTCTATCCGTATGGAGATGGCGAGAAAGAAGGTTATATTAGGTGAGGACGGATCTTCAGTAGGTCATGAGGTCAGGATAAAGGTGCTGAAGAATAAGACAGCCGTACCGTTCCAGATAGCCGAGACGGCATTGTATTATGGAGTTGGGTTCGACAAGGAACTTGAACTTTTGAAGTTATGCGAGGAAACTGGTATCTTTATCCGTAAAGGATCATGGTACTGGTACGGGGATGTTCGTGTAGGGAACGGAGTCGATAATACGTTAAGTATCATGAGAGATAATCAAGAATTGTGTCAAGAGTTAAGAACTAAATTGAATTTGTAATCATGGCAATAGGAGTAAAATTTGTAGACGTAATACCATCCAGCGTAGAGAACGCTGTCGAGGTTAAGAAGGGGGATGTAAAGAACTATCTGTTCGTAGGTATTCCCATGAGTGAATTTATCGGGAAGAGATATGAGTATGAGGGATTCATATACATGTGCCTACAGGGTGTCACCGGTGGTACGGAACTTGGCGGCGATATAGCCATAGCCGTATTAAGACCGGTTCGACCAGCGACAGGACAGGCTTCTTATCATTTGGTATCGTATACGCCTCTCACATATACGAGATCTGATGTAGCGATATTACTTAGAAATGGAGATTTTAAGGTTGTTAAACGTGATGATTGTAATCTTATCTGATCATGGGTACGTATATCTCTATAAAATCAACAGTAAACGCATTCAGGTACGGTATTGATCCTATACCTGAATGGTTCGATAAGATATCTAACAAGACTGATGAGATCGATATTATGGTTGACGGTAATAAGGTAAAGGCATTGGATATAAGGCTAGAAAATAGCATTCTACGGGCTTTTTACGGTTATTACATAGGTCTGTATCCAGACAACTCTATACAGGTGTTCAGACCGGAGGATTTTCATTCATTATATACGATTAAAATATGAAAATATACACTGGACTGATAAAAGATCTAGGATGTAGATGTTTTTATTACAATAGCGGTATGAATATACCTATTGGGTTCGTATGCGCTGAGATACCTGATATTAGTTCTATATTATCATCAAAGAATGGATTATCTCATTTTTATGAACATATGATAATAAAACGTAATGATGATATTAGTGATAAGTTATTCTTTGATTTTAATGGATATACAGATCCTAGATCATTAGTATTTAAAGGATTTACATTGCCTGATGTTGATATCAAGAAGTGTATTGATTTTTCTTATAATTTTATCGTATATCCAGACATAAGTGAAGATCTTATAGAAAGTGAGAGGAATGTTATATTGACTGAAATTGATAATGATGAATCATGTATTAATATAGATAGACTTATAAAACTATCTGGAATAGATAAACGTTGTTTTATAAACACATTAGGTACTAAAAGGTATGTCAGCAAAATAACAAGGGATGATCTTTATATGTGCCGAGATACGATATTGAATAAGTCAGAAATGGTATTTCATTTATATGGATGTGATGATTTTATGAATAAATATGTATCGGATATAACGGAATTATCAAATGACGTTGATATTAATACATACTATCGTAATAGTCTTAAATATTTCCATGTTCATGGTCCTAAATATGGTGTTTATAAATATACTAAAAAGCCCAAACAGTTATATGTATCATTTGTATTAGATAATTATAATTTTAAGAAATTGTGTGTGTTGCTTATCATATTATCTATGATGTGTGATAATTATAATTTCTCTATGTTTAATTATCTTAGATCTAACGGATTATGTTATTCAGTAAATAGGAGATATATAGAATGCACGAATAGAATAGTAGCCAACTTGATAATTGACGTAAGCCCAGATAAATGTGAGATCACAAAAGATTATGTGGTTGATTATATTAATAACTTTAAGCTTATAGCAAATAATGACAACATAGAATATGCTATAAGAATGATTAAATTAAATGATAGATTGAATATAATGAATATTGAGGATTACCACGATGCCTATATATCTTTTGTAAGATCAAGACTTAATGGGGTAATGGATTTATATAAATCATATGACAATATATCTGTGGATGATGTTATGGATATGATTAAAGATATTACCGAGAATAGATTAATAATTCAATACTGCTCTTTATGAATATAGCGATAGGAATAGATCCGGGTATAGATACCGGAGGATTGGCGATGATCCCGGAGAATGGCGAGGTTAAGGTAATCATGACTCCAAGGATATCGGCTAAGGGGGATATAGATCTTAGGGCTATATCAAGCTTCTTCCTCGATGCCGCTGACAAGATCCAAGAAAAGGGAGGCGGGACGCTGGCGATCGCCGTCGAGGACGTCCATAGCATCCACAACAGCTCGGCAGCCAGCAACTTCACCTTTGGCGGGAGACGCCGGGAACCGAACGCCCTATTCGCTATGATGGTGGAGATGATGGAGCGATACGGATCTCACCCGGATGTTAGGTTCATGTTCGAGGAGGTGCAACCAAAGACCTGGCAGAAGGAGCTTCATACGACAGCCGATCGGGTGTATACGGCGGCGAAGTTAGACACGAAGGCTACCTCCATCCGATGTGCCATGCGCCTTTTCCCTTTGGTCTCTTTCGTGAAACCATGGTCAGGAAAAGGAGTACAACCTACTAAGATACAAGACGGAATGTGTGACGCCACGCTTATAGCCGAGTATATTAGACGTAAGTTTAAACTATTTTAATACTATTAAGCATTTATTGTATTTGTATTAATATAATTATGATTATATTTGCGATGTAATAAAAAGTTGTTCGTTATGCTTATAAGATGTTTGTCGAAGTCATTAAATGAGAAGTTGGGCAAATTGGAGACGGTTGTTAAGAATGCCGGTCCCAACTCCCTTTATAAGGATCTTAAAATAGATGTTGTCAATAATCTGGCTTATATCACTTCCGTAAATGCCAAGGTATGTGTTATAGAGCGATTGGAGGTAGAGGCTGACTCTAACTTCTCTTTCTTGGTAGAGGCAAGCTCTTTTATTAAGTTCATGAAAAAACAGAAGAATTGTGAGATTACGATACTGCTTTCGGATAGAAAAGATCAGATCACGATCCACTACGCTTCTGGTGAGTATAGTTGTCCGGCTTTTGATATCAATACATTCCCGCAGGTACATAAGATACTTGATGGAGGAATTAAGGTTAAGATGAGCGATTATGTTTCGGTTCTTAACAAAGCCAGCGATTATACGGAGGTAGATGACTTTTATCCATGCATCGAGAATGTGGTTATTGATATTGATGATATTAATATTAATATAGTAAGTACGGATAGAAATACTATTTACAGGTATTTTGTCCCTAATCAGGATAAGGTAGATAAGATGTTTATCCCGGTATCGAACGAATCCGCGATATTGCTTGATAAGCATATCAATAAGTCATCGGATATGTTGTCTATAAAAGTGGACGATACTAAGACTTATTTCTCTACGCCTGATATGGATATGTATGAGACCCATTTTGAGGGTAATTATCCAAATTGGAGGTTCGTGGACGAGCATTTTGTCAAAACAAGTACCTATGTCTTTGATAAGGATCTACTCGTCCAAGCCCTCCAAAACAATCTTAAGGTAAATGAGTTTGATCATTGTAAGTTGATATTCACTGAAAAAGGATGCGGTATTATGTCAGAGAACCCTATGTCTGGAAGATCTTGTAAGGAAAGGCTTACGGCTTTATCGCATAACGGTAATGATATTATATGCGATGTGCTATGTGGTAGGTATCTTGGTATAGTTAAAAGCATACCATGGAATAGGATCGTTATCGAGCATGACCATAAATCTCATTTCAACAAGATTTATGGGGAGGATAATAAGAATGAGTATTTCTTATCATCATCAATTATTGTTTAATTTTTAAATATATATAATATGGGAGTTCGTGAAAATTCGCTAGGATCTAATAATCACTACTTTAAGATAAGTGGTAGTGGAGTTCTTTATCAATCATCCAAGGAGCCTAAAGAAGGTTATGAGGAACATGTGAATGATAAGACCGGGGCTGTATCTTATTGGAAAGTATTTTGGAATGGTATAGAGGGATATTTATCAGATATTGAGATAAGGGAGGTTGACTATAACGGGGCAAAAACTAAATACGTAGCTATAAAAATAAGCGATGACGAAGGAAACTATATTATAAATGTTCCTTTGATGACTCAAAAAGGAGGTATTAATAATTATGTTAAGTCATTGGTGAGATACTTGCCTAATATTGATCTAAAGCGTAAGGTGGTAATCAATCCAGCTCACGCTAGGAAAGGAGATCAATATGCCCCGGGTAATTTTTTTATCTCATATGCTAGGGAAACTCCTGATGGAAGGGATGAGCTTATACAGCAATATTATAAGAATGGTCAGAATGGATGGCCTGACAGAGTTGAGAGTACTGATATAATGGGGAATAAGAAGTTTGATTATACTGCCCAAGATGCTTTCGCCTATCAGGTACTTAATAAATACATTCAAAGCATTAAGACAGATGGTGTGAAACCCGTTCAGTCGGCAAGCCAAAACAACGCTGGTGAGGCTACAACGCAAACGCCCCCACCGTCATATCAGCCGCAAGCCCAGCCGCAGACGCCTCCTCCATCATACCAGCAGGCTCCGCCTCAGACAGCCCAAGCTCCTTCTTTTGGAGGTCAGCAACAACCTCCTCAATATCCTCCTTTTGGAGACGATAGTGACCTACCTTTTTGATTAACTAATTGAAAATGAATAATTTAATGGAAAGTAATTTTAATATATCTACTAAAGTGAACCGTGTCTCGATGCCTACCCAAAATAAGGTAGATACGGTTATGAAGAACTTAGGGCATCGACCTTGTGTAGCGTATTCCGAGGAAAAGAATATGTATTATAAGGATGGAGAATGGGTAGCGTCAGATCTTGACGCTACTATCTTACCTCTTAGGGAGATGTTCGAAAAGACATCTGATTTGAAGTTAGGATTGAAGATCGTTTATTTAATAATAAAATTATAGTATGGCTACGATTGAAGATATCAAAAAACTTCTGGAGAGTAAGTCATTTACATCAGCCAGAGATCTTGAAGAATTTGAGGAAAAACCGGATGATAAGCTTGATGAGGTTCACATGAATTGCGATCCAATGGTAGGGATAGTTGAGAAAGATGGTAAAATTTTTCTCAACTCTTTAAAATTCTCTAAGGCATGGAACTCATTGGGGAAGGATATTCCTATCAAGCAAGGTAATGCCTTCCCGTTGGGTCAAGGTGATGTTCTTGATATAGACACAGGCATATCGGCCTCATTCCCGGATGATACTGTCGGGATGGTTATGATGCTCCCATCGTTCACCAACGATACAGGCCTCACTTTGGTAGGATCACCGTTCGTTTTCTCTAATAACGAGAATATTACGATCAGAGTCTCTAATGTCCGTAAGGATATAGCTATAGTCGAGAAAGATAAGCATATAGCTGAGTTAATTATAGTTGGCAAGATAAAAGCCGATATTCGTAAAACTTATAACAGCAATGAACATGTTCGGATTGAAGATAGTAAAGAGTAGCTATATAAATACTCTAAAACAGGATCTTGATGAGGCTATTAGCTATTCAAGTAGATTAAAAAGAGATTATGAGGATTCCCGCAAGAAGATAACGGAATTAGAAGAGAAAGTAGGGTATCTTGAAACTCTTTCCGATTCCCTTAATATGGATATAGAACAAAAGGATTCTATTATAATTAAGATGGGTAATGAGCTTAGTAAATCAAGAGAGATATATAATGAGTCGGTAAAAGATAAAGAGACTCTTAAACGGGCTTATATGGATATCGAGAAGAAACATAAACTATCATCTAAATTACTCGATGAGGCTAGAAGAAGATATAAGGAACTTGAGGATCAGAATAAGGCTATGTCCGATCGTATCAAATATCTTGAGGCAGAGCTTTTAGATAGCGATGTACCTGATGAGGTTGTTGTTGATGAGGATAAGATGGATCCTAATTCCGGTCATATTGATATACCTGAAAATAACGCCCCTGAGGTCGCTGATGCCGGTATTGACGTAAATGTCGAGAATAAGGCGGAGGATAAGAAGAAATCTAAGAAACGTAAAAAATCTAAGAAAAGTGAATAAGATCTTGTTTTTCTTGTTAACGTTATTTACCTTAGCGGTTGTCGGATGCGGTACGTCAAGAACCTATTATACGGAATATGATACTACTGATATATCTTATGTGGTGGATTCTATAGTGTCTTCCGGGACCGTGATGGGCCAATGGAAGGAGTGGCGGTTTACGCTGGACGACGGCCGGGTCGATAACTTTGGCTTCACCGCCCTATACGACGCCAAGGGAAAGGCTAGAGGGTCTATACAGGTAAGGCAAAGATCCGATACGTTTAATATCAAGATAATTGATTACCATAAAAAAGATAAGTAATGGAATACGGACTAGGTTACATACCATCGCCAGCAGATGATAGGGACGCTATTATGAACATGCAGCATGAGGCTGTCCCTGATGAGTATAAGGTCAATAACGTTGATAGCGTAGTGGATCAAGGATCTTCTCCTATTTGCGCTGCGGTAAGCTTATCTGAGATACTTAACTGGAGAAAGAGTATAAGGGCTATTAAAAGACCGGCTAAGATCTCTCCCTACGATATATATGATCTGAGAGAGGATAAGGATCAAGACGGGATGGTTCTTCGTGACGCTATCAAGTCTATCAAGAACGTAGGCGTAGATGGGGAGAAAATAAACAGTTACGCTAGGATCATAGATCCGGTATCGGCTAAGGTAGCTTTGATGCTGAATGGGCCTTTGGTTATAGGTCTGTATTGCTATAATTATGGTAATCGATTCTGGCAAGGCCAAGGACAGAACTTGGGAGGCCATGCCGTTATCCTCACCGGCTGGGACAAGGCCGGCTTCGTCCTACAGAACAGTTGGGGGACGGGATGGGGTAGGTCTGGTGTAGAGACGTTCCCGTTCGATGATTGGTGCTATATGCTAGAATGTTGGACAATAGTTTCATAACTTTACTATATAAACTTCGAGAAATTCCGTCCCACATCCTCTTGTGAAAGAGGATGTGGTATATTTAGGACCCGTAGCTCAATCGGTAAGAGCAATTGGCTCATAACCAGTAGGTTGTCGGTTCAAGTCCGGCCGGGTCCACAGTTGGATTAATAGAATTTGTCATTAGGTTTAGAGTTTAGATTTATGTAGTGTCCTTGTCCGGGAGGATCAGGACGCTTAAAGGGGAGTTAATTTAACGGATAGAATTTACGATTCCTAATCGTAGCGTGGATAAGGGTTCGATTCCCCCACTCCCCACATGGTGTTTTCTTAAACATATTCCCGCAGGTCGGTAATTAACGATAACCGGTAGACAGCCTACGGGAATTAATAAAATCTTACGTGCTTAAGATCGCTTTCAGTTCTATTTTTCGTGTGTAATCTATAGGAGGGTAGCACGACCCTCCTTTTTATAAATACTATTTGCTATGGACATTAATCAGATAAAAACGTATCTACCATCAGGATGGGATGTGGTTGATCTAATAGATCACGGCATAATCGATCTTGATATCATGAATGAAAAGATGATGGGTGAGTATGTGGCTGTGTTGATGATAAAGTCTTATGATAAGATTACTGAATCGCATAACTTAACCACTTTCTCATTCCATGATAAGGATATAAGCGGATTACGGAGATTGGTATCGAACGCTATAATGGCGGTTGGGTTAAGGAATAATCCTCTGACAGGAGATGGGAACACGGCAATCAAATAAAGGTATTGAATACACTGAAAGAGGGATATTGGATATCCTTAACAGACAGTTCTTGGTATCGCCTAAATGGGTGATAAATAACCTGTATGTATATAACTGGGAGTCCGATTATCTGGCTATAACCAGATCTATGTACGCTTATGAGGTTGAGGTAAAGATCTCGTTGGCTGACTATAACAAGGATTTCGAGAAACAGGAAAAGCACCAAGTAATGCAAGGCTGGTTCGAGGCTCGAAGGCAAGCCCTATACGAGACCGGGGACTGGGTCAGGTACAGCCGGCCCAACTACTTCTACTACTGCGTACCGGATGGGTTGGTTGATCCTAAGGACATACCTCCGTACGCCGGGCTTGCTTATGTTTGTGGCAGGAATTTGAGAAAGGTCAAGGACGCCCCTATCCTGCACCGTGATAAATTTGATCCGGAAGCCTATAAGATGGCTGACAAATTCTACTATAATTGGTGGAATGAGAGACGTAAGGCTAGACAGATAGAGGGGAAGGATATGAAAGACGAGTTCAGGAAAAGCATGAAAAAGGTGAGGGAGAAGATAACCGTCGATGCCAAGATAAAGGCGATGGAGGCGTTCTGGAGCGTCTGCGATTATGCCTACTGGCCGTACGGGGGAAGAGGGGTGTCCGGAATGAGACCCAACTGTTCCGCTTGTGGTGAGGAATGTAAATTACAATGCCCGAAAGGGAAAGAATTTAAAAACAAGATAAAATGAGCAAAATTAAAGATTTATTGGCAAGAGTCATTTCATTAGCCTCAGAGCAACCTATGAGCTATAAAGAGGCAGTTGAGTTACTTGATGGTATAGATACGTGTAAGGTCAAGATATGGCTGGAAGAAGGAGCTAAGCTGCCTGAATACGCTCATAAAGAAGATGCTTGCATGGATTTGTTCGTTAAGGATATAGAACTTGACGGAGATAGGATCATATATCATACTGGCGTACATGTAGAATTGCCAGAGGATTATGAGATGGAAATCCGTCCACGTAGTGGTTTTACTAATAGCGAGCTAATTATGCAAAACGCCCCTGCTACCATTGATGAAGGATATAGTGGGGAAGTTATGATAGTTCACAGAAAAATGGATAGTCATAGTCCTTATTATTGTAATGTAGGTGGTAAGGTAGCGCAACTTCTTATTCGTAGAAGGGAACGTATCGTATGGGAAGAAGTGGAGTCATTGGAAGATCTTGGGAAATCTGATAGAGGGGATAATGGATTTGGAAGTACAGATAAGATAAATAACGAATGATATGGAAAACGAAAATACATCATCTACTACTAATGAGGGCTTGAAAGAAATTGACAAACAAACACATCCTGTTATGTATGGATGGAGATGTCCAGTATGCGGAAGGATATATTCACCTTATACGTCTATGTGCTCATACTGCTGCTATACTATAGATCGTCTTTCACTTAAACCTGTAATGTGACATGAGCGGAAGAGTTAAGATAAAGATCAAGGATAATAAACCTAAGATCGATGTATTTAAGGTAATAGAGAACCGGTTCAAGAACATGAACGAGCTTCGGGATCTTATCGACCTAGATCCAAGGAAAGGGCTGGTCAGGATCCGGGACGGGGCCGGCTTTAGGGAGGTGGAGCGGGGCGGATGCCTGCACCGGAACTACCTTAACCTGTTGGAGGAGGAGCTGGGGGCTAAACTATCAATAGACCTGATAGATAAGTACGTTAAAAGAAAATAGCACATCACCTGCCATAGTAATTACCTAGGGTAGGTTTGTTTTATATGCCGAAGTGTCTACCACTATCTGGTTATCCATATCCTCAATCAACTCAATGATCTTATCCCTTATGTCATAAGAAAGCAATATCGGTATTATGGTTAATATAAAAGATAGTATTATCCCGAATCCTATTATGATAATAATATCATCGCACTCTATATCCAACATCGGCATGACAAACATCAACCCGGCCGTGGATATCATCACGAACAACGCCTGTATCTCATTTATCATATCCCGCTCCATTACGTCCTTTATCATATCTCCTCAACTTTAGTATGGTTTATTATCCTACTGATATGACGGATGCTTAATCCAGTCCTGTCCTTTATCTTGCCATATACGTAGTTCCTTGACACGACAGTAGCCAAATCACCTAACTCGTCCAGTATCTCATTATACATCCTATGGATCTCGTTGTTGCAGATAACCGTACTGTCCCTTACATATATCTTCTCAACGTCATCGTCGCAGAAGAAGATCTTAAGCTTATGAAGTATGTCTCTAAACATGATTATAGTTTTGTCCCAAAGATATGAAAATTTGAGGATAAAACCAGAAGAAAGCCAAAAAGAACGGGAGGCGGTGGGAGGACGGGGGATGCTCGGAAGGATGGAAGCCAGCCCGTTCCCTTGGATTCAGCGACATGATTCGAGAATAAATCATATATTTGTATGTACAAAATGCATAATAATATGATATTAAATAAAATTAACTCAATGGGGGGGGGTATTTCCCGCCCTCCATAAAAACAATAGATTATGTTAAGAAGAAGAATGTTAAGTCAAATGCCATTACCGCCGTCCGGTAACGTGAATGACGCTTATTTTTACGTGGAAGCTCCATGGATAAAAGATCTATCAAAATATAATATGAATGTGGATGAATCTATGTATATGGATATTGATAAATATAATGGTAAATATGTATTTTCCATGGGGAGAGTAGGAGCCTACAATTCCTATATCAAATTTGATAATGACTCGAATATATTACCATGCCCTCAACCAGATAACGAAATATCCATAGAAGCGTTGCTCTATTTAAATACACAACAGGAAGGAAGATATTATCTATTCGCTCCATATGGAACCCAATCTACTACACAAAACTATTTATGTATCGGTGTTAATGTCTCATCATATGGGACTAAACTTTTTTATACCCAAGGACGATCTGTAGATATACCAGCATATCAATGGGTACATGTAATGGCGTCGTGGAGAAATGGGTATTTGAAGGAATATATTGGAGGGGTGCTGAGTTATGAGGATGCGACTAATGTGATGTATACACAAAACTATCAAACATATTATTTTAATATAGGAGGATATCCATCAGCCTACGACATGGGACTCCCGGGAATGTTTAGGTATGTAAGGATCTGGAATTATGCTAAGAACTTTGACTTGGATAAATTCGTGCCGGATACTTAACAATGTATTGGGCATAATATCATACAATGGAATACTTAATCAATTAAAGGAATGAGAAACGTGAAAATACGAATATATCATCCTACCCACCCATTCCTTTAATTGGTATAAGTATATAATTATGACTAATTTATATCTCTTATGAACCGAACACGAAAGCTTTCGTACTTATCTCGGTAGTCTACGCATCCACTGGAGAAACTCAAGTACCATCCGGTAACGGACCTGCGCTCTGAACTAGACCAATAACCTTGGATATTATCGAATTCTTGTCCACCAATATCAGATAACGCTTTATTGACGCTATTTAAGTTCATCCATATCAATGACAATTGTGGGCATGATGGGATATACCAATCATTATATCCCTTAGCGTCTTTGCTGGCTAAAAATGCGTTAAGTACACGCCCAATTGTCACATAACCACTATATCCTTCACCTCCTTCAATCACCTCCTTTAGCACTTCGGAATTCGCTTTTCCCTCCCAATCAGACAAAGCCCCACTTGTCCATGAAGAAACATTTTCCGGAATATTGGGAGTACCATTGTATGACCCCGACTCAGGTTTTAAATAACCGATGATATTATTCCCATACAAATTACTATAGTTTGTAATGTCGGTCTGATCCGTACCATATCCACCCCAATAGAACAAATAGCTTTTATTATACCCTGCTGAAGCGTTTTTATAGCTTTGATTAGAATCCTCGTTCTTCTCGATCATGAGCTTATGACCATCACTGACAAGTGCAACAGCGATACATGTGGTATCCGCTTCTGATATCGGTATTAATATACCATTTTTATTCACGGCATAAATACCAGATTTTATGCCTGAATTAAATCTTCTTCTCATCATAATGATACATTTTTATGGAGGATGAAATACCCCCCCCCCATACCGTTATTAATTTATTCATTTATAATATATTATGTTTTTATTATGTCGTAAATATAACATAATTAATTATATGTAGGTAATAGGGAGATATGTGGGTATGGATTGGTTATGAGATATGTATGATTACATTAGAATTTAAGTTATGCACAAATATAATGAATTATAGGGATATGCCAAAGGAAGAGGCTGGCGGAAGACCCGATGGGTAGGCCCGGAGGGATGAGGTCTACCCCCTTCCCTTGGTACTACACTATCCTTACCGTTACTCGATAGTTACCATGAGAACCTTTCCCATAGGCATAAGATTCACATCCCGAACAAAGATCAGTTACTATACAATTATCGTTTAATACATAATCACCATCCCAAGTTACATAACTTTCATCTAAAACCTGAGTCTTTAATTCAGGTCTGTAAGTGAAATTAATGATCTTTCCAGGATCTTCTATCACCGTTACAGGAACAAAATTAGTTATCCTATTCCCGTATATCACCTTATTAGCCAACTCGCAATGCATACCCGAATTATATTGATACGTAAGGGTTCCTTCTATAATACCTCCACTTATGTCCAAAATAACATTGTACTCATTTTTCGGATTTAGATATGATATCTGGCCACTTATGCTTATAGTTTTTATCTTCTTATCGCGATATATATCAAGATAAGATCCGTTAAAACCAGGTTGATATGGCTTCCCATCAATATATATATCTACAAAGCCAAGACACATATTCTTGTTTATATTAACACGGTAGTGGATCTTACCTGGAGAAGAAGTCCTGCGCCTAAACATACCCCCTCCTTATCTGAGGGTTTAAATACCCCCCCATGTATTTAACTTCTTTATTCATAATATATTATGTTTTAATTATATCGCAAATATAATAAAATTAATGGGATTATCAAGTCGTGAGGGGATGAGGGATGGGGACATAGGAATATGTTGGGACGCCGGACATATTGGGATATGCGGGATATGTGGTGAGGATGGGGGATATGCGGAGATATGTGGGATATGTGGGATATGTGGGATATGCGGAGATATGTGGGATATGTGGGATATGTGGGATATGTGGGATATGTGGGATATGCGGAGATATGTGGGATATGCGGAGATATGTGGGATATGTGGGATATGTGGGACGGACCACCTCCCCGAAATCGGCCCGGCCGGGCTGCCGTTTTTGGACCGCCCCCCCCAATCCACGAAGGACGGGAAACAAGAACGGCAAACGATCTGCAAGCCGAAAAAAGAATGCTTATTTTGTATTTAACTTGTTGATTGTCAATAATATAAACTAATATTTTAATATACATTTACATTTGATTAGTTTTATTATACATAATCGTTGAATTTTTATTGTAAAATATTTGTTTGAAAATAAAACATGTATTATATTTGCAATGTGAGATAACAATATTAACAAACAGGCGTGCTAGATGCTAATATAAATCCCAAGGGCACGGGTAAAATCTAATGACTAGCAAAGATTTAAACAAAGTACAAAACGAAGTAAAGAAAGCAAGTGAAAAGACGTTAACAGGTGCGGTCAAAGCGTGGTGTCAACTATTTAAATCAGGAAAAGAAGTAAATGAGATACTAAAGGATAACGATATTAAAGTAGACAAATCGATTGTCCCCGCTTTAGTCAATTTAGCAAAGGACAAGGAAATTGTAATACAACTTTGCAAAGAAATATTACCACGAGTTAACAATACCTTTTGTTCCTATAAAGAAGTTGAACGCGAATACTATGATAAAAACGATCAGGATAAAAACAAAAAGCTTAAGATGAACGAAATAGAGGATGTAGCAATACTCGGCTCGTCTCATAAACGTTTTGGATACAACGAGCCTATAGAATTTGATTTTGGCATATATTATGAAACGTTCAATGGCGCTGACAAACGTATTGTAAAATGCGCCGTGCCAATAAAGCGGTACACATTTAGTCTTATAGCTAAATGCATCACATATTACTTAACTCACCCTAAAAATGGTAAATAGTATCATTTGCCCCTATATCTCTATATATAGGGGCGTTATGGTTGCACGTGTTTACCTCCTCGTGGCGCAACTGGACTAAGACTAAAAACACAAAATATTTGACATATTGATATAAGCATACACAAGTGGGTAGGGGTATAGCCGTTGGCGTTCGATAGCTTGTGTAAATAGGCCGCCGCTTAACAATGTGGTTTAGGCCCGTCTTCAGTCGCAAGACGGACCGTTATTCTTTGGGCTTGTATCAAGACGGGTTAATACGTCCGGTTTCCGGATAGGCCGTGTAAAATAACGGGGTATATTGGTGTATATACGCATGTATATGGCGTATGTCTATGCGTTGTGAGAGTAACACGCATGGAGTGTATTACGGGGTTATTTCCGTGCCAATGTATCAATACGACGTATATTAGGGTGGCTTAAATACCTAATATGCGTACGGATAGCAAATAACAACCCTTACAAGGGTATTTCGTGCGGTTAAATTGACGGACGAGGTACGCCTTGTCGGTACGTATCACGGATGACGTATGTACGTATTTGGCTTCGTTCGTTCGGGGCAAAGGGACAAATCCAAAGGAAATATGGAGGGAGTGGTGTGTCCGGCTAGCCGTGTCGATAACGGCAGCTTTGTGCCTTCATAGCCGTGATCGTTTCTTATTGGTGTAATTAAATGAATATATTATGTACAAAAAGAAATTCAATAATCTGAATAGAAAACTATCTATCCAAAAAGAAAAGGCTTTAGAAACTGCAAGAAAGTCTCAAATTGACTTTTATGTTGAGCTTACCAAAGAACTATACAATTCTAATAAATTAGATTGTAGTAGGGAATCTGATAAATGTAGGCGGAAACGTGTTAGTTACATGGCAAACAAACTGCGGCAATAGATCGTTTGTTTTTATTTGATTTTAAAGTTTGTGCCCTTTCGTACTATAGTGATATAGGACGAAAGGCTTTTTTGTGCCTATATTTTACAAAATGATAGCATGTTTATATATTTTGCTTACACATAAAAATGTTTAGGCGGCAAATTTTAAGCCTTGATCGAAAATGTGTAAGTAAAATGCTTTATTTAGTATCATTTTGTATACATATATATCCATGCGGACGGGTATATTGTGCCCTTATGTATGGTTTTGCGCTTGAATCGATCCTAAAAGGTATATAATAGGCGGTACTTATTGTATATTTTTTATCTATATCTAGGCTTGTCTTCCTTTAGAGGTAGCTCTAGGGGTTGATATATATTATTTTATTGATACTCAATTAATTGTATTATTTGCGTTCAATTTTAAAATCGTGGTTACTTATTGTATATTTTTATGGGTGTATTTATATATTTGGTGCTTACCTTGTTTTGTGGGTATATGGCGTTTGAGTTGGGGCGGTATGTTATAGCTACGGGCGACGCCCTGCCCTTAATCATAGTTCTTTTATTGGCTTTATTATCAATACATTGCATAAAGCAGATATATAAGGCAATCAAGAACAAGGACCTCGATATCCTAGACTGAACGGGCGTTCCACGTGGAACAATCGGGAGGAAGGTCTCGGGTTTTATGCTGGGAGTTGGTGGGGTTGGTTTGTTTTGCGGGAGGGGACATCTCCAATCAAGGGAAATCAAGAGGAGTCAAGGGAAATCAAGGGAAATCAAGAGGAGTCAAGGGAAATCAAGAGGAGTCAAGGGGATCAATGTGAACCGAGGAAAAACGAGATGAAATAAGGGGATCAATGTGAACCGAGGAAAAACGAGATGAAATAAGGGATCCCGGGAAACAATAGGGAAGGGGAACAATGGTATCTTTATAGTAAGGGAATCTTATGTGTATGAAGGTATGTTTATGTATGGGTGTGTGTGTTTCTTTGGGTGATGGAGGGAGTGTGGGAAACCAAGGGAAACGGGCGGCGGCGATGGCGTGGGGTCGGCCCCGCTGGTCGTCCGTTCCTGTTCCCCTTTGGCGTTAGTGTAATATTAAAAATCTGATAGTGATATGACGAAAGAAGAAGCAAGAAACGTATTTGGCGGTAGTATAGTAAATAATCTGCTGTCGCTAGGGGCTGAGCCTACCAACGTGGTAAGGCAAGACGGGTTGATAGAATGGAAAAGTGATGGATATATAGAGGTAGGAGGCGTACAGGTATGGGCTTACTATTACTTTGAGGATGGAGAGGATGTTGATAGATGTGATTGGGAGGATCATATGGAGATAGAGGTAGAGGAATGTTGGATTTAAAATCGGTTGATATGAGATTCATGTATTTAACGGAGCTTAGAGAAAAGGATATATACGTAGGCGACAAGAAGTGCAAAAGAGTAAAAATATATGTAGGCAGGCCGTTGGCGGATACGCCTAAAACCTATAAACGAATAGGTGGATTTGTAACAAAAGAACTATCCAACGCTTATAACAGCGGTTGTGTTTCCATCTATGAAGCAAAGGATAAAACGCTCAGATATTCGGTTTATCGAGACGGTTGTTTTTATCCTTATTACGGGAAGTTGGAAATAATAGAATAGTGGTATGGGGACGGAAGAAAATGAATGTGAAAGCTCGAATGTTTAAGAATAATAGACAGGTTATGCTATATCTGGATATTAAGGGGACATCGGATTTAGATTGTCCTTATATAGATATTGACACGGGATGGGTTAACAGGATTTTCAAACATTTACCGGAAAAAGCGTGGGATAATACCATCATAAACATGAATATATGTGTTGAGTACGGGACCGGTGATCTATGGTATTCCAGAGTGAGGACATTTGAAGGAAGCTGTTGTGCGGAATATATTCTTACATCTAGAAAACCTAGGAAGAATAACCGGAGAGAGCTTGTGAATAATCCCGAAGATCAATTATTGGATTTTGATACGGTAAGGGAGACTGTATTTGGGATGAAGAAAGAATTAAACATTGATGAGAGTATTAATGTGAAATTCGATTATGAGATTATTGGAGGAAGTTAATACCACCAAGGGGAATGCGGGCGGCTGCGGGGAGGCTGGACAGGCCTTGTCGCCAGCGCCGTCCCTTTTCCCTTGGCAAAAATAGAAATAAATATGGACGAAATAGAACTACTAAGATTACAGGATGAAGCGCTATCTTACCTTCGTGATAATATTACAAAGGATGAGGCGTATTATATCCTTACGACCGATAAGGATATAATAGAGATTCTTATAGCTAATAAGAAGGACGGGAGCAAACGTATCAAGATTCTTGATATGGAATATACTATCGAGAAGGATGATATGTTATTGTTATTCGATACAGATGGGATAATAGACGAATGTCTTTTGGTTGCCAGCTACATAGGGGTAAATATGTATTTTCGCAGGCAAGATGTCAACGCTATTTTGAATAACATCAATAGAGAGAAAGTTATGAAATATCCTTACATAGCTATTCAGTTAGATAATATACAGACTGTAGAAAAGCGTAGGGTTGTTTTTGAAATTACCGGGCATAGGATGGATGATAACAAAGAGAGAATAGATTTTATGTTTATTTATTTTATGGCAAGATTATGCGTGTAAGAAGAACTGTAAAAGAGAAGGATGTTATAAAGATATTGGTATTTGGATGTGATAGGAAGCTTATTAAATCAGCAATGGATTCTGGGTTTAGAAGCATGTCGGCGGTATTATCTTACGCTAATTGTATGGCGGGGAATAAACCTGTGAATCATATTCGGGTATCAAATGAGAGTCGTGGATGGTGTGGCTCATATACCTTATATGGGAAGGAAATAGATTAGTCGGATTGAACAACAAACAATAAAGGAGGTATATATGGATAATATTATAACAAATGCCAATGGCATGAAAGTGAAGGTAAGAGTATATGATTTTGGCGATAAAACGTCTGATAGATATACTATTGTGTGTATAAGTGGTAAGAGTAATAATCATAATAATGCCCTATATTATCCGATATTTAGTTGTAGCTCGAACCCGTTCCATCCTCAAGGAATAGCGATGTATGTAGGGGATTATTACCCGTGGAAGAGAAAAACATACAATTTTGGTAAAAGGGTTAGGGATTTAGCATCCTTGCCAGAAGAAGTGATTAAGTACATAAAAATAATAACAACATGAACGAAATAGTTTACAACAATTACGATTTGGTTGCTTTCGAGCAGAATGGAGAAGTGGTAGTAGCCGTAACATTCTACAGGTATTACAAGAAGAAAGCTAAGGGCGAGGTTAATTATAGATGGAGAACCAGATGCCCGGAGTTGGTGGATAAGATCGTAAAACACCGTACCAAGGTATTTACCGGTCAACTTATCCAGTTAGCGAAAGCGTATGGGGAGAAAAAGGTTATAAAATATCAAAAGGAGGAGGAAGGAGTATGTCAAAATACGATAGAGACGCTATAGAGATATATATACTGGATCATATAGATACAGATAATTATGGTAAGCAGTTTAAATATGATAGGGAATATCTATCTTTTATGCTTAACGTGTTCAAGGATGAGTATAAAGAACATATCAAAAGGGATGGGATTAAGAAAGCTTTTGAGGATTACATAATGAGCGTTCCATCCATATTTAGGATTCATATAGCGGATTGCGACATTAGATATTTATTACGTTCATGGGGCGTGGAGTTCGATGAGGATGATGATGAGATATACATCTTGTACAAGAGGATCATAAGAGAGGTCTTTTTTAAGATGTGTGAGGATATGAAAGTTTGTTAATGTTGAACCAAGCCTTGGCGGGGCGAAAGGAATACCATGATCGTACGTGTGCGGATATGGTCCGGGGTCGGTTCCCGGCGCCTTGGCATAATTTAAATATAAATGATATGGGAGATAATATTTTAAGAAAAGCGGCTGAGGAGTTAAAGAAGGCCGGTTGCAGGGTTTTCGCATGGCAGGATGATACTTATAATAGAGGTTGGAGTAAGGGTGATTATACGATGTTGTATTACGCCTTTCCTGATTCACCCAACATCGGGTATCTGAGTCATGGGGAATATGGGATGAGCGTAGCGTATAGTAGAGCTTATATACCGAGCTGTGGAAGTGGATCGGGGTGTTGTGTCAAGGAGGAAGCTACGTTTGACCTTGAGGCGGCGTTAGACGTGCTGAACGGGCCGTTACCTAGGTGGTGTAGGTCTTATGGGGTTTATCCAAAGCAGTACGATAATATTGATAAATGGTATAATAGCGATAATCATAACAAAAAATTATTTAAGGAGATTTGATATGGAGGTAAAAGATTGGGAAAATCTGGTTTTGAATACAGAAGTAGGATCACATTGTTTTGTTACGCTGATTGATAATAATGACATCAGTAGAGGTTACGCGCAGATCAGACGCGCGGAACATTTCGGGTATAACATCTGCTTCACTCGGTTATATGGGAATAAGTTTTATTTCGAAAAAATAGAGGAAGGACGTACGCAACAATACATCAATAGGAGAAAATAATATGGTGATAGAATTTGATTTTGAGATATACAAAAACGGAGATTACGATAAGGTGTATCTCCGCAACGGGAAAGAGCCAAGAGTATTATGTGATAATGGGAAGGGAGATCGCCCTATAGTCGTGATGGTTGAGGATGATAACGCGAATGATTATATTGTTCTTCGTTATAACGAAACCGGCAGGAGAAATATCAATGGTAAATCGAGTCTTGATCTCATGTTATCTGTAAAAGAACGGGAGCCAGAGTTGTGGGTTGTTGTTATATCTTACATGGATAACAAGGATAAGAGACAAAAGATGGTCTTGCCTAATTTTTTCTCAAAGAATATAAGGGGGAATATATATCTTCAAGGAAGCTCTAAATCAAGCGTATCATATTATGTTGATAAGTTAGAAGAAGACGAGTGCTTCGATGAGCTGTGCGAGAAGATAAGAGTAAAGAGAGATCGCATCTATAACATGGAAATAATATCACTATCAGATGACGAGGCGACAGTTTAATCAGTTGATAAATGAGCTAGACGGCAAAAGCCCGTTTATCGTATTACATAGGGATGCCGTTGCGCCTAAATACGTGGGCGTGGAGGTGTCGAAGGATGGGATGGTATACAGATATGCGATAATAGGGATAAACGATGAGTATAAGGCTAAAAAAGCCCTTATTTCGAAAATATTAGGCATAGCTAGTTACCTAAATGGCAATAAGCCCTTAAAAGAGGATTGATTAGACGTATTTATGGTATGCGGCATCATATACGATATAATGCCGTGAATAACGTTGCATGGAGGGTATGTATGATAATATGATAGATAACGTATTCGTGTCTTGATATCATAATATTATGCCATTATATCCTCTTTTTGTATAAAAAGGATAACAAATAACATAAATATCTTAAATATGGATGAAATTAAGATAGGGGCTGAAATTGTGTTTAATATAAACGGCAGCCATAATATAGGATATGCCAAATGGGAAAGGTATATCGGGACGGTATTAAGTAAGGATTACCGATCACGCCTTTATGTACGGACGATAGGAATGCCTAGGGCTTGTATTGATGAGCGGGATGTAGAGTGGGTTATTGATCCAGATGGTGATTTTGATATGGATGAGGCGATCCCGAATCCTGTGGCAAGGGAGTTGTATAAGTTGATGGGTAGATATGTTTATACGCTCGGCAGGTCTCACGAAAGTATCAATGGATATATCGTGTATGAGTGTATGATGATGGATAGGAATTTAAGATACAATGTTATGTATCGATTACATAATCATGGATTCGAGATACGGCATATTGATAGCTATTCTTGGTGGATGACTAATGAGAGGCTGATGTCAGAGGTAACATATACGGAGGGGGATATTCATATAATTGTTCATGAGTGTATGGAGGATTATGTGGATAACGTGAAATTTGGGGAGGAATTTTATAAAAACAAGGAAATATGATAAGATACTTACTCGTGACGGCGATGATAATATTGACACCGCCAAAAGGGAACGGTGGTCTGCCCCACGCCCCAAGCCCTGCCGTGGTAGAGGCACGGGTATGGGATAAGCTGGCGGCCGCCCTGTCTTTCGTGGAGTCAAGGAATGACGATCGAGCGTATAACGCCACTTCCGGGGCTTTAGGGAGGTGGCAAATGAAAAGGATATACGTTGATGAGGTTAATAGGATATTACGCCTTAAACGAGAGAAAAAGCGGTACAGGTATCGTGACAGAACGAATCCTGTCAAGGCTAGGGAAATGTTCGAGATATATCAATCTCACCACAATCCTAAAAAGGATATAGATCGGGCTATAAGATTGCATAGGGGGCTACATTCCCCTAAATATGTCAAGGAGGTTAAGAACAAATTGAGAGAATAAAAATATAGGAGGATTAACATGGACGAGAATAAAGTGATACGGCCGATGGATTTTGTTCGGCTTACAAATATTGACGAATTAAATGTGATTAAGGACACTAAAAACCATATAGGGCTGGTGAAGGAGGTCAGTCGGGACGGAAGTATGAGTGTGATATGGATAGGTGACACCTACAGCAGGGTAGCGTGGTTTAACTGTAAGGAGGTGGAGACGGTGGACAACCTAGCAAACCTTTTGACGCGCGGGTTGGCCAACTTTATCATAGAAGGGGGAGAGAATGCGGATAAGTTCTATCCGTTTGGTTAGAAATAATTAATCGGAGGCGAAATGGAAATAAAAATAATGAAAATGGATGACGGATATGAATTATTCGTCAATAGTGTGCTTGTAAAGAAAGGCAAGGTCTTAGCGCACATAAGAAAGATGGCAAATGAGATTATATTCGACAGCGAGGAAACAATAAGAGTAGAATCAAATCTTCCGGAAATAAATACAAAGTACAAAGGATATAGAATTTATTCATCTCCATTGTATGTAAAAGTATTTAATGGGCATATTGAGCTTCCTGATAGATTTATGTCTATCTCAGAGGCAAAAGTATTTATTAATAGTTAAATGGGTTAAACGTAAATTAAGAGAACAATATGAATCGTGAGACATTAATAAGTATCATTAATAAAAATGGAATAAGATTTCTTCCAGTAAGAAGATGTTCATTATGTGATGAATATATAGGGTATAAATTCGTTAGGATGTGCGATGGGAGTATGATTCCAGTATTTTCTAGTGGATGTGGGTGTTGTGGAGTTAATAATGGACAATTGTTTGAGAGGACATGGGATGAGATGCTTGACTTTATCAATGAATCTCAAAACAAGCCTATGGATAAGAGGACAGAAGCGGATGAAATTATATTAAATAAATTGCAAAATGGCTATAAAATCTTATAAAGGATTCGACAAGAATCTTAGATGCAGAGACTTCCAATACAAAATTGGAGGGATATATGAGATGGATGGAGAGATCAAGGTGTGTAACAGAGGGTTTCACGCTTGCGAAAGCCCGTTTGATGTTTTTGATTACTATACTATGATAGATTCTAGGTTTTGCGAAGTAGAGCAAGACGGGAATATATCCAAGGAGGATAGAGGGACAAAAATTTGCTCATCGAAGATTAAAATAAAAGCAGAGTTAAAATTGGCTGACATGATCAATCTTGGAATTGAGTGGCTAAAAGAGATCACATTACCTGAAAAAATAAAAACGAGCATAAAGGATAATTCATCCGGCAACTATGCCAAGATCGGCTCGTCTGGCTACGATGCCAAGATCGGCTCATCCGGCGACGGAGCCCAGATAGGGTCGTCTGGCTACGATGCCAAGATCGGCTCATCCGGCGACGGAGCCCAGATAGGGT